TAGTCTTACCGGTCTTTGGAAGGAGTTTTTCCAAAACTCCTTCGCAAGAAAGTATAATGAAGAAAAGATCTCCTTCCTTCTTTATCTGAATTGTCTTACATCGTCCTTCAAAAGGACGATGCATATTGATTTTAATGTCTCCAGGTATTCCTCTGATATTCAGCTTGCCATTCGGGAGGAGCTTCGCTCCTCCGGTCTTGAGATCACATTGAGGAAAGCATATTGATTTAAATCGATCAATCGATTTAAATCTAGGAAACCCTGGAGTCTCTCCGCTTTTAATCCTTCTGAAGAAGGATTTAAAAGAGTTATCCAGAGTCTTCAGAACATACTGAAGACTCTGAGAATGTATATTTTGCGTCTCTTTTTCAAAGAGACGCTTTAGTTCTGGTAGTTGATTTGCTTGATCAACATATGATTTTGATTTAGCATATCTTTTGTAAAAAGATATGCGTTCTTCAAGAGCAGCATTATAAAGATTCTTACAGAAATGAAATGAATTAACCAGCGCTTCGCGCTGGTTTTTATTCAAATAAATTCTATACTTATAGGATCTTCTCATTGCTACTCTATATAACGCATTATATTTTTCTGGAACAAAAATTCATCCCCTCCCTAAAGGGAGGGGGTATTCTTTTTGGAGATCGATAAATGATTTGTACGAAAGGCTCGGGAGAAATCCCGGGCCTTTTTGTTTTATTCAAATATGTAAAAATTACTGTACCTTTAACTGCATCTATTTGTGAGGTTCCGCTCCCTGCAAGAACTAATCAACTCGAAGCAACACTGCCCTATTTGTGAGCGAAATCTATTCTTAGGCTTCAATATCGTAAATGATAAAGCCTACATCAAATATAAACGTCAAGACGAGGACGTTTTCATGATTGTAAACACCGTGTCGAACGACGTAACGTACACGGCGTTCAAACGGCCAATATATAAAGAAAAACCTCTGTATAGAGAGGAAAATGTATTCCTAGCCAATTGCAAGAAGCGCGAGGTACATGTTCATAACAACAAGGTCGTTCACTCTAACTATGAGTATACGATAAGTTTCTCGCTGAATTTAGATAGCAAGAACCAAAATGTACAAGAAGTAGAACTTCTCAATGAGAGGTTTTTCATTATTGACAAAGGTATCGTTCACGATGTCACGATCAATTACAAAACGAACGAAACATATATTGCCCTGTTAGAGGATTCTGTTTCTAAAGAACATATAATATTCACGCCTATATCATTCATTAGCGTAGATAAGAATTTCAACAGAGAGTATCTAATAAAGAAAATTAGAACCGTATCTTTGCTTTCGTAATCACCATGAATTTGATGATACCAACCCTCTTTGAGCGTTTCAAAAAACTTCCTATTAGGTTTTATAATACTGGCCCAGGCGTCAGGACTGAGCGCTTCCGTAAATTCAAATTATGTAAATCGGTATACGATACCGACATCGACTCATTCGGAACGCAGCGCATTCGCATTAACGGCATGGAAGGTAACCTGCTTAATGATTCTGGGGAGGCGATGATGTACCTCCATGGCAAAGAACGAAGGATTATGCCTGAAGATACGGTTCAATCGTTCACTCCGTGTATAATTCGGGAAGACTTCGTTATAGAGGTAGCTGACTTCGTCTACACACCATACAGGGGCCTCGACTTAGTCAATTACAGAATCGGAGAAATACCAGAAGAATTACGACAGTTAGGGATCGATGTTTATCGCAATAATTGGAGTTTCTTTTATTACGATAGATTCGTTTCTCTTAGATTAATCCTTGGTAATAGGAATGATTCTTGGGAATCAAAAAATTCTGAATTCCAAAAAATAGTACCTAGGAGATACCATCATGTCGAATCAGAATCTTGGTTATCGAAGCCTCGCGTTAAGATATGGGTAAAGAAAATATGCGAACAGTAAGGGTAGGAGCAGAAAGTTTTGAATTGGAAGGAGAACCGCCAACATTGGGTGGTTTACTTAATTACTCTTTCATTCTTCCTGACGCTAGGGGGCCTAATCACATACTAACTCCTAGTATAACAGAAGCTGATTTGAAAAAAGGACTGGTAATCATATCTACATTGCCGAATATTCAAAAGCAACATTGTTTACAACAGATTAAAGAACTAGAATCTCTTACGTATAAGCTTTTGCCTCGGAGCACGAAAATATTCCACGTTTCGGCCGATGATAGATCTGACTGGAAAAAAGCCGAAGAACATCTGGCAAGTGTGCGGTTTCATGCGTATACTCTAGCAGATGCCGCAGAAGAAAGTGTCGTGTCATTCAAGGCCGCTTTCGGAATTGGTGTAAAAGGCACGCATCGAATAGCTCACGGATTGTTCGCGTTGTTGAATGGAAAATTCATCAATCTTCAAGTGCCGGATGATCAGCTTGGTGTGCCTAATGTTCCATTGTTCTTGAAAGAAATTCTCGATGTCAAATTCGCGTAAAGAATTAACTCTTGATGAAATACGGGTTCGCGAGAAGTCACTTGAAGAGTTCGATGTCTATTTTAAAGAATCTATGTCTTTTCATAGGCACGTGATTATAAGGACCGTTTACCAAGGTTTAGTAAAATACAATTGTGACAAATGTGATGGGCAAATTACTTTTCGTGTAATTCCTAGTTCGATTAAATATTCGTTTGTCGAAATGCAATCTAACATGCACAGGCGATGCAAGCGTTTTGATATTCTACTATGACACGTATTGCTCACATATCAGACAATCATGGTTGGCTGTACCATGACTTTGAAGATGCCGATATAATTGTGCATTCTGGAGATTTCCTTCCGAATAGTGTGGCTCGTGGCCATGGGCCAGTGAAGCAGGAAATTCAATATCAGACGCGATGGTTGATCGATAACAAAGATGCTCTCAAAGCTTGGATTAAAGATAAACAATTTCTGTTTTGCCGTGGCAACCATGATTTTATGAATCCGGTTCCGCTGATGCAGAAATTTGGCATCGACGCGATCGACATCACTGAAGATATTTACTGGGTCGACGATTTGGCTTTTTATGGATTTCCATACATTCCATGGACAGGCGGAGGGTGGAGTCAAGAGCTTCTACCTCCTGAAATGTCGACCAAACTTGATACGGTAGTGAAATATATAAATGATGGTATGGTAAATGTTCTGGTCGCCCACTGTCCTATTTATGGAATCTTAGACAAAGGACATCAAAGCATTGGTCAGCGGTGGGGTAATAACGCTCTAAAAACAGCGTTTGATTACAAAATCAAAACTCTACCAAAGGCTTTGCTGTGTGGTCACGTCCATGAGGACCACGGAATGGCTACTTATCCTCCCGATCCTAAACCTGAAGATCAGGTAACTATTATCTCTAACGCCGCAACTACGGTACACTTTATTACTATTTGAGTATAGTGGTAATGTCTACTGGTCCAGATCTATCAGATATCGATGGGACTTTTGAGCAAATGGATAGGCTGCTATCTGTTTTTCAAGAGAAAGGTAGCGCTGCTACCGAAGCTGATTTGCAAAAAGCTATGCAGGGAACGTCGGTCGCGCCCGTGCAACCCGTACAGCCAGGGCCAACTGGACCGGATAAAAGTCATTTCCTGAAGCTAGACTTTCCAAATGGGCCACAATCAGCTTTAGCACCAGCTCCAAACACAGCAGTTAAGGTTGTGACTTCTCCTCGCACACAGCAGCAGCTAGAAGGCGTCGGACTGGCTGGCAAGCCAATGGAGTTCAAACAACCTATAAGAGGCTCCTGGTCGAACCAGGGCCCCTTCACAACGACCCCTTTCCAACGCCCCATTGACGGACCTGGAGCTAAACCACGCAATCACCTCGGAATGGATATGGCCGCTCCTGGCGGGACGCCTATTTATTCAATAGCTGACGGTGTCGTTTCGCAGGTAACATACGAAGCGGATCCGTCTAACCTAAATACTTTGGGCGGAACATCTTTGTTGATAAAACATTATGATGGAAAGATCGTTTCATACTACGGCCATTTAGACAACGTCATGGTTCGTCAGGGCGAGCAAGTAACGATCGATACACAAATAGGAACGTGCGGCAGAAGCGGAAATGCCAGAAAGTCATCCACACACCTTCATCTTGGTGTTAGCATTAATGGTCAGTGGGTCGACCCGGCCAGCTTCATAGGTAACGCTCCAAGCTCACAAAAATTCGTTCATGCCAGCAGAATACACGCTCTAGTAAGCCTAGCAGCTAGGATCGAGAGTCGTGGCAAGTAAAGCTGTGCAATCTCTGAACGAGATTGCCTCGGCAATCGAGTGCTCTGTATGTGGAGATAAGGCCACTCTATCCGTTCATGTTGATGGGCTTACCAACTATGAAGGCTCAAACATAACACCATCTAATTTAAACATCATTTTGATGAAACCAGATTTCATCGTCGACTCATATTCAATTGATGTGAATACAGGATTGATCAAAATCAATTCTATGGATCGCAGTCGTTCTAACAAGAACATAAAGAAAATTTCAGGAAAAGAGCTTCTACGCGCAATATCTAAATTTAGATTGAGAGCTGGGTATTGCACGCGTAACTGGAATGGCGAAAACGATGTTTATTACGATCATGTCATATATGATTATGATTGCAAAGTGGATATTGACAACAGCAAATTACTTGACATTGAATACGTAGGGTTTACGATCTCTGACATTAATAATGATGGAATCTATCGGCGCATTCAAACGACCGAGACATCAACGGAAATTCGAGTTGGTCATTGCGGACAACCGCCACCGGTCACATCATTGAAAATCAAAGCCTTGTCTTTGTCAAAATGTGTCGAAATACTTCGTAACGATAAATATCTGAATTTTTTATAGCTACATAAAGGTCAGTAATATGACGGTGCTGAAAAGAATTGTTGAGGGCGCTCAGACGGTTGAGTGGCTGGAAGATCGGACCATCTTCCTTACTCGTCACGGTTCGGTCGCGTACGGAACCAATACGCCCTCTTCTGATGAGGACTTCCGAGGCATTGCCATTCCTCCAAGGGAATACTTCTTAGGTTTCGCCAAGAAGTTCGAACAGTTGGTGAAGAAAGACCCGGATGCTCAAATCTTTGACATTCGGAAATTCATGATGTTGGCGTTTCAAAACAACCCCAATATCCTTGAAGTTCTATTCACCGACGAGAGTGACCATCTTCTTGTGACTCCAGCTGGACGAGAGCTTCTTGATCATCGTGAGGAGTTCATCTCCAAAGCGGCCAAAGCTCGATTCCTCGGGTACGCCAAGCAGCAGGCGCACCGTATCAAGAACCATCGCAGGTGGCTTTTTGACCCGCCGAAGGCTCCGCCGCTCCGGTCGGATCTTGGTCTGCCTGAGAAGCCTGTCTTCAAGAAGCAGGATAAAGAGGTCATCTTCTCTCAGATTCGGAAACAGTTGGATTCGTGGAATCTCGATTTCGATCCGTTCAACGACATCCAGAAGATTTACCTCCATGATAAACTTGGAGATATTCTCGCTGACATGAAGCTGTCTTCCGATGCTAAATGGGAAGCGGCAGCTCGAACTCTGGGGGTTCAGGAGAACTTCATCAAAAGCCTGATCGATGAAAAGGCTTTTGATACCCGTCAAGAAGACTGGGAAAGCTATCAGGGTTGGTTAAAATCTCGGAACCCGATTCGTGCTGCTTTAGAAGCGAAGTTCGGATACGACACGAAGCACGGTGGTCATCTCGTACGATTGCTTCGTATGGGTTTGGAGATCCTTGAAGGCAAGGGCGTCATCGTTAAGCGTCCAGATTTCAAGTACTTGCTTGAGGTTCGAAACGGGCTTCTGGCGTATGAGGATTTGATTTCTTATGCCGAAGAGATGGAAGCCAAGATCAACGCTATCTACTTGACTTCAAAAATCCGAGCAATGCCTGACAATAAAAAACTCGACGCGCTTTGCGAGAAGTTAGTGTTCGAGAGCTTCTAGTATCACAAATGCTCGAATGACGAGTGCGCGACTACCGCGCATTTTCATCTTTGATGTCGTCATTCGAGCATTTTGTTTTTTGCTGTCTGGCTTTCTGGACGCTCTTGAAGCTGATAGGCGTATTCTCGTTCATTCAACGGGTGTGGCTTCATCGCGAGGCGAAGCGTTCCTATGAGAACCTGGCCCGGTTCGAGCTGAACGTCGGTTCAGAGAATGAGCTTCGAGCCCTAATCAAGGATGCTCGAAACATGCTTACCGACAAAACGATCGATTTAATCATCGTTAAGCTGAACGACATTTCAGTTGAAAAAGCTGAAAAGGCCAAGCTCGCGGAATCGAATAAGATATTGCATCTACGCAGACCTATCAATTGATTTGATAGCGAGGGCGCAGCGCAATTTTTTTATCATTCTCCAAAAGAATACCCCTCCCTTTAGGGAGGGGATGAATTTTTGTTCAGAAAAATATAATGCGTTATATAGAGTAGCAATGTCAACGTGAGTTCATCGTGAACTACCTCGCCCTAGGGCAAGGCTTCTGAAAGTATCCGGCGAATTTATTTCGCCGGATATCGCAAGGCTCGTCCCGAGCCCCACTGTTCATACGTGTGGTTACTTAACTAAATGTCACTTACTTTAGGGGTTCCTCATGTCGAATGGCGACGCAGCGGCAACATTCTTCAATCTCGTATTGAACATGAATCCGTCATTGCGATTTGATGATAGGGTCAGCGTGAAAATGGTGTCCCGACTCTTGTCTACATTTGAGCTTGAGATTAAGGACAAAAAAATAATCGACTATGATTGGTTGCTAGAAACGGTGGCGGGCGCTTTACAGCTTCCTGCACGAGTAGTCGAGCCATTTGTGGAAATGTATGCTACGGCGTATGTAGCAATCAACGGTCGAAAATTCACCAAAATGTGTTACAGTTGTAGGCGTAGTCACAATCTCGATGAGATCCAGCAATGCGGGATGCGAGATAGTAGCGTAGTGAAAACTGCAATCGGGTTAGTCGTAGTGGACGATAACGAGAACATTTCCTCTGTAAAAAACTAACATTAACGACAGGCAGGGATATTCCTGGGGCATTCATTTGTCCTAGGATTTTTCTATGAAAAATCATCGTGCGTTAATCTTTAATCTTATGCTGGTGGTACTTGTACTATTAGGCATACTTTTAGTTTCTGTCGTTGGAATGAGTAAATGCCGGGCCAGCACTACTCCTTTTATGATCTGCATAATCGAATCGATTAAAAAATCGTCGAACTAAATTTTCGTTTTTGAACGGCTGTCAAAGTAATCAACTCTTCCATTTATCGAGATAGGCTTGATTGGGATTTGCTACTTCAGTGTAACAAGTAGTTAGCTTGTACATTAAAGGAGCTTAACCAAATGTCCCCAGATACAGCACAACGCATCTTTCAGGCCGCAGACACGATTCTCGAAGAGCTGAACAACGTCGAGCGCTTGACGTTAAAAGACGTCTCAACACGGATTGCTACCTCGACTGGTCTATCAGTCGCTGTCGTTACACCGGTTGTTCAGATGTACGTCAAAAATCGAAGTGACCTTATCCTTCGTAAGGGTCGTGGCGGTGGTATTCGTCGTCGCAAGGCAGAAGCAGATACCGTTACGACTAAAGTCGCTCGAATCTGTACTAACTGTGGTTTCGACGTCTGATCGTCATGGCCTCGCTAAATAAACTTTAGCGAGGCCATTTTACTTTTGTCGATTTGATCAGATTTATTGTCATCCTAATAGGTGACTAAAAAAGAGGAAATCGAAAAAGCAAATCAATACAATGCAGCTCGAAAAAAACTGCAAGTATCAATTCAAGATGTATACACTACCTTTTGGTCATTGTTTGACAATACCGATAGTATCATTGAGAATGAAATTGATTTACAATCAGGTTTAGAAAAAAAGATTTTAGACCTCTTCAAATTAAGCGCTTACGAGGGTCGTAAAGTTTTTTCTCGTATTGTTTATCGCCAAGTTAGTCAAAAAATATACGCGTCCGACGCAGGTAAATCAGTAAATTGGTTACTTAAATTCAGCAATCAGTTACCTGACCCAATGATCCAGAAAATATTAAGTCGTTCAATTATTCTTCGCGGCAACATCAATATGTTATCGCAACTCGCTTCAGTTCGAACAAAAATTCCAGTAGATCTTTGTGATAAAGCAAGTATCACGAAAGACCACGTGAAATGTTTGAAATTGGTTATCATGCACATGGGAATGCACGATATCAATGCTGATTTTCGTTACAGTAAAAATCTCATTCACATAGCTTCTATTAATGAAGAATTAGCGACAACCCTCGAAGAGCATATGCTCAAAAAGGCGCGTCGCTATAAAAATTTCTACCATCTGGTTGGGTACATGGAAAGTTGCCCGACAGTAGATAAAAGAAAATTCTTCGTTGAGATTTTCAAACATAAAACACACTATAATGCCAGGATCGCAATCGAACGCCTGAAAAAACATCCAGAGCTACATAAGTACTTCAATCTTACTTAGATTGATATAGTTCATACATGGCCAATAAGTATGCGCTGATCTTATCCGGAGGGGCTGCCAGAGGCGCATACGAAGTAGGTGTTTTGAAATACATATTCCAGGAGTTGCCGTTGATTTACGGTAAAATGCCTGAATTTCAAATCATTTGTGGAACATCTGTCGGAGCTATTCATGCGTGTTTTCTAGCGGCGCACCTATCGAACGTGACGGTAGAGCTGGATCGCCTGGAAAAATTATGGACAGAGCTATCTCCTAGCAAAGTCGTAACCGTTGATTTTAGGCAGCTATTTAGAATTAAAGAATTGTTATTGGGAGGAAATCGTGGCGTTGGTCTATTGGATGTGAATCCATTGGCAACTCTACTTACTCGTGAAGGTAGTTACGATAAGATTTCCGGCACCATTAACTCTGGTAAGCTGGATACTCTATGTGTGTCGACGACATCTGCTAGAACAGGTCAGACCATTGTTTTCAGCGAGTCGAAGCAACCTTTACCTAATCCTGTTTTCAGAACTGAGTTCAGGTCTGCCGATATAACTCTTCAGCATGCATTAGCCTCTGCATCGATACCAATTCTGTTTGCTCCAATTCAGATTGGTGGCGAATGGTTTACTGATGGCGGAGTTAGGCAAAACACCCCTATGGTTCCGGCTCTCGGGTACGGAGCAACTCATACGCTATCTATCGGATTATGGCATAACAAAAAATATAATTCATCTCCACGTATAGATGACTCGCCAAGTATAGGTTGTCTTCTAGGTAAAATATTCAATTCATTTTTCATCGATCATGCTCATGTGGACGTTCACAGTCTTGAGCACATAAATAACATAATTGGTGAAGGCGTAAAAAAATACGGTGTTGAGTTTGCAGAGCACATGGCCAATCAATCAAGGCCATATAAATACATCAACTCTTGTTCGATTAGCCCATCAATGGATATTGGTAGAATTGCTGCCACTTATCTTTCCAAAGCCACGATCAAGAAAGATAAGATCTACAAGAACCTTCTCAAACTGATCGACCTCGGAACCATAGAGGCAGATTTAGCTAGTTATCTGCTTTTTGACGGAGAGTTTTCCAAATTGCTAATCGAGCTTGGTTTCCAAGATGCTCGGGCAAGACAGCATGAATTAGCGCAATTCCTTGGAATCGACGAATGAGCGGGTGATATATGAGCCCATGTGAAGAATCAACAAGATTATTTTTATGGGTTGAATGCCAGCGATAACTCCAACGCGAACGGTGTAACTGGTATTTCTGGGGCTATCAATGGACCACTTACTCAGCCTAGTATGCCGATAACTGGTAGCGGTATGGTTACTGTTGGAGCTACATCGATAACAAACCCTCCTTGGATTACAACTACTAACACTACGCTTCCGTACTATGGCGACCTAACTGGGGCCTGGACTACAGCTGGTGTGATGTGGCCCGGGATGGCTGGTCAACTTTACGAGGGCAAACCATCCTGGTTAGAAAAGTCTATCGATAAAAAGTACATCAAAATTTTGGTAGAAGCCAAGAATTACAATATTCTTTGCAACATCGCAGATATTGTTATTAGATCGCATAGATCCAGTTTTCATTTATTAGAAAAAAGTATTCTTAGATCCAATGACTTTGAAGTGATCGGTCTTTACATGAAATCTGTAAAGAACATCGGTGTAAAACATTTAACAAAGAATTTTCTACAGGCCTACAACTCTTCTACCGAAGAGCGTAAATCAGAAAGATTTACGAATATGGCTTATGAGTCACGTAGCAAATTAGATTTGAAAACCTGCTTCAAGTTCGCAATTAAAAAGAAGGATCCGATATACGTTCAATGGTTAATGTCGAGTCCTTATTATCACGAGTTTGATACTGATATGATAGATTCTAAAATTTCTAATAAAAACATTGATGCATTAGTTTCTATGTGTGGAGATACAAATCTTCTTTTTACTTTGGCTAACATTTCCAAAATGGTCAACAAAGAAAAAATCTATAGAAAAATTCGCAACCTTGGTGATTTCGATTTGGCCAGAAAGATGGTCGATAGTTCTGACGAAGATTGGGCCAAGAAGCTAGTGCATATGAAGTAGAAGTCGAGAGTCTTGTTAAGCATTCAGCAATTTGAGTACGGAGATATGGCCGAGCGGTTTAAGGCACCTGTTTTGAACACAGGCGAAGGTGAAAGCCTTCCGGGGGTTCGAATCCCTCTGTCTCCTCCATTCTTAAATTGGTGATAAAATGCAACGAGTATATGTTCTTCGTGGTCTTCAGGCGTCAGGTAAAAGTACTTTTGCCAAAAACTTAATCAAAACCGATTCTAACAGCTGGAAGCGGATTAATCGAGATCTCATGAGAGAGATGCTTGATGATAGCGTTTGGTCTGCAAAGAATGAAAAGTTCGTTGTAAAGACGCGCGATTTCTTGATTGTTGAAGCGCTACGCAAAGGTCACAACGTCATTGTGGACGATACCAATCTTACTCCTAAGAATTTTGATGACATATGTAAACTGGTAGAAGATACCAATCTAGACGTCATTGTAACGGAAAAGAATTTTCTCGTTGATTTGGAAGAGGCGATCGTTCGTGACGCTGCACGAGCCAAACCGGTTGGTGAGGCAGTTATACGCGCAACGTACAAACGGCACGGAGTGAAGTACGACAAAGGCTACAACTGTCGTAGTAAAACGTTCACGAAGAAAATTCTTCAAGCGGCATACGCATTCGATCCGAAACTGCCATCAATCGTTTTGTGCGATCTTGACGGAACGCTCGCCATCATCGGCGCTCGTAACGTTTACGACGCAGAGAAATGTGATGAGGTCGATATCCTGAATGAACCTGTCGCAGAGACGGTTCTGAAGTACCATGCCGCTGGATACAAAATCGTTTTCTTATCTGGTCGCAAAGATACTTACGAGGCCGCAACGCGTCGTTTCATCGATAAACATCTTGGCATCCCGTACGAGCTGTACATGCGCAGCGCAAGCGATAGTCGTAAAGACTCGATTACGAAGGTGGAACTGTTCGATCAGCACATTCGCGGCAAATACAATCCGTTCTTTGTGCTTGACGATCGTGATCAGGTTGTTCGTGTTTGGCGTGATCTTGGCCTGACCTGCTTTCAGGTCGCAGATGGAAATTTCTGATCATGTGGCCTAGACGTTATTACAGACGCCGTAGTGGAACGATGGTTCGTTACGAATGGCTTGCTGCCATTAAAGAGAAGAAGATAAAAATAGCTGCACCTTGGGTTCGCGTCGATAACCCAAAATATCGCCTATCGGTAATTAAGTACACTCGTTGTAATTACGAGAAGCATGTATCTTTCAATATCAGGGCCGAGGTCTTCAGAGTTCGCGGAACAACGCGCTGGCGCTATATTGTTGGGTACAGGAATCACAGTGCGCGAGCTTATTATCGTGGTTTTTGTTATTCCAAAAAAGCTGCCTTTAAAAAAGCAGACAAGCTTCTTGCAAAACACAACGTGCGAGGCATTGATGAAAAAGGCCTTGCCAGAATCAAGTTATTTACATGATTGGTCGATTAGATCGAATGTTGGTTACACCTTGGCAGGCTTGTGGCTATCGAGGCAAGGCTTGTCGCAGGCGACAACTTCTACTAGAGAATTCATCAAATTACTTAAACGTAAGTGTACATAAATACACTGGCGGTAAACGCTGGAATTATTCAATTGAGTTCCGTGACAGCGAAGCGCAAGCAAGCGGCGGAATAATCATTGGAACATATTGCGCTAAAGGTAAAGCGGCTCGGTTTAATGGCTTTACGTTTTCTGAAGAAAAAAGTAAAGCGATAGTTGATGAATTTCTTACTACCGTTCTTAAAATGGAACTTATTACTTTAGAACAAATGAAACGCTATAAGGTGATGTCATAAATGAAGCTATTGCCTGTTGTATTGGGCTTGTTAGTTATTACTTCGTGTGCTGCTCAAGTGCAGACGCAGCGTATCGAGCTTGATACGGCTCCGTTACCGGCGTTACCGCCAACTGCCAGTAAAAGCACACCTTTCTGTCCTGAAGGGATGATTCACGTCAATGGTGAATTCTGTCCGGCTGTAGAACAGAAATGTTTGCAATGGACAGATAAGAACCAATCTGCCGGAGCGAATTCTGGAATTGGGCCGATGCGATGCGCTGAATTTGAGCCATCGAAATGCTTGGCGGCGCGCGAGCACAAACGCTTCTGCATCGATAAGTATGAGTGGCCAAACAAAGAGGGAGAGCTTCCGCCTGTCAGCATGGATTGGCATGAAGCGAAACAATCTTGCCAAAAAGTTGGCAAGCGTCTTTGCACAGCCACAGAATGGACTTTCGCATGCGAAGGCGAGAGCATGAAGCCGTATCCTTACGGCGATGGATTGCATCGGGATGCTACGGCTTGCAACATTGACCGTGAGTCAATGAATCCGTCGTTGCCGAGGTCAGAATGGCCGAAACACTACAAAGGCGTGCCTTCTGGCAGCATGAAAGCCTGTGTTAGTCCTTTTGGTGTGTTCGACATGACCGGAAACGTTGATGAGTGGGTTGTTAATGTTGGCGGAAGAACTGATGGAGACCCATACGTCAGTGGTTTGAAAGGCGGTTACTGGGGCCCGATAAGAGCGCGTTGTCGAACGATGACAACCGTACATGGGCCTCTTCATTCGTTCTATCAGAATGGCTTTCGTTGTTGCTCGAATGCTCCGGAATTAAAATCGTTCTAATGAAAGATACATGATCAAAAAAAGCTTATGGAAACTCGACTTAGTCCCGGCTAAGTTTGCTGATGTTACTGGCGAGCTTGAAAAAACTAATGTCAGGGTTGTCGATTCATTTCATTCAGAAGAGAACAGTAACATTAAGATCAAAGTTACGCTGATTGAGCTTGATTCTATTCTAAATATTGATGGCGTTGAAGGGGCTACGTATGTTCGAGACCAACAAAAAGGCAGTGGAAAAAAGAATCTTTAATGATAGCAGTCGTCTATCTGAACATGGTGAGATTGTAACCGGTTACGTTAACCGGGAAGTACATAACATGTTCAAAAATGTCGAAATTGATTCTTTAAGCTCAGCTGAGCTTAGAACACTTGAATCGTGTTTAAAATCAATGATTGCCGATATCTTCTGCGAGAAAATTGTTGAAAAGCTCAACGAGGGGAAGTAATGGATGTTCTTTACTACGAGAGTCACGTAACGGTCGAACCAGTGTTCGATGAACGTCTCGAAAAATTCAAAGAGATCTGTGCTCCTCACACGTTCAAGCCTGCTAAACTTCTAATGAAGAAGCGTAGCTTTGATACTCCCGTTCGTTCTGAGTATGATACGTTTTGTACTGGTAAGAACAAAAACGAAGAGAAGCTTCGGTTATCAATCTCCAAAAAGAATACCCCTCCCTTTAGGGAGGGGATGAATTTTTGTTCCAGAAAAATATAATGCGCTATATAAGAGCATAGCCATGAGAAGATCCTATAAATATAGAATTTATTTGAATAAAAACCAGCGCTTCGCGCTGGTTAATTCATTTCATTTCTGTAAGAATCTTTATAATGCCGCTCTGGAAGAACGCATATCTTTTTACAAAAGATATGCTAAATCAAAATCATATGTAGATCAAGCAAATCAACTACCAGAACTAAAGCGTCTCTTTGAAAAAGAGACGCAAAATATACATTCTCAGAGTCTTCAGTTTGTTCTGAAAACTCTGGATAACTCTTTTAAATCCTTCTTCAGAAGGATTAAAAGCGGAGATACTCCAGGGTTTCCTAGATTTAAATCGATTGATCGATTTAAATCAATATGCTTTCCTCAATGTGATCTCAAGACCGGAGGAGCGAAGCTCCTCCCGAATGGGAGACTGAATATCAGAGGAATACCTGGAGACATTAAAATCAATATGCATCGTCCTTTTGAAGGACGATGGTTTAGGATGATGGAACTTCGTTCCATCATCCGTGGTAATGAAAGAGGTTATGCCAAGATCAATTCCGGTAGTCTTACCGGTCTTTGGAAGGAGTTTTTCCAAAACTCCTTCGCAAGAAAGTATAATGAAGAAAAGATCTCCTTCCTTCTTTATCTGAATTGTCTTACATATAATAAGATAGCCAATCAGAGATCTGATTGGCAACATAAAGTTGCCAATCAATTAGTTAAGGACAACGATGTAATCGTTGTCGAGGATTTAAATGTTAAAGGAATGCTCGAAGCCAAAGGCTTCGAGGTATCTAAAGGAAATATAGCGGATGCATCTTGGGGCAACTTTGTTGCCCTCGTAACCTACAAGGCTGAAAGTGCTGGTAGGATCTTGATCAAGGTGAATCCAAAGAACACGTCGAAGACGTGTTCTTATTGCGGGAATATTAATAAGCTCTTAACCTTACGGAATAGAGTTTACGATTGCGATGCCTGCGGCATCGCCATCGATAGAGATATTAATGCGGCAATAAATGTTAGAAGGCTCGGGACGAGCCTTGCGATATCCGGCGAAATAAATTCGCCGGATACTTTCAGAAGCCTCGCCCTTTAGGGCGAGGTAGTTCATAGATAATGGGTTCGACGTTTGGCGCTATAAAATTGAGGCCATTCTTCTTGACGTTAAGGTGAAAAAAGACAATGCACTTCTGCGCTGATGAACTATTTGGTTTGATGATGATCATTCCATTCTTAGGAGCCTTTGTTCATAAGATTCATGCATGGTACTTGAGAAAGTTTCCAAAGCATGGGCGCGTCTGTCACGACCATCGTGAGCCTCGCGAATGCCCGGCTGAAATAGTTGAGACTGACGAGGAGCGACACGAACAAATTGCAATATCCAATGCCGAGTCTGAGGGCTTGGAAGCACCAGTACATCATAAAGATAAGATGTATGACGAACTAGTTAGACCAGAAGATCTTCCCTGGAAATTCTATAGCAAAAACGATAAAAAATAACACTGTATCTGTCGATAGGGCATGACCGGAAAACCGCTCATGCCTTATGATTTTATTGGTACAGGATTTTCTGCGTACGCAAACCTTTCTTGCTTTGGAGCAGCTCCATGGCGTTGAGATGTCAGTTGATCGTAGATTTGGTCATAAGTTCAGCTTGAACTACAATCAGATTACGTCTACTGATTCGGATCCGTTAGCGCAACAGTGCCGTGGGCTAATTTTGTCTAATGGCTCTTCGTTGTTAGAAAATTCAAAAATGGTAGATGGTCGCGCGAATTTCTCGCACATATGTCCAGGTAGCACTAAAATACTTGCGTATCCGATGGATCGATTTTTCAATTATGGTCAGGGCAGTTGCGCTCCTATCAATTGGAACGACCCGGAGTTGAAAACGTTCGAGAAGCTTGACGGTACGTTGTGTATCGTTTATTTCGACTCAATCATTAATGAGTGGCATGTCGCGACACGTTCAGTGCCGGAGGCGGACATTCCACTTCTGAATCCCGAGTACACATTCAGAACTCTTTTCGAGAGAGGGCTGAAAAACGTGGGCAATGTTTCGTTTTTTGAGTTTGTTCGTGGGCTCGATCCAGAGAAAACTTACTGCTACGAGCTAACGTCGCCGTGGAATCGTGTCGTTGTTCGTTACGACGATACCAAAATTACACTCTTGGCTGTCCGTAATAATGTAACTAAATTGGAAAGCCTTCCGGAGAAGGAAGGCGGGTCTTTCGTTTATGTCCCGGTAGTACAGTACTACGACCTCGGAACCATTGAAAAGGTTGTAGATTTCGTTAATTTGCAAAACCCAATGGATCACGAAGGTATTGTTCTTCGTGACTCAAAATACAATCGTATCAAAGTAAAGAATGCCTCGTACGTTGCGTACAGCAAGGCGCGCGACTCCTTAGCAAAATCACCAAGGGCCTGCCTTGAGCTTGTCATTAATGAGAAGGCTGACGATGTCATGCCTTACATGCCTAACGAAATCGCTGAAAATCTCAAGAAGATTCAGTTAGCGCTTGCTAACTACTTGCGCACTTATGATCTTAGCTATCAGCTTCTTGATATGACAGTGCAAAACCGCAGACTAACAGATCCTTCCGTTATGGGTTGGAGCGATCAGAGACTATTTGCAATATGTACTGAGGAAATGGATATATGGAAGGGCCCGTGCTTTGCTATCCGTTCTGGCAAGGCGAAAAATGCGCTCGACTACATTCATAAATCCAAAAAACTTGGAAGCTATACAAATGGTTTTCTGGACAATCTATTAAAATTGATAGGTTGCTATACATAATATTGTCGATAGTGCCTTACTCCATAGTTACCCATAAACTATGGAGTATTGGCGTAATTTTGGTTTTGCGGTTAAAGACTACAAAAACCCTGATTATCAGAATAATCTAAAATATATTGCAGATAAGATTCTTGATTTAAAGAATCCGTCGCTAGCTTATATGTTTTCTTTGGACGCCAAAGATTTCGATCTATCTCCTATGCAAGAGTTGATTATCAACTCAGGCAGCATACGATTTACGTATTTATATGCAATCAATATTGTCGGAGCCGATGTAGCTAGATTACAAGAGATAATTCTTGCATCAAAACAAACGCGATACATTGTTAATTTCGCTTGCAGAGTTAAAAACATTGATGTTCGTAGGTTTGAGAAGATTGTTGCGTCAGCGAATTGTGCCAAATTTTCTTATTTGTTTCTTAGATATGTTGCGAAGACAAATGTAAGAGTTTTTAGAAAAACGTTATTCGAATCGAAACGTTCTAAATACTTATATGAATTGGCAAAGCATACCAAATCGAAACAAGAGCTAAAGAAAATAGAAGCTATTATCATTAAAAACAAAAGCAATCTTTATGTGCGTTTGTTCGCACAACATATACCTGGAGCGGATATAAAGTCTCTTGAGCGAAGGATTGTAAGGTCAAGAAACAAAACGCAAATTGAACGCTTTGCGAAAAACGTAAAGGGAGCAACCTGCGGTCGTCTCTTATCCCTCGCCTGAGTAAATATGGCGAGTCGAATAAGAAGAATGAAGGGCGCTCGCGGAACGCCAGCTCCTAGGGGACCGAATGGTGAGCCGCTTTGCCGATGGTGCAAAGGACCGGTAGTTCCACCTAGAAGTACTTTTTGTTGCAACGAATGCGTTCATGAGTGGCGTATCAGAACAAGTACAAGTTACGCTCGTCGTTGCGTCAGGTTGCGCGACAAAGGCATTTGCTCTAAATGTGGTATCAATACGTATACTCTCAGTCGAGGCCTTAGGAAGCCGCTTCCAGGCGAAACAAAGGCACAATGGATCAGACGTGTAAAAGCGCTACGTAAAAAGTATAATTTGGGTCCTAAAAGAGTTACTCTTTGGGATTTAGACCACATAATTCCTGTTGTGGAAGGCGGCGGTCTGTGTGGCCTTAGCAATATGAGAACACTATGTGTTGTATGTCACCGTAAAGAGACCGCTGCTCTTAGAAAACGTATGGCCAAGAAAAAAGACAAATGATACATATGCATTCCGAACGGCAAATGATGAGTATGAGGAAGATGAACATCCTCTGACCGAGGAGGAAAAAGCTTATTTCGCCGAGATGGAACAGCTAGAGGCTGAAAACCAAAAGAAGCTCGACGCCATGAGTCCAGAGGACAAAGCAAATGCTGAGTATGGCCCATCGCATCTTCCAGCAGACGTTGATCCGGATCCAGACAACGAGTATTGATCAGGGTGTGATTCTAGGACCGCACGAACGAATCATTCCACCAAATGCCGATTCGCCAATTTTACAATCCCAGTTATTATCCTTAGCATGAAGCGGGTCGTGGTCTTCCGCATCAGGCACGAAAGCTACCTGGACTGGCTTCGGTGCAGTTAATGTGCTACGTTGATTTGATTTCTGGAACCTTCGACCTACAATAACTACGGTGTCGACATTTATAACCGGGTCTGAAACAGATTTCGTTTCAAATGGCTTAAACGGTTGAACTGTTACCATTTCAGTTGATTGCGCAACGGCCGGTAGTGCCGAAGACATCGATAACACATACTTGGTAGCCGAATATGTGCATGAAAGAGTTCCGATAACAGTCACGACGCCAATTGCAAGTATTTGAAATTTATTCATTACATCTTATGTGAACTACCTCGCCCTAAAGGGCGAGGCTTCTGAAAGAATCCGGCGAATTTATTTCGCCGGATATCGCAAGGCTCGTCCCGAGCCCCATTGCTACTCTATATAACGCATTATATTTTTCTGGAACAAAAATTCATCCCCTCCCTAAAGGGAGGGGTATTCTTTTTGGAGAATGATAACATTCACCAAGATAGTCGACAAATGAAATACCCGCGCACATTTCACTTTCCATGGTCCGAAGGTGCTACCTCCGATGACAAAATCGCCAAAGATGTATCTCGACTAATCAAAACTGGTATCGTCGTGACAGAAAAGGTCGACGGATCAAATACGTGTATGACACGTGACGCTTGTTTCTCTCGTTCTCATGCTGGCCCCCCAACGCACGCTAGTTTTGATGCGTTTAAAGCAATGCACGATTACGTAAAATATGAGATTCCAGAAGGAGTCGAAGTGTTCGGAGAATGGTGCTTCGCACTTCACTCGATTCCATATCACAACCTACCTGCTTATTTCATGGTCATCGGAATCCGCGAAGGTAACCGTTGGTGGGCTTGGCGCGACGTGGCAAAATTCTGCGGTATGAATGGACTTGCATCCGTTCCAGAATTGTTTTTTGGGTCGGTTGATAATGAAGCCCAGCTGTTAGAGCTGACTATTCGTGATGCCAGCGCTCAATCTCATATCGGAGCGGCGCCAAAATGGGAACGCGAAGGCGTTGTTGTTCGAGTATTGGAATCTTTTGATGATTCAGATTTTTCCAAATGCGTTATGAAATGGGTTCGAAAGAATCATGTTCAGACTAGTGAACATTGGAAGAATCAAACGATCGTTAAAAACAAAATCAAAATTCCTTGACGAGTTTTTGCTAACGTGTTGCGCCTCATTAAATGCAAGAATCATATAAAGATCTTTTCAGTTTGGTAAACGAATTCGATGCACTTTGTATAACTACAAACGGTATCGTTAAGTCTTCTGGCGCGGCAGTGATGGGCGCTGGTGTGGCGAAGACTTGCGCCCAGTTGTGGCCGCAGACACCTCTCATTCTAGGAGAGCTGCTGGTATCGAGCGGGCGCAACATACCATTCCATCTAGGAAATGTAACAGATGGGAATTTTTGGACAGAAACAAATCCAGAAACAGAAGAGACTTTGCATTTCTGTCGCATTTTCAGTTTTCCAACAAAACATCATTACTCAAATCCATCTGATATCGATCTCATTAAAGAATCGTGTCATCATATGGTTGTGTTTGCTGACCAGCTGAAAATGAAGAGCATAGCTCTATCTCGGCCTGGTTGCGGGAACGGCGGGTTGTCCTGGAATGATGTCAGGCCCATTGTTGGTAAAATTTTAGACGATCGTTTTCACGTAATAGAGCGTAAAGGTAATTGAGATGCCTACTGAAGTAGATTTGAAAATGAGACGCCTCGAAGCGTTCTCAACGATGCGCGTTCTTGATGACGCGTGGTTTGTAGTTCGACTTGATGGCAGAAATTTCAGCAAGCTTACCAAAAAAGAATTCATCAAGCCATTCGACATCGGCCTGCAAGAGATGTTTGCTAAAACAACCACCATGTTAATGGAGGAATTTTCTTGCGCATATGGCTACGCCATTAGCGATGAAATCTCGTTGCTGTTTCAAAAAGACTTTAAAGTTTTCGATCGTCAGGTTGAGAAGATTGTTTCATTAACTGCCGCTGCCGCTTCGTCGCAAATGTCTATGCTGACTGGTAAACGAATGCAGTTTGACAGTAGGGTTGTAGTTCTTCCAGGCGATAAAAACGTTTTAGAATATTTTCGATGGCGCCAGGATGACGGATTCAGAAATGCACTCAGTGATTTGTGTTACTGGACTCTATTAAAAAGCGGTAACGGTATGACTGAAGCAAAAGCTCAGACTGAATTGAATGGTCAAAGTTTTGAAAAAAAGATCACGTTATTGTTTTCACACAACGTGGATTATTTCAAAATGCCAAGTCAGTTCCGGCGCGGAGCCGGTTTTATCTGGCAAAACTTTCAGAAAGAAGGCTTCAATCCACAATTGAACCAATCAGTAACGGTGGATCGGCGGCGCATTGCTAGTGTGTATGACCTTCCGGCAGGTACTGAGTACGAACAATTCATTACTAGTCAGCTAACGAAATGATATAGCTTATGAGTGGCCAGCATAGTTAACATATCGAATCTACTCGATGAAATACAGCAGCCACTTTATATTCATGCTACCAATGCACGAACAAATAAGCTAATCGCCATTCAAAAAGCAGCGAATGAGTTACGCAAAGCGCAACTAGAGTGCGTTGGGCGTAAATACGTTTATAAACTTATGACCGGCGTAAGGTTTGGTCGTGTCAATTACAGAACGTTTTATAAACTCGTAGACATTTTACGAGTGCATGAAACATCTGCGTACTTCATCTTGCATCATAAGATCTTAGATTTCGTTACAGTAAACAAGTATAAAGCTCGGTGGTTCATCGTATTCTTGATGAAACTACGTCACAAACGAGATGGCAACACAAAACATATCCAAGATGTATTCATCAAGCGCTATCTATCACCTAAAAATGATTTATCAGCAAGGATCGACTCAACGTTTCTGAATATGTTTGTTCAAGAGTACCCTTCATTTGATCGTACTAAGCTATTTCGACATCTAGTTAACTATAAAAATGCAAAAGATAGCTACGGCAAGAACGTATTATCTACATTTTTTGAGATATGTCCTGAGTACAGTAAGTACGCGATACTAGAATAAGAACTAGCTTTGTGGGGTGACCTTAACAACGAGACTAACATATGAAACTATTCTATCAGTTGTCCAGTAAACAGCAAGACGCCGCCATCGAACATTGTGCAGATCTAGTTGAAAACGCGCGAAGATAAGCTTCAGTTCTTGATGGACGACGAAGTGTTCTCAGATACAATTTTTGAATTAGCTTCTGAGATGGCTCACAACGCATTTTATCACGACAATGATGAGCTTGTGGTATTTACAGATGCGCTTGATTCACGTGTAGCGTCTAACGACGACGAAGACGAAGCTGCTGATGATGAAGCTGATGAAGATATCAAGACGGTTGAAGATTTGGTCCGCCCACACTTAAAGAAACTTCTTAATTAAACGATAGCACCTTGAAGCCCATGCTTGTGAAGTCTTTGACTGACAAACAGTTGCGGGCATCAAAGATCATTTGTTGGTGCATGGTTTGACCAAGCTGAAACCAATCTATATCAAAATACTCTGGCCACTCTGTGCAAAAAATAATTATGTCAGTATCTTTAAACAGATCGTAAACAGATTCGCAATATTCAACTGCGAAGTCTGGAAATTTCATTGGCATTTTGAAACTAGCTACTGGATCGTGAGCTTTAATAATTGTTCCGTGCTCTAATAGCACTCTAATTATATCGACCGAAGGTGAGTCGGTAAGGTCATCAGTAAATGGTTTGTATGTTAAACCCATTATACCGATTGTTTTTCCATTCAGCCCACCTAATTCATTAGCTATTTTATGAATCAGAATATCGCGTTGGTTATAGTTAGATCGTAGTGCGCTATCAATTATCGGTACTTCGATGTTTGAGGAGATAGCAATATCGTTTAGCATCTCGAAACTTTCGCCGTATTCTTTGCGGCTCCATCCAAGGCCATACTTGATATTTAGTGAGTTGATGCCGGTTGCCTTGAGTACTCTAATGACTTCGTCAGTCTTTGCTCCGTTTTGATTAGCAAGATTGTTAATCTCATTCAGAAATGATGATTTTACGCCTTTAAATATCTTTTCAGCATGGTAGGCCAATTCAGCTGAACCGATATCAGTAATGATCAATTGACCATCTTGTCGATGCGGTTGTGGAAGGTAATCAGGCAGAATTATAGATTTTTCTATGATTGGGCGATACAATCCGTCAAGAATAGATGCTGCGCGTAGATTGTTAACCCCAACAACAATTTTTTCGGGGTAAAACGTATCGATGATAATCGAGCCGGTAGTTATTCCGGGCATTTCATATGCTACGGCGAAGTTATCGCTCTTTTCGCGTATTACTTTGCCAGCTTGAACAGTAAGCCCTAGTTGGGTAGGTGATTTGTTTACAAGAATTCTGAATTTAGACTTAATCGTCTCGGAAAATACAAGAGCAACTTCCATCAGGTTATAACCTGCATCCGAAGTAAAGAACACGACATCACTCTGTTCGATCGCGCTTGTAACGTTTGTCGTATAGTATAAACTGCTATTTACTATTTTAATCGAGTCGTTCAGATACGGTTCGTAAAAATGCAATGAATTATTGCGTAATAGCTCTATTTTTGTTTGGTTGTCGTCCACGATGATCACAAAATGATTCATGTACGCTAACAAAATAGCAGTGGAAAGACCGATTTCGTCGGTCCCGATTACGGCGATGTTCATCTACGGATATATTGTTTTATTATAAGGTCGGAAAAAGCAGTTTTTCCGCATAAAGACATGCCAGACAGAGATTGGATACAGAAAAGAATACAAGCCGTGATTAATTTCTACGGTTCTGATTTCTTCATAGGTAAAAAAATACTTGATGTTGGCTCTGGCAATGGAACTGTAGCCAGAGCCTTTGTTGATATGGGAGCTAAAGTTACGTGCCTTGATGCTAGGAAAACGGCACTAGACGCCATTCATAATTCAAATCCGTCTATTCGTTGTATCAAAGCCGATCTTGATCAAGAGTGGCCATTTCATAATGATTATTATGACCTAACACTACATCTAAGTACGCTTAATCATTTGACATACGTGGAAAAGCATCTGCAATTCTTATGTCAGATTACAAATTACATGGTTTTGGATGTTCAGGTATGCGACTCGACCAGTCCAGCTAAATACATTCTTGTAAAAGAGAATCGTACAAACGTCAACCATTCTTTTAATGGTGTTGGTTGTCGCCCGGCGCCTGCGTTTATTGAACGCATTTTGACAAACAATGGTATGGAATTTGAAATGTTGCAGGACAGCAGCTGCAACAGCGGTCGTTACGTATACGATTGGGTTGGTAAAAATTCAAATTCTATCCAACAAGGATTGAGCAGGATGTGGTTTGCAAAGCGCCACTCGCTCCGAGCCATCGTTGAACCAGAAACGATTATAGGGCCAAGCAGGACTCCTAAACAACGAATCTTTCCAGCACCTGTCCTACCGCCATTCCAAATCACGGAACCAAACAACAACAGCACTGATGGAATCTTTACCGGTTCAATAAGTGGTGTCGGGAACTATCCGGCTCCGTACTCGTATTCTTCTTCGGCAGTTGATACGATCAAACGCGACAGTCGAGATTTTGGTTTGATTACGCCGGAAACGTTCTCGCCAAAAGAAACATTCAATACCATTGGTAATATATTACCAATAAGCTCAAGCTCTCGTTTGTGGGTTAAAAAAATCGAGCCATTTTTCCCAAACATAACGGTTCATCACTTAGCGCATTCAATGCGTGGGTTTAAAAAATCTTCAACAGCTCCTAGCGTTGTTATGTGTTCAATTGATAGAATCTATCAATGCAACAGAATTTGGATTGAAGAATGGCTCAATTACGAATTAACAGATAGCGATATCGCAATTTTAAGTAGCTGTGGAACAATAATGACGCCATCCATGCTTAATGCTCAGGCTATTTTGAATAAAATTCCAAATGCTAATGTTCAAAATGTTGAGAGGCCTTGGCCTTCAATCAACGTTGTTGCGCATCCCGGAGATTATTATCTATATTTTGAAAAGAATCCGCAAGCTACTAAAAATCTATTAAATGCTTGGGATGCCTATTTTGGCAAGATACTAATTGTAGATACTAAGTCTAAATTACCTGAGCTGGCCAGTTATCTTTCAGATTGTCTACCGTACGATACACTTTTCAAATATATTATCGGAGCCAAAGCCATTATAGACTTACCAGAAAATAACTATTACATGTCTGGATTATTAAATACGGCTAAACGTATTGGTGTTCCAGTGATAACTAATAATAGTTATGAAGTTGATTTTGGAAATCATACCTTAATTTCACAAGATAAAGCTTTTTCAAAATTCCCAGGACCAGATAACATTCGTAAGGCAATGAATAACTTCAAAAACAAAATTCAAACATCTAGACGTACCTCTGATAATGCACACGTTGTTAGCGCTGTTGAAAAGCTGATTGGCATGTAATGTTAAAAGTACTTTATTTACCATTAAATAGTCCGGAAGGCGTGCAGCAAGGAATGTATGACGCTTGGAATAATATAAATGTAAAGTTTGAAATTTTCGATTTCTATATGAACTATCTTAGAAGTAGTAAAAATCTTAGTGTTGTACGTAGTCAGTTTCTTAAACAGGTGGATAAATTCAAACCAGATTTGATCCATATGCAGTTGCAGTTTACTGACATCATTGATAATGCAACGCTAAAAAAGGCCAGAGCGCTTTCTCCAAATGTAATTATAACAAACTGGTCAGGCGATATCCGAGCTACAGCTATACCTAATTTTATAAATCTAAGCAATGCGCTTGATTACAGTTTTATTTCTAGTACTGGTCAGCTTGAGATGTATCGCAAAGCAGGTTGCAATAATGTTCGGTACTGGCAAATCGGATACGATCCTAAAAATAGTTATCCTGTAAACAATAAAACATTTAAGTATGATGTAACGTTTATCGGAAACAACTATGGAAATACTTTTCCGGACGGATACATCAGGCTAGAGGCTGCAAACAAATTAAGAAACGCATTCGGCGCTAAATTTGGAATATTTGGCGGGGGCTTTCCGAAACCTTGGAACACACCAACATGCAATCCAACAGAAGCAAATGGACACTACAACAATAGTATTTGTGCATTAAGCATAAGTAATTTCAATAGTGTTAGTCATTATTTTTCGGATAGACTTTTATATTGTGTAGGCTCTGGTCGCCCAACAATTTCTTGGTCCTTTCCAGGTGGTGATAGTTATTTTGCTGATGGTAGTGAAATACTGTTTGTACATACATACGAAGAATTAATTAACGCGGTTAAATTTTGTAAAGACAATCCAGATAAAGCAAATCAAATCGGTAAAAATGGACAGATGCGCGCGTTCAAAGAGCATACTAATACATCCAGAATTCTTGAGTTGCTTCACATCACTAAATTGATATCGAAAGTCTAATGATTAGATTAATGTACAACTACTATAAAGACAAGGTTCCTGCACGAAAACAGGAGATTGACTTCTGCTTAAATAAAAATCTTGCCAATAACCATATGAATATGGTTATTCTAGAATCTAGCGCAAAACCAACGTATGATTATTTTTTTGAGAAAATAAACTCGTTAACGGGGCCTGATGATATTAATATCATTTGCAATTCTGATATATTTTTTGATAACACAATTGCATTAGTAAATAAAATCAAGCATGGAGAAATGTGGGCACTTACTCGTTGGGAATGGCAATCACCTAATAAAATAAAGTTTTTCAATCGTGCTGATAGTCAAGATGTATGGATCACCAGAGGAAAAATTAACAACGTGTATGGCGATTTCACTCTTGGCATTCGTGGATGTGACAACCGCATCGCACATGAATTTCAAAAGGCCAACTATAAAGTTAGTAACCCTAGCCACTCTGTTAAAACATATCACGTTCATAACTGCGGAATTAGAAATTACACCATGGCCGATGTTGTTTCTCCTCCATATTTAATTGTTCCGCCTATCACTTTGCCATGAGTAGAATAGTATTCTTCAACCATTTTCATAATGGCGACCTACATATTTCTAGAGGAATCGTTAGTAAAATAATTGATAAGGTTCGACAAATAGATCCGACTACACAATTTTCTTACGCGCACGTTAACGATCGTGGTTTGGTTTCTGATATTTCAAACCTATCTTTTGATCCGATCAGCATGCGTACGATCGATCAATTTGAAAACTTGCAAACCAGAGGCAACGCAACGTACATAAATACTTGGTATGCTCAGCAGCATCATAAATACATGAATCGTCACGGCATGACCATCGATTGCTTGTACGAGGCACTTGATGATACATGCAAAACTCACTGGAATTTTTCACTGTCGGACATATCTTCTGATCTGTCTTCGTTCTATCCGTCGATCGATTACTCTAAATTCTATATCCAGAATGTGAAAGATTGGCTAGTAGCTTACCCTCAGCAGAAAGTATTCGTATCGAACGGACTTGCCATGTCTGGACAAGCCGTTAACTTTCAGATGACTCCGATTATTGCTGAGCTGGCCAAGAGGCACTCGGAGAAAATTTTTATCCTATCTAACGACGAAGGTAACTTCCCGTTACCATCAAACGTATTCTACTCTAAAGACATAATCAAAAAACAATCCGGCTCTGATCTGAACGAGAACTCATTCATCACAACTTTTTGTGACTTGATCATAGGCCGAGCCTCTGGAGCGTTCTCTTACGCATGGACTCGCCAGAACATGATTGAACGCAACACGAAATTTTTATGTTTCTGCGGCCCCGGCGTAGTTGTCTACCCACCGCATCAATTTTGGACACGCGGCATCTTCAGCGATAAAATAAAATACTCAGCGGAGTTCGTAGTCTCATCTGAGACAGATGCGAACGCTGTAAAGAATATTATCGAAAATCATCTGTGATTCAAATGATTACAGTGCAATCCTGCGATTTTGTCGTGCGAAATGTTGAACGTTTTAAACATTTCGTATAGTACGGTCTCACCGCAGAAAATTCCATCTTGCGTTTCTCTGTAAGCATGGATGTGATCTAGTAGATTAAATCCGCCACAGTATACGTTCATAAGTTGATTGGAAGCAAAAGCAAATCGATCATCAACCATTTCGAGTGGTAAATCTGGACGTTCCGCTGTTTGAACAATATTTCTGTCAAACTGTGAACATTTAATCGGTTTTGTATATGTAATATCAAAACGAGCACGAATGACGTAGTCGTACGCGACGTTATGCTCTAGGCGGTGATGTTCTTTCAATAGATTTACCTGAAGCAGGCTATACCACATGCTATAGACCATCTCTACAAACTTCTCTTGCTTGTAGCTTCTGCCGTGCGACACCATCATGCGATCCAGGGCCATATGGGTGTTGTGAATGATTTTAGGAGGTTCGACCTTCATCATTTTGGGCGCGAACAGTTTCTGTATCTTGGCCTCCATAGGATCGCCAGGATTCATCCAAGTATGAATGAAGATGTCCGGGTTGTTCGGCCTGATTAAACAATCACGAATCGATGCAAACCCTTCGTCAACGCACCTAGGCAATCCTGAAATGAGGAGCGCTGTCTTCATGGCTCTTTTAGTTCAGAAATAAAATCAGAACAAACCCCGTAGACGTGTTTGAGTCTTGCAGCAGAGAATCCGGGATACACATCGTTCTTTGCATCTGTAATATCCTGTAACGAGATCAATGGCACAACCGAGCGGCTGTCCGCTTCCATTAGATTATGAGACCAAATCATATTGCAATGATTGATAATGGTATGTTCTTCTTTTTGGTGAAAAAATACCCTAAGGTTAAGCTCTATTAGGAAGCTTAGAGCTGCATAGTTCTTAGTATGAATCCAAAGACTGTGTTTACGCTCGATAAGCCATGACAGTTCGATGGCATACTCTGGCTGGTCGTGGCCAAGATACAAAATTCCGTTGATGTATCGAACATCGATCTCGACGTCGTAACCGGCATCGATGGCTTCTTGAATATACATTTGACTGTTTTCGCGTTCTGGTATAACAGCGCTAATATTCCCTCGGTGGCTAATTAGTTTCATATTTCCTCTATCCTTTTTGCTTTGTCATCGATGACGAGATCATACATCGGTTTTTTATCGCCAAGCTCTAGTCTATCAAACAACGCTCCCCATGTTTTTAGTTGGGTGAGAGTTAGATGGCGCAGATATTCTAAACGCTCTATGTTATCGGTTTGCGAGCTACCTCTGGCAGTCCAATACACAATTATCCAACCTTCGTTAAAAAGCCGGTTAATCTTGGCGATGTTTTTAGCATTTGGTATGGCGTTTTCGTAAACGCGATCTCCGTCATAAAAACATATCGTTTCGTCAATATCAACGAATGCCGTTAGTGTTTCATTGTTTTTATTGTGAATTTCGTTTTGCATTATAAGCTGCCCAGTACCTGTAGCTTTTAACTAGATCTTCTTCATTTTTGACCTGGGTACTGTTTAGTAAAGTTTGCCACGCTTCAAAATTTTCTACTTCTTCGGGAGTACCGAAGACCGTCACGTGATCGGTCGGAAAACATGTGACCTTTAATCCGTCTTTGATTAGTAGATTGTACACCAGCGTTACGTAGTGCTCGCCGTTGTAGTTCACGTTCTGATCGATGGCGGCCTGGAAATACTTCTTAACGTCAGAACCCCTTCTGAAATAGTATGTGCCGGTACTTGCCTGCTCATTCATCGGATTGTTCGTGTACGGCTCTTTCTCTTTGATTTCGGAGACGACGAGGTACTGTTCTTTGATGTGAGCCATGAACGTCGGGCTCAATCGATGAGGATGAAACCCGCCGTGACTCAGAATACAACCATCGCTACCCATTCTCTTAACCCAAATTTTGAACTGTTCGTAGTCCCAAAGATATGGATTATCACAGTAACAGATGATTACCTCCTCATCGTCCTTGATGTACGATTCGTAATCGGTAGTCATGACCGTATGAATCGGGCCTTTCTTGTGATTTGGAATCGAGAAGATGGTGCAGCCAGGAGCCATTTCTGTAAGGACAGCATGCATGTCCGTAGTGTGCAGATGCGTATCGTTGCAGATGAACACGAACTCATCTGTAGGGTCGAACATTTCGTAGATGTATTGGATGATACGTTTACCGTTTACTTTTATCAACGGCTTTGGGTCAGTGTACCCGGCACGCACAAAACGATCGCCAGTTCCGGCCATCGGTATTACTATTTTCATAATGCTTTCCTATACTTCTCTGACTCTAGGTTTTTTAAGAAATGAACTTGTTCTGCCGTAAGATATCGTATCGTACCAACTTCGTGTCCGATTAACCCTATATAGTTATGAGCTGCTCGTATTTCCTTTTTGGATTCCTCGTTTAAAAAAACCGTAGCATCTGGAAAGAGATATTCTGGTGACTCGATGATATCGTCATTAAATTTCAAATCGAATTCACCATAGTGTTCGATAACCTTCTCTAAACAGTTCTTTGCCCTAGTGGTTATGTCAGCCAATAACGTTTGAGCTTCTTGCGGGTCATTCGACGAAATGATGATTCCGTGGTTCTCAAGGAAGAAAATCTTTTTAGCCAGGTCGCATGTTTTAATCGCTTCGAATAAACTGTAGCCAGGATGAGAGTATGGAATGTACTCGTAATCATATTCTGAATACAACTGTTTCATTAACTCTTTTGAGTTCTCAAGACACAAAAGCGTTGTTAAATAAATAGGATGAACGTGTATGACGTATTTGTCCAGTAAAGAGTGGAAACCGGTCTCCATAGATGGTCGTTTGTACTTTTCTGAAACGACGCTGCCGATTACCAATTCATCGAAAATTTCGGCAGATGACAACGCAAAAATGTTTGGCCTAACAACAGAGTATCCGCCTAATTTGTAAACATCTTTAAGATTGAATCCGGATGATTTGATGACCATATAGTCCTGAACCTTGACGGATATGTTTCCTCCGCCGTTCTGACACATGTTAAGATCTTTTCCTATCGTTTCTGAAAGGTAAACGAACTTATTAAATTCAGCTATGTACGTCTCTATAAATGCAAACAGTTCTTTATTCACTTCATTGTTGAAGTGGATCTGGGTAACCAGTTTGATCTTTTCGTTTCGATTACCGATGTGTGTAATCGGGCGTTCGGTTGTCAGCCTGATGACAACGTCAGCTATGGCCATCTGGGCCTGTCTTATTTTGTAGCTGTCTACTCGGCGTTTGTTGATGGCATCGAGAGCAGAATTGTACGTGTAACCGCGCTCCTCGGTATCTCTGATAATTTTCCAGTGAACTCGTAGCGTCTCATCTGTGTCGACAAAGATTTTTAATCCAAGAAGATCTTTACTTGTTTCTGTGTAAAATGCGTGAAGCCCTTCAATAATTACCGTGGCTTTAGGAATGATTTTAGTGGGCGGATCGAAATGGCCCGTCTTATGATTGTAGACCGAGCGGTAGATCGGTTTCCCTTGTGCCAGATCGGCCAAGTGCATATCACCAAGCTCCAGGTTATTAGCGTCTGGATTAAGATGCGTTATTTCATTCCACATCTTACTGGTGCGCTCCCACTTATGCAGGTCGTCGGTACTTAGTATCGTCGTTTCCTGAACACCAAAAAACAGAGACACTATCTCTGCTATATTTGATTTACCAACACCTGATTCTCCAGCAATGCCAATGATATTAATCATCTTGCTGTTTTCTAAATGGGCAGCAGTTTAATAAATCATCTATACTAATAGATAATTTATGAACGAATGCTAATTTCATTAGTTCGTTTTTTGTTAGAGGAAGGCTCCACCCAGGATATACTTCGCTCACCATTTCTCTTAAATCAATTTGTTGGTATTGCTTCTCGGTACAGCTTAAAAAATCCTGGTACTTAAATCCGTCGCCAACCATTTTATTAGAAAATTTAACTGAAACGGTTGGTATGCCGTAGGCAACGGCAGCCACTAATCCGTGCAGCGTACTGGTAATTAAAGTTTCGCATTCACAAATTCTATTGATGATATTTTCTATGTCTCCCATGCTATTTATGATCGTGATACCATCATCCTCTGAGTAAGCCTCAGATACTAAATAATAATCGACCCAAGATACCATTATTCCTACGTCGTATTTTTTAGATACATTAGGAGTATAGAATCTTGGTAGTAAGAGGCCTGGGTCGCCGATTGCGACCGGTTCATGTCCGCTTAGTTTAACTAAGTTTTTTGAAAGCAGGCCGCGCGTAGCGATGATACGAAAATCCTCCGAAGGAGGGGAAAATCGCGTAGGGTCTAAATCTGATGTGAATGCGCTACCGCTTCCCCATACGATTCCGCTTTTAACATTATAACTTAGAAGGCTGCCCGTTACCATAACCAATGATGGGTCAGAATTGTCGGGCACAAACTTTGCTTTTTCTCCGCTTATTTTTTCAATTAAATAAGGCGTAAGAGCATCTCCAAAATTCGTACAATGATGCCAGTAAGATTTGATTGATTTCAAATCTTCTACTACGGCTTCTGTGGATACGGCTTCTGTGGATACGGCTTCTGTGGATACGGCTTCTGTGGATACGGCTTCTAAATCGGTGATAACATCACTCATATCAAAATGGCGTTTTATCCTATAATTTCAAACTTCGGACAAGGAACAATAAACTTTCCGCCATTTTGGAGATAGTCTTGTTCGCGACTGACGAATTCATTAATAAAATGCCAAGGAAGAACTAACAGATAATCTGGCCTAGCTTTTCTCATTTCGTCTTCTGAGAAGATCGGAATATTGGTTCCGACTGTCTTGAGGCCAAATTTGTACGGACTGCGCTCAGCAATACCATCAATCAACGTATGATCGAGTCCGAAAAATTGCAGAAGCGTGTTACCTTTGGTCGAAGCGCCATAGCCCCAAACGGTTTTGCCCTTAGCTTTAGCTTCTTTGATGAAGGCAACGGTAGTGTATTTTAGTTCTTCGATTTTTGAATAGAACTCATCCCAAGTGTAAAAGCTATCTAGGCCCTGCGTTTTCTCATAAGCTAACAAAGACGCTACCCTCATGTTACAAACATCTCGATGAGGCTGGGATGCAAACTTTTTGACGTCTCCGATCGTCTTCATCGCATAAACTCTGAACGAACCGCCGTTGATGTCGTTGAGTTGACAGTCTACAATCTTGAATCCGTTTCGCTCGAACAGTGATTTCAAATTGAACAAAGAATAGTAATAGATGTGCTCGTGACAGATATTGTCAAATGCCATTTGTTTAATCATCAGCGGAGTATAGCTGAGCTGCAATACCCAAAGCCCATCATCTTCTAGAACTTCGGCTACGTCTTTAATGAAAACGTCTGGCTGATCTAGATCGTAAAACATCGCTATAGATGTAACTACTTTGGCCTTTAGATGGCCGAATTTAGATTCCTTGAATACTTTGGCTCCGAAATAATTCTGAATTACGTAATCGCAATGTTTCTCGGCCTCATGTTTGAAAGAATCATCGGCCGGGTCAATACCGATCTTCTTCATGTCTGGGAGAAAACTAAGCAGCGTTCCGTCGTTGCTGGCGATATCAATCCAGAGGTCTTCCTTATTGACCTTGACAACTTTCATGATGGAATCGACGATGTCTTTTAGCTCGTTCTTCATCGTTGCGTTGATACCAGATCTGTACCAATACTTTCCGTACATCGTGTCCATCGGAGCACATTTCTCTAATCGAACGGCACCGTGATCATCGAGCAATAGTTTCATTTCAACTTTGTCGTTTCGAGGTTCCTCGTTTGGCGCAAGGAAATCTGAAACGTATAGCTCGCCTAAAGTAAACAATTCTTTCATTTTTCGTCCTTCATCATTATCGATATCAAATCTTCGACCGAGTGTTTTGGTGTCCACTTTAGCTCTCTGGTAATCTTATTTATGTCAGCTCTCAGTATTGGGCGTTCTGGTCTAAGCAGCGTATTATCAATGTCTATATAATCGGCGAAATTCAAATTCACATGCTCAAACGACCTTTGAATGAATTCTTTCGTAGAAGTTAGTGCCCCAGTACCTATAACGTAGTCGGTCGGATAACGGTTAGTCATCATTAAATGAACTGCTTCCATAAAGTCTGGAGCATAACCGTAATCCCTCATATCAAAAAGATTACCTATCTTCAGTCTTTCTTTGCTTCCGGCACTTATTTGTTTAGCGATTGTAGTTACCTTCTTGGTAAAGAAACCGCTACCTCGGCGTGGGCTTTCATGATTGAAGAATATTCCAGAGCAACAAAACATTCCAAATGTCTCGCGAAAGGCTCTCACCATATTGTCAGCATAAAGTTTTGCTGCGCTGTATGGTAATGTAGGTCTCGGATAAGTCATTTCATCTTGCCATCCGGAACTATCATTGCCAAAAATCAAACACGATGATGCCTGAAAATACTTAATTTCTTTATTTACTTTCCGTATCGTTTCCATTATAATTTGTGGAACATTAGCATTAAGCTGAAATGTTTGTTCAACATCTGTCCACGGATCGAAAATATTCGTAACTCCAGCAAAATTGTAAATCTCATCTGGTGAATGAGTTTTAATATAAAAATCCCAATCTACTGGGTTTGAAATGTTCATTGGTAAAATTTGAATAGATGGAACAAGGCTTTTCAGCCAGGCAATCTTGTTTGGGTCACTGTTGTATTTAACTACTCCGTACACTTCATAATTTTTAGAATCTAATAGTTCAGCTAGGTAGCTACCATCCTGGCCTAATGCTCCAACTATGAACGCCTTCATTTTTTGCCGTACATCTTCGTGGACCCTTGCTTGTAAAGCTTCTGTACGGATCCTGTCTTCACCATTTCGTTTATCGACTCATCTATTTCTTGAATCAGATCATTACGTTGCGAATTAGCAATATTTGTTAGGCGAGTGGCGTCTGCTATCTGTTTATCGGTAGCGTCTGCATTTCTTTTAATGTCTTCAGCCATCCAGATTCTGATGTTAACAATTGTTAAAGAGTCTATCAAATTTCCTATCGAGATTTTCATACAGTTGAATATAACGATCTTAGATGTTGTTATAATGTTATGTATGAAGACAGCGTGCATTACTGGAATCACTGGACAAACAGGCTCTTATATATGTGAATTGCTTTTGGCTAAGGGTTATAAGGTCCACGGATTAAAAAGACGAAGTAGCTCTCTTAATACCGAACGTTTAGACCACATTTACCTGGATCCGCATCAGGGCTCGAATTTAGAGTTGACTTATGGTGATTTGGCTGATTACTCTTCACTATCTAGCTGGGTTGGCGATATTAAACCGGATTTATTCTTTAACATGGCCGCTCAAAGCCACGTCCGTGTAAGCTTCGATGTCCCTGAATATACGATGGATGTAACTGGCACTGGCGTTATGCGCGTGCTAGAAGCCATTCGCAAGTACAGCCCTAAAACTAGATTTTTAACAGCATCTAGTTCTGAGATGTTCGGATCATCCCCTCCGCCTCAAAATGAGGACACTAAATTTAGGCCGCGGTCGCCATACGGAGTAGCTAAGGTCGCCGGTTACTACGCCACTGTAAATTATCGAGAGGCTTACGGGTTGCACGCTTGTAACGCCATTTCTTTCAATCACGAGTCAAGCAGACGTGGTGAGACCTTTGTTACGCGTAAAATCACAAGAGCCGCGACGCGAATCAAACTAGGCCTTCAACAGAAGCTGTACCTCGGTAATATGGATTCCAAACGCGATTGGTCTCATGCGTTCGACGTAGCTGACGCGATGTACAAAATCATCAGCGCCGATAAGGCTGACGACTTCGTCATCTCAAGCGGAGAGATGCACTCTGTTGAAGAGTTCGCGCAGGTTGCCTTCGACAAATTTGGACTGGACTATAACGACTATATCGAATTCGATGCGCGGTACCTACGTCCATCTGAGGTCGACGCGTTGCTCGGCGATTCTACAAAACTTAGAGATGAGCTTGGTTGGAAGCCCAAATACAATTTCAAATCATTAGTTGACGAGATGCTCGAAGGCGATATGGAACTTGCGCGGCAGGAGCTGGTTTTGAAAGAAAACGCCAAATGAAGATTTTAGTAACGGGTGCCGGTGGATTTTTAGGACATCATTTGCTTAAAGAGCTGAGGGCAGTTAATCCTAAAACTTTTATATTATCGCCTCGAAGTGCTCAATTAGATTTACTAGACAGAGATTCTACATGCGATTATGTGGGCGCACGCGCGCCTGATGTTATACTTCACATGGCCGCTCTATGCGGAGGAATTTTAGCAAACCAGAATAGCCCGGCAGATTTTCTTCATGCTAATGTGGATATGGCAACAAACATTTTTTATGCCGCTAAAGAGTCGGGCTGTAAATCTGTGTACAGTCTTGGTAGCGTATGTGCCTATCCTAAATTCTGCCCAGTGCCATTCAAAGAGGATAATCTATGGGATGGATACCCTGAAGAGACCAACGCTCCGTACGGAATGGCTAAACGTCTTCTTATGATGCTAGGACAGACGTACCGACAGCAGTATGGATTCACTGGTGCGCATTTCATTCCAGTAAACATGTATGGCGAACACGATCATTTTGATTTGGTAAACAGTCATGTTATTCCGGCATTGTTAAACAAATTCGTTACCGGAGTTAAAAATAACTCTGCTTACGTTGAATGTTGGGGTACCGGAGAAGCTACGCGCGAATTCCTTTACGCGGGGGATTGTGTACAGGCCATTGTTCAAGCGGTGACGACCGGATTTGATTGTGCTGAGCCGATCAATCTCGGAACCGGGCAAAACATCTCGATACGGGATTTAGCATATTTAATTAAAGACATTACTGGATTCACAGGAGAAATTGTTTTTAATGGAACGGTATCTGACGGGCAACCAAAACGTATGCTTGACGTATCAAGGGCTCATAAATATCTGAGCTGGAATGCCACAACAACATTACGTGAAGGCATCAAAAAAACTTACGAATGGTATAAGGCTACACGATGACAGATGGAGATGCTGATGGTATCAGACAGCCTGACCCTAACTATGTCTGGCCGCCAGACCATGATGGCACGGCCATCATGATGGTCACGTATAATCGTTTAGAGTTAACGAAGAGAATGCTTAATTCTCTTTTCGCTAATACTCACGGCCCTTATAGATTGATTGTAGTTGACAATGGATCAACAGACGGAACTGTTGAATGGCTAAAAGAATGTAAAGAGGGGGGCAGTGTTTTTTGGGATCTTCAATTGAATCCTAAAAACATGGGTATCGCTATCGGTCGCAACCAATGTTTGCAGCTTGCTAAGAAATACAATTCTGCCTACTTATCAACCGTTGACAATGACGTAGAGTTTCCTGAAGACTGGCTTAGAAAATGTGTGGATGTTATTAAAGCAAATCCAAATTTTGCAATTGGATTGAACATGGAAGGAATAAAGTATCCGCTCATAACCTTAAAACAAAAACAGTTCCAGTTAAAAAAGCATGGTAATCTAGGAACAGCCTGTACTGTTTTCCATAGAGAACTGCATGATAAGATTGGTTATTTTATAACTGAATTTGGTTTGTATGGCGAAGAAGACGCCGATTTCTTTTATAGGGCACGCATCGCTGGATTCAAGATGGGCTATCTTTTAGAGATGGGCACGCATTTCGGTGAAGGTGCATTGGATGAGGGTACTTATCGTGCGTTTAAAAGTGAAAACCATCGTAAAAATTTACCCAAATTCAGATCTAATTGTGCGGAATATTCAAGCGGGAAACGACCCATCTACATAAAATTCGGATGACGAGTTGCTTAGTTTACAATCACAACAAGCTTTTATGATCGCGCCACGTTTAACCCCATGGGAAAAGTACAGCGCTCGCGAATGGCGCCGAAGCGTCGTTACCGAATACGGTAACGTACCGCTCGTCCGTTGTTGGGGTCGCAACAAGCACGGTGTGGCCGAGTGGACCTGGGCAACGTTGACGCCTGGATTTCAGGCTATCCCTCCGGAATATTTCAAATCCAAAGTCTCCAAATTTTTGACGCCGTATCATGTGAAAAACACCGTCTTCGTACGTAAATGTGATGCATTGATTCAAGCCGATGACCTCATGAGAGGTGCCGGGCTTTTGTTATTAAAAAATAAACACTTAGCATTCCTATGAAATTAACTTTGGACTTGGTACCATCTTCGTCTTGGTTTAATAATGTACGCGCAGTTGTAACTGTACAGCAGTGGGATACTTTAAGACATAAAGTCTATTCAAAAGCTGCTAGTGTTTGTGAAATTTGCGGTGGTGTTGGTAGAAATCATCCAGTTGAATGCCATGAAATTTGGCATTACGATGACGTTAAATTAATCCAGCGTCTAACTGGTATGATTGCTTTATGTCCCAATTGTCACATGGTAAAACATTTCGGCCTTGCTCAGATTCAAAATCGGGAAGCCCAAGCACTTAGACATTTAATGCGTGTTAATAACATTACACGCACTGAAGCCGAAGCTCATATAAATGACGCCTTTCAAATTTGGCAAAACCGAAGTTCCAAATCTTGGACATTAGATATTCTTCATTTAGAAGAGTATGGAATTGATATTAAAACATTACGATGATATACTCTACGTATGGCCATTCATACCTTAAAAGATAGAATCAACAGCTATCGCGATGCTTGCTCTCAGAAGCTTTTGCGTCGATTGCCTGTTGTCATCAACGTGAATGGTAGGGGTTTCCGCAGAGTTACGTCAATGATTGAGAAACCGTTCTCTGCCGATTTGGCAAACGTGATGTGCGCAACAGCTGTCAAACTCTGCCACGAGATTGATGGCGCTGTGTTTGCTTATACGTTCAATGATGACATCACAATCATTACTAGAAACGATCAGTCTTATGAAACGCAACCGTGGTTTCAGAATGATGTACAAAAAATTGTATCGGCCGCGTCATCTATTGCAACGCTTGAATTTAGCAATGCAGCCAAAGAAGTGGGTCTTGGCTCGCTTGCTGAAGCTATGTTCACCTCTCATGCGTTTACAGTTCCGTCGCTCACCGAGGCAATCAATGTGCTGATTGCCAAGCAACAGTTGGCGTCTCAATCGGCTCTTAACTTTTCTGTATTCTATGAGTTGACAGAAAAGTACGGTGATGATGCGATTGAGATTTTGCAAAACAGAACGCCAGATGACAAAGAAGAACTTCTTGAAGAGTGTGGAAGAAGCTTCAGTGCATACCCGGCTCCATTCAGACGAGGAGTGGCGTGTTATCGCTCACCTACTCTGGTAAACTCAAAAGATGGTGGCATTATCAAAAACAAATGGGTAATCGATCCTGATCTTCCGCTGTTTTCTAAAGACCAGGCCTTTCTTACAAATATATTTAAAACCGGCTCTGACATCATCAGAGCTGGACACTAAGGCTTCTTCTTCATAAAAAAACTTAGCAGCATCATGAGGAAGTTGTAAAGCTGACCCACCATTCCTTGCTGAATAGGTCCGTCATCTACCTCGCCAAGCTCGCGCGGTTCAAATTCTACGAAGGAATGAACAATTGGCATGTCCAACGGGGCTTCGAATTCAACGTGGTCGTCAGTAAAGTTTTCGGCAGTTACATTAGCTAGTGCTTGTTCGAATAGTGTTACCTTCATAAAAGCATCTGAATATGCGGTCACGGCGCGCGTATAATCGGCTTCAGGGGCAGTGTAATACCCTTGTTGTCTCAGGAGCTTAGAGAATCCAGAAGGGCTTCCTGCCTCAACCTGGGCCCAAGCAATGGTGTACCGTTTGTTACGAAGTAAATTAAAATGGTGTTCAACGCCTAAGTCAAGGGTCGGGAAAGATCGAAACCATGAACCTGGATTTTCTGATTTTAGCTCTACTCGCTTACCGTTGATAATCTCCCACACGCCATTGAGTGCGCAGTACTCGATGATTTGACCTGCAACATCTGCCGCCTTGGAATTACCTATGTTATTGTTCCAACAATAGGTTCCTTGACCAGTTTCAATTGACCATTGGGCAAAGATAATAGATATTTGTTTCTTGTTCGGGTAGGCGTCGTACGATTCCTTCCAAGCATGAATCATAGCTTCTACAAAATCTAGTTTAGTAAATGTTGATCTAACCGTAGGAACTCTTTTAAGCATATCAATGGTGATATAACAAAGACGATGGAAGAGAAAAGCATAATAAGAATTGAAGACCAGATTCAGTTTGCGTTTGAAAATTTCGGTGATTTCCCGCCTGAACAACAAAAAAAACTAATAGAAATTGTTCAAACTAAATTCAAAGTGGAGCAAATGAGCTGGCAGCTACGCGAGCCCGTGTTCTACGGTTTTGTTGCTTACTCTCTTCCGGTTGAGAACTACCCAATCAGGACAATGGTTACTTCTTTGCTTTCTGAAGATCTATTTGGAAGACATTTAAAAGAGAACATTAACGAAGCAAAAATAGCTTTATTGCAAAACTTTACTACGCTTATGAAATTCTATACCGGTGCTTCTGATATGAAATGGCAAAAGAATTTTGCCTTTCTTGATACAAGATTAGGCAACGCGTTAATCAACGCGCATTTAACTGATATCAAAAAAGAGTTACAAAACAGATATTGTTCTGATTATCGCCTTGATGGCTCAATCAGGCAGGTACTAGACCTATACCATGTTACAGGTTTAAAACTTGGAGATTTGGTTTTAACATTCAAATCCAGACCTAAACAGTTGGAACTTATTACAAAAGTTGTGCCAGAGGCTGCTAAATACGTCACCATGATCTAGTTGCCGATGGTGCTAAGAAGCTATACAGTACAGTAACACATGCGCTCGTAGCCTAATGGATAAGGCCCCAAACTTCTAATTTGGTTTTTTGCAGGTTCGAGCCCTGCCGAGCGCGCTATATCGATACGATTTCGGACGGTTAAAAGCGAGCGGTTATATACCGCTTTATGAAGATTCGCAATTTACTTCCGTTTTTATTTCCACTCGTTCTCCTGTCTTCCGGATGCTCTCCGTCGAAGGTAGTCACCCCGCCAGTTGCGGCCCCGATACCGGCAGCAAGTCCGGTTAAACCTGCATTTGTTCCACCAACTGGCTGGAAAACTGTTAGCGGTAAAGGTTTTGCTTTTGCTGTTCCAAAAACAGTTAGCGAGGTCAAAGGCGCACCAGGCGAAGAGTTTGCTAAGTTTGCTGCCAAATCTGAGGATAATAATTTTCTATTGGGATTTGATTACAAAGATAATATCAAAACAGTTAATCGAATGTCAAAGCAGATTATGGAATCTTTAGCTGATATCGATGCTGAGGTTCAACAAATCAAACAGGTAGAGGTGGACGAATATGATGGAGCAGTGTTTCTAGCCGTGCACGGCAACCATGTGTTTATGGTATATGTTTTTGTTAAAGATCAAATAGGGTATCAAATTTCATGCGGCACTCCGGATAAATCTGAAGCTCAGAAAATGGTCGATGCCTGTGAGGCCATCGTCGATACTTTCAAATTTACTAAATGAAAATTCGGCAAGGTATTTTACTAGCGGCAGGAACAGGTTCACGCCTGCACCCATTAACGCTAACAATGAACAAACATATGATTCCGGTCTACGACCGTCATATGATAGAGTACCCTATCGAAACGCTTCGTCAGCTTGGTTGTGAGACAGTCACGATCGTTATAGGCGGGGACCAAATAGGATTTGGTCAAATCGTATCCTTCCTAAAGGATGGCGAACAATTTGGAATGAAATTCAATTATGTTTATCAGATGAAGCCTTCTGGTATTGCTCAGGCCATTAATCTTTGCGAGGACTACATTAAAGATGATAAGTTCGCAGTCATTCTTGGCGACAACATATATGAAAAGAAAATCAACTTCACCAATCCTAAGCCTGGCGCTCAGATCGTTTTGTGTCAGCACCCAGAGATCAATCGCTTTGGAGTCGCTTCTATTTTAAACGGCTCGATCGTTAACATTGTGGAAAAGCCACAAATTATTGATGAAACGTTAGATAATTTTGCAATCACTGGCCTTTACATATTTGATCAAAACTACTTTTCTTTTTATCCTCAGTTGAAACCATCATCTAGAGGTGAATATGAAATAACGGACATGATGAAAATTTACCATCGAGACAAAGACCTTTACTATACAATAAGTAATGGGTGGTGGTCTGATACCGGTACATTTGAATCTATACAGTCAGTTAGCAATAGAATCAGAGAAAAAATCATTTTAGCCAAATGATTTGAACTGGATCGATATACGATATGTATGCGAACAGTTGTCATAGGAAAAGGTTTCATTGAGTCTCATATAAGTGCATCTGACTTTGGGCAGCGGCCGGGGTACAAAGCTTGCGACTATAGATTCGAGCCCTCTAAAGAGAGCATCGAACGCTTCATAGATAAAGCCAAGCCTGACGTAGTCATCAACTGTTTAGGTAAAACAGGACGACCTAACGTCGACTGGTGTGAGACTCATAAGGATGATACGATGATCGCGAATGTGACGATCCCGACGCTTTTAGCTGAGGTCACGCATCGTCACGGAATACAGCTCGTCCATATCGGTTCGGGTTGTATTTTTTACGGACTGTCTCCTAACGCAGGAGACCCAATGGACCGAGACTTTAGAGGCGATCCTGGCTGGAAAGAAACTGATTTTGCAAATTCTAAATCTTATTATTCGAAATCAAAATATTCGTGTGATTTAGCAATCTCGGATTTTGATAACGTTTGCATTTTGCGCATCAGGATGCCAGTCTCTGCTAGTTTCGTACCACGCAATTATATCACTAAAATATTAGGGTACTCCTCTATTATTGGAGCTTCAAACTCCGTTACATTTATGGATGATTTCGTCAAAGCTGCGGCGTGGACGATTGACAAGTCGAAACGAGGGGTTTACCATGTTACCAACCCAGATCCCGTTACTCCGATGGATTTCCTGTCGGAATACCAGAAGTACGTACCTGGGCACACATATAGCGTGATTAATGAGAAGCAGCTCGATGCGCTCACTATAGCCCCAAGGTCTAATTGTATAATTGATAGCTCAAAAATCATCGGTGAAGGTTTACGACTATCATCCTCAAAAGATCTAATTGAGGATTACATGAAACGTTTCGTTACATCAATGGAGCATTAAATGGCTAGCGAAAAGCTCTCTATACCTCTTACTGCAACGCAGGACCGCAATGGTAAAAAGTATTACATGGGACGCGTTCAATTTCCGGGGACACTGAATCTCCGACGTGGTGCCGTGTTCTGGGTGTTCACCAGTGAGTCAGGTCAGGAAGAAATCCAGATCGGTGTCATGGACAAGAAGAAGGACAAAGAGCGTCAAGCCAAACGCTTAGAGAGAGAAGCTGTCTCGGGTGAATCTGCGCCAGATGTCTCTAGACGTGGTAACCAAGGTAATTACTAATGAAACATTTCGAAAACTTATGGGATGACGCCGAAAAAATAAAAGGTCCGTCTGATCGAGATGAAATTTCGGCTAAAATCAAAAAGTTACTTGATACTTACACTGGTATACATAGAAGCGGTGGAGGTACTCATATCGGCTACCCTGTTGGCTTCACAGAAGCTGCTAAACAGAAAGCAATGGGCGACATATTGTTTCTGCTTGCAAACCTATCTGCAATGGACACGATAGACGTCTACAAAGCCTTATCAGAGGCAATTGAACGCGCCGATATTAGATCTCTAGGTGTTCCTGATGAAAAACATAAAAGTATTGATTCTTAGCGCTATTTATTCTGCTGTCATGACTTTTGGCCACGAGGCCATCGCAAACCCACCAATTGCGTTACCGCTGGCTTCCGAGAAGCTAGGTAAACCTATTCAGCTGTCAGGGTGCCCTGGTTTGCGCGTTGTGGAGTGGCGAGCCAGTCAAGAGTGGTCGTACACGTCGCAGAGTGACGATGGCGTAAAGGTTATGGAGAAAGCGTGCCAAACCACATTGGTGCGCTATCCAGAATTTCTGCGTTCTAAAAAATTAGAATTCAAACAGGAATCATTCTCTGTCGATATGGCTCTTATTCCAGCCAACACTATTGGTGATGGTAAAGAGTCACGAAACATGAATGACGTTAACGGTCGATTTCAAATCGTACAGCCTAATTGCTGTTCGTGGGGAATTTATGATTCCCAATTATCGTTCCTATTTCTTCGTAATGACCCCATCTCAATTCATGGTGGGAAGAGCGTTACGAACAAGTATTTCGTCAGAACGTTCTTTCACGAGTTGGGGCACGTGCTGAATCACAAGTGGCACGTCAAAGAACGTTATTTTCCTAACAATCCGTCAGAGGACGAGAAGCTCGTTGAAGAGTGGGTTTCGTACCTTGGGATTACGTTCGCCACCGAATCTTCATCTGAAGATTGGATGATGAAAAAACGTAGCCAATGAAACATTACGCTAAACGGAATCGGCACATTTGTTATAACATGCGTTACAACAGTTACACGGCTTGGGTCGCTTATCAAACGGCGGAAGAACACCAGCCAGTGGGCACTTATGTTGGTTTGTACCGCTGCTTCCGCAGCGGCAAACATTAGCTACATCGAGTAGCTTTTTGGTTTTATTTTTCTCCAAAAAGAATACCCCTCCCCTTACGAGATAGAGTTTATAATTGCGATGCCTGCGGCATCGCCATCGATAGAGATATTAATGCAGCAATAAATGTTAGAAGGCTCGGTACGAGCCTTGCGATATCCGGAGAAATAAATTCGCCGGATACTTTCAGAAGCCTCGCCCTTTAGGGCGAGGTAGTTCACTTTTCTTCATGCAACGTTCGTTTTAGATGGTAACAGGCGCTTTCGCGATTGTTTGCGATGCCCATGATCATATCATCCAGACCGTCTGTCATTTCTTTTTCATGTTCTTCTTTGAGAATACTGAAGAAATTTTTAGAATACGCCAAGAATTTTTCTTCTAAAGCTAGCGATTTGGAAACGATATTATCGTCATCATCCATTGAGGTAAGTACCTGATATTGTAATTCTATTTGTGCTTTCGTATCAAGGCACTCATCTCCGAATAGGCTTACGAACTTTTCTGACGCTTCATCTGCATCGTGTTCAGCTGATTTGTACAGCTTCTCAAACATTAAATGTAGTGCGTAGAAATTTGGGCCTGATGCAATCCAATGATGCTGCTGATGTAAAAAATACAACGCCCTGAGATACGAAACATAAATACCAATAGATTTATTGAGTTTTTCCATTATAGCTCGCCATTCAAAAATTCTTCTACACCGCGCTCATTTACATTCAGTATTATTGGCTTGTCTTGATGCCCAACCAGACAGCAATGTTGATTGTATTTAATCGTGTCGGAGTAATTTTCTGAGCTGATTACGAATCCGAATCTGCCGTTGTACTCCGCTGCCCAGTTTATATCATCTCGTTCGTGAGCTAGCGTAATTTCAGTTTTTTGTTTTTCCCAATTTTTAATGGTGGGTAAAACCGCTCCACCAACGATTGTGTATTTGGTCATCGCAGAAAATGTAACGGTTGCTGAAATGTATTTTTCTTTCAGCCATTGAATCGTTTCAAATGCTTCTGGATTGAAACCACAAGCATCGGCGTACATCAAATCTTTGTACGAATACACATACACATATTTTTCGGAAAGCGTTCTAGCTAATGCAGTTTTCAACTGCATATCAGCGGTGCTTCCGGTTCTGGCCATCCCGCCGAGTAATATGCAAAGATCATGCTCTTTGGTGTTTTCTAACACATAATCCGGATCGTTAAAGAATCCGGTTACAACTGACATCTTTCCATTAAGCTTATTGACATCGAATGACTTCATAAAGCATTGATGCTTTAAATATTCATCTATCGACACCGACGATGTCTGAGGTTTTTTCCTAAAAGCTTTAGGTCCAAACCCGGCGTCCGGTAGCCTAGTAGGCCTGTTGAGATTTTGCAGGGCCGTTTACGGCGGATTAAAGCGGTGTTTCAAACAAGACCATCACGTAGCCCGTTGGTTTCTAAATGCAATGAACCGACGATGTTATTGTGAAAGTCGAGATCGACATCAGGATCGATTCGGTTTACAACACTCGACATTTATCCTGAAAACCTATAGGAAAGATATACAGGAGAGAGATCTCTCTGATATAAGAGATCTCTGAGATCCTCTCTCTGTACCTCTCTCGCTTTCTCTTTCGTACCTCAGAGAAAGCTCCGCGATTTCGCCCCGCCCTGTCGGGGTTTTCTTTTTGGCGTTTAATGCCTTTCAACCATTTTGTCGAGATCGTCACCGACAACACATAAAATCTTTTCGAGAGCTAACTGTGAAATCGATCAATTTTGGAAACAATCGTGAAGATCTTGCCCGACTCATTGCGAAACACTTTCCAATTCAGATTAAAAGCATCGACTCGATTGTTACCAGGATTCATGAGCAATATCCTACCGTTGACCGTTCAGTGATCTCGACTGTGGTGGCTTCATTTTTTACCGTGCTACGCACAGAACTTTTGGACGGAAAGCTTATTAACTTCGTTAAGTATTTGCCCTCGATGGGCATTTTCGTTTACGAAAGAAACAATGCTTTGGTTATAAAACCGAAACTTAAAACTCCCGAATCGCTGAAGGCAAAATGAAAGAATTAGAACTCGATCTAATCGACGATATTGAAGACGACCTTAACGACGATCTCGGCGACGATACGGAAGAACCTGATCTGTTAGAAAACAACGTTGATTTCACTGCGGAGTTACAGGATACGTTTTCAACGAATCTTTGTGACGTCATTATAACGTTTCGATATCTTGGTGTGTTTAAAGCCCGAGCAATTGCGTGCATGAAAGAACTCGCGCAACGTCGGGCAAATGGCGATACGTTTGAATTTGAGGAATACATTCAGACTCAGATGAAAACGATGCCGAATATAAACGCCGCCATTCCGAAATATTCTTTGCCGCTTAGCGGATTGTTTAAGAAATGAATCAACTTCAAGTCGAAATCATTCGACGCGTATTTCATGATTTTGGAATATCGATCGTCAATGCTAAACCGATTCACGATTTGGTGATGAACGACGAAACTCTTTGCAAGTTTACATTGCCGCTGGAGGTAGACGGAACTCCTACTCAAAAACTTATATGGTCCGCGCAGTTAGAGGTTGCGGGCACTTTGGTGCGAGTCATAATGTCAGATGTGTCAGATGACGACTTTTGTGAGATTGTTCTTGCATTGTCTGCGACAGACCTGCCACTATATGGGATTCGACTTTCCAACGATCCGGAAGATGAAGGCATCTTTAGTGTGCGGGCGGGGAATGAATGGGTTCCGGTAACGATTGGGATTCAGGCTAGCGTACTGAGCGGAATCGAAGGGCTCGACTCAATCGCAATGAATTGGAAGCCCTGCGAAAACACAGAAGATTTACACGAAGCACTTATAAGTTTAATGAACGAGGGAGATGCGGAATGAGGGGAAAAAGCGTTGATATTGATTTCATTTCCGTCTTCGTTGAAGAATGTGTTGCCAAAGAGATGGCAACTCCCTCAGATATTGCTTCTGAGGCCAAGATTCGAATCAACAACATTGATCACGAGATTCGACGTATCGAGACGCTTAAGAACGAGCGCTCTAAACTGGTCGACGTGGTCAACAGCTTCGATTCTGTTGATGAGGAAGCTGAGGACGAAAACAGCGTGTTTGCCACCGATGACTGCCTCTCAGACGACTTCACCAACCAGATTGCCAAATACATCGGCGCGAACCTAGCGGGCGTTTCGATCAAGCAGATCCTCCTTCAGTTCGGCGGAGACTCTCTGAAAGAGCAGATCTTTTTCTCCGTCAAGAAGCTGGCCGAGAGCGGGCTGACTGTTAGGAACACAGATCGGAATTTCGTTCCTGGTCCTAAATGGAAGATGTCCGCGTAGACGGTATATGTTACGTATGCTTCCAGATAATATTGACGAACAGATAGCGAAGTTACGTAAACGCAGAAGCGAGCTTGTTAAACAGATTTGGGATATTGAGAGCGATATCATTTGTTTGAGAGAAATTAAGCTGAAGCACGCAGAAGTCGAACGACTCAAAGGCGATGTCGAGCAAAAATAAAGCCTATGCCAAACTTATTAAACGTTTAGTAAGTATTGATAAGGATAAGTTTTGCCGAATGCTTGCTGCTAAAACTAATGTACCGTTTGATCATGTGTATGCGATTGTGAATCTATTGCTGGACGAAATGCAGAGAGAGTTTAGGAACGCACATTCTGTGAATGTTGTTAACTTTGGTAAATTCGAACTGATTCAACAGAAACCTAAAAAGATACTAAATATCAATACTGGTGCTCACCAAGTTGTCGAGCGCACGAAGCGATTGAAGTTTGTACTAGATCGCGCTCTTTCTTCTTTTATTTCTAAATTCGTAGATATGGAGTGAACATGGGACGTCGCGGACCTCGTCAAGTAGTTTTTGTTTGTAGCGCTGTTCTGAATAACAAGCTCGTCAGTGAAATGATTGAGCAGGAGACCTCAGATGAGGCGACAAAGCGTTTTGTTGCTAAGCACAACAGTAACCCCGAATCGGTATTAGGACCATTCTATCGCAAGCGTACTGGCGTTCTATTGAACAATCAGGCTCAGGTTCGTTTTACAGGGAAGTCTCGCACTGCCGTATTTAACGAATGGTATGTAAAAGCGATGATTTTGGAGCTTCCGGAAGATTGCGTCTGGGTTTTCTTTGATGCCCGCGTTGACGGTAAGAAGCAGCCGAAACCGCAGTCTTTCATTATGAAAACTGAGGAAATCACCTTCCTTACTCAGGATGAGGAACTTAAATATAAAGCGATGATTACCGGACAAGTTTCCGTCTAATGGAAGATATTATGAATAAAACCTTACTTAAAAAAGCGGAATCAATTCTTGAGGATCGCAAAACAAAGATTCTGTCCAAAACAAACATCAGTCTCGATATAGATATTGAAGGTGATGAGACAGACGAGATTCAGGGTAAAAATATTGCGTTGGTAAACAATCATATTCTTACACGAGATAAAGAGCGATTACACAAGATTGAAAGGGCGCTTACAAAGATCAAGGGCGGCACATTTGGAGATTGTGAAGACTGCGAAGAACCAATTGAGGAAAAAAGGCTTTTAGCCAATCCTGAATTTAGTATTTGTATCTCTTGCGCATCCATGATCGAATTGAGAGCCAAGAGGTCAAGAGGGCATAATTGAACACGGTCATAACTGAAAAAACAGCTACTGGAGATATTTCATACGATGTATTTTCAAAGTTAACGAACGACCGAATTATATTCCTATCGGATTATATTGATGATGAGGTTGCTACAGATATTGTAGCGACCTTGTTGTATTTGGATAGCGTAGATCATACTGCCCAAATATCTATTTATCTTAATTCTGAAGGTGGCGATATTAGAAGTGTTTTCATGGTTTACGATGTTATCCAACTTTTGCGAGCACCAATTCAGACCATCTGTTTAGGTTCTGCTACGTTTGCGTCTGCAATCATTCTAGCTGCCGGTACTAAGGGCCTGCGTAGTGCTACAAAAAGTTCTGTCATATGCGTTAGTCAATTATCTTCTGACGGAGTAACGTACGGTGATATGACTGGAATCAGAATATCTTTCGAGCAGATGAAGAAAGATAATAAGAAATTGATTGATATCATAGCTAAGCTTACCGGCAAAACCGCTGCTAAGGTCACTAAAGACTGTGAACGAAAATTATTTATGACTCCATTGCAAGCCAAAAAATACGGTATCATCGACCGTGTGTTGGAATGGAATAAATGATTAAAAAACCGATAAAGAAAATGCAAGACCTAGAAGGGCTGAACTCATCATCTAGAAATCTAGAAATCTATTCAAGGTTAGCTAAGGATCGAATTATATTTCTAACAGAGGATGTTACAAAAGAAACAGGAAGTTCTCTTTCAGCTTTGCTTTTGTATTATGACTCAGAGAATCACGATAAAGATATAAAAATTTACATCAACTGCAATGGTGGTGATGCTACAGCTTTATCTAATATCTATGACGTCATGCAAATGATAACTGCACCTATACAAACCGTATGTCTTGGTAAAGCTTATTCGGCTGCTGCTATTTTGCTTGCAGCTGGCGCTCCAGGTAAAAGGTTTGCCACGAAGCATTCTGATATTATGATTCACGGAATACAAGCTCAGTTTCCGTTTACCGATAATGCAGATAAGATCGATTCAGAAATCGAAATGAAGATGCTTCAAGATCATAACGATATGATTATGAAGATCCTTGCCAAGCATACAAAGAAAACGTTCAAGCAGGTTGCTAAGGACTGTGAACGAGATTTGTACATGGATGCCAAAGAGGCATTTGATTATGGGATGATCGACGGTGTGTTATGAACGATGATGAAAGTAGACAAGCAAAAGTTATAAACGTTTTACGGTCTCAGTTAGATCAAATGACCGAAAAATATAACAATGAGCGCCTTCGTGCTCTTCGGGCCGATAAGCATCTTAATGATGTCGATCGTATTGCACTGAGAGCGGAGCGACTTCTTCAGAGTTACGCTTGGTGTAAGCTTGCCAAGAAGCAAACTCCAGATAAGGCTTATTCAAATAGAGAGCCAAGAACGTACGATCAAGAACAGGCTGACGCTTTAGCTAAAAAGATTCATGTAGTAATTTCCCATCGTTCAGATGTAGTAGACGAGGAGGGAAATGATGTTTGGTTGGGATCACGTACTAAAAGCCGTTGATTTTGTTTTACGTCGAAAAACTATACTAATACCGATTACTATCGAAGACACCGATAGTGCTGCCGAAATAGTTTCTGCTAAAACCATTCTAATGGCAAGACCCGATGAATCACTTTCTTCTGCTGCTAAAAGAAACGTTGATGAAATTATACGCTTGGATCGCGAGGTCCGACAAATGCGATACGAAATTTTTGAACTCAAAAGAACCAGAACGAAGAAGAATAAGATCGGTCGCTGATCCTTATCGTTCGGCTATGCCGGTTCATAATGACGCACAACATTATTGTACTGTTATGTAGAGGTTAATCATCACGAACCTGCGCCGATGTTCAATAAGTTGTATTCGCCGTGCCCGTATGGCGCGCCTCGCCCAGGCCCGTTGTGTATCGAGTGTTATCATTCTCCAAAAAGAATACCCTCCCTTTAGGGGGATGAATTTTTGTTCAGAAAAATATAATGCGTTATATAGAGTAGCAATGGGGCTCGGGACGAGCCTTGCGATATCCGGCGAAATAAATTCGCCGGATACTTTCAGAAGCCTTGCCCTTTAGGGCGAGGTAGTTCACAGACGCTATCAATAAACTATAATAGTATTGATGCCGCCTCCAACTAAAAAGCGCCCAAGAAAGCCAAATAAGAACAAGGATATTGAGGCTCTCCTTCAATTGAAGGATAGAACAAATGTTCAAACATCGATGTTCATCTGGGATCTTATTGCTCTGAAGAAGGGTTTGAATGGTCGCGGTGACGTAGATCATCGCCTTCCACCATCACGAATTCATCAAAAACTGGATGCCAGCATTACCAGCCTCATCAGCAAGCTCACTGGTCAGTATAGAGATCTCGCGCAAAATTCTTTACAAATTGTAAAACAGCAAGAGCAGCTGGCGGACACACTTTCTAAGAAAAAATCTGAGAAAAATAAAAACCAGACAGAGCCTCAAGCAGCTCCAGTGTCTACTCCGGCGGGCCCATCTTCTATGTTCGGTAATTTGGCTCCGGAACAAAAATCCGCGTCCGAGAACGTTGAATTTGTTACCGAGGCGACCAATCCATTTTCTCGTAGTTGGTACCGCATGAAGGCGCCTTTTACTTCATCGCCAGGTGCGCGTTTACTTGAAGGTATTCTTTTTCGCCTTCTTGACCTGAAAAATGAAACGGAAGAGATGCAAGACGCCTGCGTCTCTACCAGCGCAAACGATGTTAATCGCCTGGTACAATCCAAAGAAAATTTCAATTATCATTTAGCTGCCGTTAACAAACAATATCTTCAGTATGCTAAAGAAACTGGGCAAACACCAAGCGGCGAAAATTTAGGCAACGAGTACGGGGCTATTCAATCTAAGTTTGACAATTACATGGCAGAGTTCCTGATTGCAAACTCTATAGCTGGTATCAGCGGCTCGTTCAAGCATAGGTTTAAAGAGTTAGCAACCGTTTTTAAGAGTTCTCAAAATGATACTGATAGAAACGATATCCTCCAAAAAATGGATATCGTATACAAACAGCTTATAGCTTACATTAGATCTGAATTTCAGCTCAGTGTAAATAAGCCTTGGTCGACCATTAAAGAAGTTTACAGTTTAGGCCCAGTACCAATTCCTAAAGATATGGGAATGGCTAGTGATCCGGTATTAACTGGAAACGAAGATCAACTACAAACTCTTGCACATAATATTTTAAGTCGTCTTTTGAAAAAGAAAAGAATGGAACTTCCATTCTCTGACGCGAACGCTGGTATAAGATTGAAAGTTTTTCAGGTGCTAACAACTACAAGAAAATTGATCATTGACGTGATGAATAAGATTGAAAAGGGAGAACCAGAAACGCTTGGAAATTATATTCAACAGTTGAAATCCAAGAACGACGAGATAACCCGTTTAGTGACTACTCTTGCGGAATCAGTATCAAAAATTAATGTAAAAGAAAAGAAGAAAAAATGATTCTATCGCAGGATCCATTAGTTCTAAGGTCACGATTCATAGCGTCACTTCCTAATGATCCTGATATGAGATTAAAGTTCAATGACAAACTCATCACTGTGTTTGTTACTAGTCAAGAAAAGGCTAAATTGATACCATCTATTTTTGATAATTTCGTAGTTAGAGTAATTTGCATATTAGGCCACTGATGAATTTACTTGTTATCGGAGAACGAACATTTCCAACTATACTTGCTATCACACCGATGGAACAAGCTCAAGGGTTAATGTATGTTAAAGCTAATCCTCCGATCATGTCGTTTGTATATGATGAACCAGAAATGAATAAGATCTGGATGAAGAATACCTTTGTTCCTCTTGATGTCATCTTCTGTAGGGCCGGTAAGATCGTTGCAATCTCCAGAGGAGAACCGCACTCTGAGGATCTGTTCGGTCCCGACTATCCAACGGATCTGATAGTAGAGATGCCTGAAGGAAGTGTGGAAAAGTACGATATCTGCATCGGAAACGACGTAAGACTTAAGTACGACGTCGCTAGTTTCGGCAAAAAGCTGTCCGCAAGATATCTATTGACGTAGCAAATTCTTTGAACTTCTTAGGGGTTGCGTGAAGTCAGATAGCTGTTAGGTTAGAGTCATGCTCGATAGCGACTCCCTGATTGAAGCGGTCTCCAAAAACACTCCCGAGATTGAGGTCCTTAATCGCATTCTCTTCGGTTTAAAGATCCGCGCTAAGTGTACGGCTTATCGCCGCTGCCGCAACATCGACCTATATGACATCGTTCTTGGTGATGGCGCCCGAGTGCGTCAGATTGAGCGCTTCACACAGGAGATCGGTCTTAGCCTTCGTGCCAAGGCTCCGCCGATCGTTCGCCTCCTCCTTCAGGAGGGTATCGTTCGTCTTCAGGTGATCGCGACCGAGCCTGAGATCGTCGACTTTTGTGCTCGACGCAATGCGCTGCCTATGCCGAAGGCGTCTCTTCCATTCTATCTTGGAGAGACGCTCGACGACGGACCGCTTTGGCTCGACGTGCATACAGCACCGCACATTTTAGTTGCTGGAACTTCCGGTTCGGGCAAGAGCACGATCCTGCATTCTATCATCGGTAATGCGTTGTCGAATGATAACGTAGACATCTATCTGATGGATACGAAGAACATCGAATTCTCTTCGTACGCTGATCTCGAACGATATAACATCAATATCGATACGACGTATCAGGAGTGCCTGGAAACTCTCCAGAAGGTGTACCTCCAGATGGAGGAGACGTACGTGATGATGCGCGTGAACGGATTGCCTAGCAATTACTTTGCCAATGCAAACTGTAAACATTCGTACAAGTTAATTGTGATTGATGAATTTGCTGATTTAATCATGCAGGATAACAACGACGAGCTTCACGATTTGGTTTGCAAGATTGCTCAGAAAGGCCGCGCCGCTGGAATTCATTTTGTGCTTGCTACACAACGTCCTTCTGTCGAGATCCTGCGTGGTACAATCAAAGCTAACTTCCCCACTCGCATTTCCTGCCGAGTTGCGTCTCGCGTAGATTCCAATGTTATTATCGACAGCCCCCAAGCTCACGCTCTACTTGGCAAAGGTGATGCGCTGATTAAGTCAGCTACGCATGACCTTGTTAGATTTCAGGCGGCGTACGCGACTGCCGAAGCAAATATCGAGAACACATGAAAGATGTAGTCGAAAAACTAAAAGCCAAAGGTAATTTAGTAAATTACAATGATATCGACGCGGTCATTGTTCGTTTTCTAGAAGTTAGAAGCGATACCGTTTCTTTTTTCTGTCGTAAAGCTTACAATGATGTGAATCCTGTTTCCCTTGCGGCATTCAAGGAGGTTCTCAAAGAGGACCTCCGTAATGCTCTCATTTCGTTTATCAACGCAGGCCATGGCATTACGCCGGATGGCGTGCGCAGCTATTTGTCGCTGTGCGTCAAAAGCGCCGCGACCAAGGCAGCTTCCGAAAACAAACGGACAATTCACATTTGTCCGGGATGTAAATACCTTGGGCGAACTCAATCGGTTGAATACAGAGATAAGTTTTTCATCTGCCATACTTGCCAATCGGATTTGGTATCTGGTGAAGACAAACAACGTCTGAATATGTACAAGACGTTTTCGGTTCATTCCAAAAAGGGATACCGATGTTTGGATTGCGATCGGTTTATTCCGCAATCGCAAGAAGGCATCACTGTTGTTACATGCCCGTATCCCGATTGTATCTACACTGGAAAAAGCTCTGAACTTGAGCCGATGAGGCATCCTTCTATCAAGGGATCTGCTGATTCGATGGAATCGCTTTGTCTTGATTCTCCAGCGATGGGCGGAGGTCAGGACAACTCCTCGATCATGAAGGACTTGTTAACCGACTCTGGCGCCCGCTCTGGCTCACGCGGCGAACGAATGGGCCAGACTTACGCGCTGAAAGACAGCGTTGTAAGCAGCTCTATGCAGGTGAAAGAAGATATTCAAACTCAGATGAATATCCTTCTCAAAACGATCGCCGATCAGAAGAGCGCTCTTGCGTATCGTAGTAATGACTCGACTCTTCTTCTGAAGACACTGATGTACAACGCGTACGAAAACATCATTGCGGCTAACCCCGAAGAGATGATTGCGTATCTCGTGCATGAGAACCGCAATGGTGGTTTTCAGCATAAGATTTTTCAAGAATTCATCAGCCTGCTCGACAAGAGTTTACCGTTCAAATTCGTTAAGAACGGAAAGCATTTCGAAATCAAGACGTTACTTGATCCGAGCCTATGTATTTTCCCGGGTGAAAGCGTTTTCACTACGGAGGTTACGAACGAAGCGATCATAGAAAACAAAACTGAAGAGCTATACGTGGGAGCCAGAAAGGGTTTCTACTGCAAGTCGTATTACATTGGTAAGCTGCTTGATGTAAAGATCGCCGCTACCGATGAAGATGTGACGAAGCACGTTAAAGAATACACATTCTTTCGCATTATGTTGAACAAGGGTGCCGTTCCGACAGGAACCAGCGTTCGTGTCCGGCATTTACGCGTTCCTCCGCACTATCAGATGGGTGGGATGGTTCACCTCAATCGTATTCGGCGCAACATCGTTGACAAGGTTTTCCTGACTCTGAACGGCAAGAAGAGGGAGCCGAAGCGATGAGCGCATTTACGAATGAACTTCTGAAAAAAGCAAACCTCGAACTAGCTAAGCTAAAAGATGTTTTAGCAGACCACGGTATTAATCATTGCTTTTGCGGAGAGTATGAAAAATCTAGTGAACTCGATGAGGATGGTGAACCGGAACGCAGCGAGTTTGATAGAGGTTGGGTAAAGTATTTCCATCCAAAATGCTATAAAGCTAATGGCGGTATTAAACCTAAAGATTGAGGTGCCATTGCCGTTTTAGTTTGTGTTACGAGATACTGGTAATTATCTGACAGTTCCTCAAACAGTCGCCATTTGCGACTGATGAGTGTGTAGCATCGATAATAAGAAGATCTCGCTAACGTGTGATAATAGTCTTCAGACGCCCCATTCAGGGAGGCGGGGAACATGCTTTCTGAAAAGAAAAGCCAGTCCCCTATGTTCTGGAAGCCCGAGAAGTCCTGACGCTCCCTCGCTTCGGCGTAGAGGAGCGTCACGCTTTCTTGTGAAAAGTCAAACTCGGCAGACGTGTATCTTTTAAAGATGCTCGTAATATAGGCTTTCGTGTCGTTCTGGCACGAAACGGTCTCTAGTTTTTGGTTAAGAAAGTCTAATAGATTTATTTTTGTAATGAGCATGGCGTAAGTTGTCGAGTAGGAAATTGTGGGAGCCAGCTTTATCGTTCGACATTAATATACATTAATAATGCAAGGACCAACGCTATGAAAACTTTAGTAATTGTGGAATCGCCAGCAAAAGGTAAAACGATTTCCAAATACCTCGGCCCTGATTATACAGTCATCGCTTGTTATGGTCACGTCGTTGACCTTGCTAAAGGTGGGAAGTTCGGTATCGGTGTAGATTTACTAAATAATCTAGCTCCTCGATACATGATTATGGATGATAAGAAAGAAGTTTTCGACAAGATCGTTAACGCTAGTGAGACATGCGATCAGATTTATCTCGCATCCGACCCTGATCGTGAAGGTGAAGCTATTGCTCAGCATTTGTTCACGCGTTTGGCGTCGACTGGAAAACCAATTAAGCGTATTGCATTCCATGAAATAACAAAGACCGAAATCCTTAAAGCCGTTGCAGCGCCACGTGACATCGATTTGAAATTGTTTAAGGCACAGCAGGCTCGCCGCATTCTTGATCGCCTCGTTGGATTTATGGTGTCGCCATTTTTGATGAACGTGTTCGGTCAGACCATGTCAGCCGGGCGAGTTCAATCAGTAGCGGTTCGCATGATTGCCGATCGTGAAATCGCAATAAAGAATTTCGTGCCGGTTGAGTTTTGGAATGTATTTGCAGACCTGACCACACCAGCTGGCGAAAAGATGCGCGTCAAGTATGCCACGGCATTAGGTAACAAGGCCGATACCGATGCGGTCCTGGCAAAGCTTACAGGGCATCCGTTTGTGGTCAGCGCTGTCATTCGCAAGCCTAAGAAGGAAAGTCCACCGCCACCGCTGACAACCCTAATGATGCAACAGATCATGTCTAAGAAACATGGGTTCAGCGCCGAACAAACGATGCAGGCTGCACAAGCGTGTTATGAAAGCGGGTATACGACTTACATTAGAACCGACTCTGTTAGACTCGGCGACGATGCTGTAAAATCCATTCGACAATACATCAAAACAACCGGATACTCGCTACCAGCCAAGGCTATAGTTTATGAGTGCAAGACTACCGCCGCTGACAGCCATGAAGCTATTCGTTGTACGAACGTCAACACTGATCCGGCAACGTGCATGCTTACCGGTAACGATAAAATTCTGTACGACGTAATCTGGAGATATTCCGTGGCTTGCCAAATGGAACAGGCCGTGTTCGATACGATGGAAGTACAAGTTACTTGTAATGGCGAACTGTTTAAGATTACTGGTAAAACACTTTCTACTAAAGGATTTTTCGAAGTCCTAGGCCTTCCTCCGAAGGATAAGTTCGATATTCCTAACCTTAATAAAGGCGATTCATTTACCTTGAATAAGGTCGTGCCAGAACAAAAAGCAACTCAGCATCCGCCTCGTTTTACAGAAGCTAACTTGATCAAAGAGCTTGATGCAAGACAGATCGGCCGCTCATCTACGATGGCAACTATTCTGAAAAACATCAACGCTCGCAATTACGTTGTCAAGAATGGTAATACGTATCATCCGACCGACCTAGGACTTCAAGTAACGGCAATGCTAAACAAATCGTTTGGATTTGTTAATTTTGATTACTCAGCCGCTATGGAAGCTAATCTTGATAAGATTGCGGCCGGTGAAGCCGATTACGATACTGTTATGACTGAGTTCTTTTCTTTATTCTCTAAAGAATTGAAGTCAGCAATAAACGGCGAGAATAAGATATGTTGTGAACGGTGTAATGGAATAATGGTAGAGCGTGATGGTTCTCGCGGTAAATTCCTATCATGTGCAGGTTGCAGAAACAGTCAGAACATTGCGGCGTGACGATATAGATCATCCTGTAAGGATGGGTATGTAAGATGAGTAATATTCGTATGAAAAAGCCCACTATGGAAGAGCTAGATAAACAGGAGAGTTTAACGCCTGAACGGCTAAAAAGCCTAACTAGTACCGCTGTAGTGGCAGTACGCGTCGCCGGTCCATTTTCTGCGGAGGTAACTCCGCAACCTAAGTCAGGAATCGCTGCATTAGTAAACTGGACGCATGATAATTTTGCGTATACGTACCTTCAACACGTTGATAAAAATATCAAGCTGATCAATAACAGAATTGTTATTGATGGGCAGTTTATGCACTTCTGTGATATCAAGAAATTAAAAGTAGAATGTATTCATACAGATGCTCTTATCTCTTGGCGGTCAGAAACTGGTGTTGAAAAATTCCTAGCTCAGGGTGTTTTTAAAATTTCAGCTAAAGGCTTTTCTTTCTTACATGGAGCACTGTTTAATAACGGAGTTCAGACAGAAGAAGAAGAAGTGTTTCATTTCGTCATTGTTAATGAACGTGACATGTATAAGTATTTGAAATTACGAAACGATTTTGACAGCTGGATAAAGGAGAGAGAGGGACTTCAGGAGAAGTCTGCTAATGGGAGCATGAGGAAGATTGCAGGTCTAGATCGTTACGCCGCAAAAATAAAAAAATAGCGGCTGATATAGATCAGTGTGGGTGCTCATTGAGCATTGAACGAGGTTATTGTTACGTATGAAAAATAATAATAGGCAAAACGGCAGAAACAACAAATATAACCCGAAGGGAGGTGAAATTATTGCGAACTCGTCACGCAGCTATCCGACAGACGCTGTCCAAGCAATCCCGTTAGAGGTAACGGTATACAACAACTTTGACAAAGCGTTTAGAGCTTTTCGTGCTCTTGTCCAGAAAGAGAGGATTCTTTCTCTCTACAAGGAGAAGCAGTCGTTCGAGAAGCGTTCGGATAAACGCCGCAGGAAGCGCAATGAAATGCGCCGTAAGATGTTTGAGATCGAAATGAAACAAAACCGCCCGGCCGAAGAGCGAAAGCCCCGTAAGCGTGACGGTGAGACAGAAGAAGAAACGGTAAGATAATATGGTTCAGCGCGTCAGAAATCCAAATCGAAATTTACCACGGCCTCAAGTTCCGTATATCCCGGAATACCGTCGCCATGGCGTGCGCCCTGTGCCGATTGATGAGCAAGGGCGTGTCGACGAAGAACAATTGGAATATGACGATGAGCCTGCCTCGTTCCGAGGCGGGCTCCCGCTGAGCGTTGGTGATCATAATGAAGCATCTTTTTTGGTTGATGGAAATAATGAATCTGAGTACGAAGTACCAGAGCCGGTCCCTCAGCGCCAACGTGGACCTAGACAATCTCATTCACGAAATTCTCCAAAGACACCGGGCCAAATAGCCCCAGGTGAATATCTTTTACTAGTGAACGGACAAGTCGTCGGTTCTGGTTCAGAAGAACACGTGAAGAAAGCCGTTACATCTCTGATTTATAATCAATCGCTGAATCCTAGTGACATGATTGTATTGAAGCGCATGGAGGTTGATTTTGGTGTCACCCTCAAATAATTGTATCTGCGCAAACGATCCTAATCAAGGTATGGTTGAGGGCTGCCCTCAGCACGACCCGCCAGCAGTTCCTACTCGTAAAGCTTCTGACGTTATATTGTCAATCGAGCGTCGATTCGACGTTCTGCTGCAAACAGCGACTAATTCGGACAACAATACCAAACTTCTTCTTGGTAGAATGAATCGGATTTGCTCGTTATTGGAAAGCATTGATACCCAATTAAAGTTGGGTAACGGAGCAGAGCCAGAACCTGAAATAGATCATCTTTCATATCTTCCAGAAATCGAAGTAGAAACGTCTCCTAAGGGTTATCGCCGAACAGCCAGGCCAGAGACATATTCTGATGAAAAGTCAGCTAGGGTCATACCAACCCAACAGAAGATATTTGATCCGAGCGGTAAGTCTGTGTATATGGCAGAAGTTGAAATTTTCAATGCCGCAGATCGCTCTTTAGTAACAAAGTTGCGATCTACTGCTGGGGGTAAATGGCAATTACCGTTAGCTCCAGGCGATTATATTGTTACGATTTTGAAACGTCCAAACGGGACTCGTAATAAGATGACTTATTCGAATAATTTTTCCGTAAAAGAAACGGACGGACCTATAGAACTAGAGTCAGCCAAATTAGAGCTTGAAAAATGACAGACGGTTACGGCTCTAGGGAATTATTGGATTTAGTTATTGAGCAAACGAAAATTGTTCAGAGACTGTCTGATATTAATGAAGAGATTAGTAATTTGCCAAAGATTCCTAAAGACATGGGATCATGGATGGACTCTCTCCCCGATTTGGATGCTCCAGCTAGTGAACGATTCAAAATTACGGATTTGAAAAAGCTTACTAAGCTGACCAAAGAATATAATAAGTTAAAGCTCAAGGAAGAAAGCAATACTACAAAGCTGCGTTTGGCCCTCATAGATAACGCGCTGCTTACGACAAACGAGTGCCTTAAGGATAAAGATGTCTAAGTTTCAAGTTATAGTTGCGGACTGTCCGTGGGAATTAAATGATTCGTTGACGATGTCAACGACCCCACGAGGGGCATCTTCTAATTATCCATTGCTAGATACCACGGAACTTTGCAAGCTTAGAGTTAAAGATTTATCTGATCCTAGTGGGTGCGTTTTAGTTTTGTGGTCTCTCGGCTCGATGCTGGAAGATGCAATGAAGGTTATGAAGTCGTGGGGTTTTACGCAGAAACAAATTTTTGTTTGGGTAAAGACCAAGAAACAGCCGCTTCAAAGTTTGAAAAAGAATTTGCGAAAAAGCAAAAAGCTTACCGGTGCTGAAGTTATCAGTAATGTTCAAAAAGAAATAGACGCATTCAATGTAAATGACGTGCTGGCCTTTGGGATGGGTCGCCTATTTAGACAGACACACGAGATATGTTTAATCGGTATCAACTCGACTAAGATTTACAAATCATTAAAGAACAAGTCGCAACGATCGGTAGCGTTTCATCCAAGTACAAAGCATTCGAAAAAGCCGGAAGATCTTCAAGACTATCTTGAAACGATGTTTCCAAATACAACGAAGCTAGAAATGTTTGGACGTAGATTGCGCCCTAACTGGACCGTTGTAGGTAATGAAGTATGCAAGGGCGAGGATATAAGAGATTCTATAGAAAGACTCATAAAATCTAATGTACCAGGCGTTACTACTTAATCTAAACTATCAAGTTTTAGAAATCATTCCTGAACGAAGAGCTATTAAACTTTATATCAAAGATAAGGTGGAAGTTTTGTCTGTTTGGGATGACCAATATAGTTATTTATCTTCAAAGACTAACTATCCAGCAGTGTTGCGTTTACGTTATCTTATAAAACGTCCAATCAAAGAACTTGCGTTCAGTCGTTATGCCGTGTTCCGAAGAGACAGTTACATATGTCAGTATTGTGAAACTGGATTGACTTTACGCGATATTACGATCGATCACATTACCCCGCGTACCGCAGGGGGAAAAACTACCTTTATAAATTGTGTTGCATCTTGCTATCCGTGCAATAACAAGAAAGGTGGTCGAACGCCAGAACAGGCAGGAATGAAACTTCGTCAGAAACCATTCGTACCTACTTCTAATGTTCAGGGAGCGGATAGTTTTAACCAAACATTATGGCATGACTCTTGGCAGTTTTATCTTCAAAACCGCTAATAGTTTGCTATATAAGATCTAGTCGTAATTGACTGCGAAGGAGATGATTCACATGGCGAGTAAAAAGAAACCAGCGAAGAAGCCAGCGAAGGCACCTGCAAAGGCACCTAAGAAGGCTCCCGCTAAGAAAAAGAAGTAAGTTCGCAGGAACAAACTTAAGAAAAACGCGGCGTAAGCCGCGTTTTTCGTTTGGAGAATGAAATGTTTAATGATCCTGATCGATTGATTATCATTCTCCAAAAAGAATACCCCTCCCTTTAGGGAAGGGATGAATGTTTAATTCGTGCTGGTGTGGCTGGAAACAATCAGAATAACTCGATTATTATGACGCCACGCTCTTCTTTTTCTTCAATCTTTGGTGCGAATGATGGAGGTGGTTGCGGTAGGTCAATGTAAAGTGGGAGTGGTTCTGGCTGAACTTCTTTAACTTTAGGTTTGATCCAAAATGGTAGCATCGTAGCCTCCTATAGGTATTAGATAATATTGATTTATGTTGTGCAAATCTTGTGAAAAACTAGGATTCAGAGAACGTCAATTGCCATGCAAAATGTGCAAAGGAACTGTGCAGTTCAACCTCTATAAGGTATGTGCTCAATGTTCGGAGCGCAAGAAGATTTGTGCCGTGTGTTTGAAAAAGATGACGAGAGCCCTAATACCCTCAGACCCAAATGGGTGCCCAAGTTGTGGTGGGTGATATATTGGATTAGATGCTGATAACAAACGACGAGAATGCTCTACGCGTTGATTGTACTGATGTTCAGCCAGAAGAGCTGGCATCAATCAAAGAGGCGTTAGAACGCGAACTGGAGCGATGTGAACGACTCGGAAGGCCAGGCGTCGGGTTAGCTGCACCGCAGATCGGGATCGCTAAAAAAATGGCTATCGTTAGAGTCGGTAACGTATCAATAGATCTAGTGAATGCCAGGATTGTGAACGGTTACGATCCACAGACGTTTACCGATGAAGGGTGTCTATCTTTTCCTGGTCGTGTGGAAAATACAACTAGGTTTCAGGAAATACACGTTTCTAACAATTTAGTTTATCCTGAAGGGTTTGTAGCGACGGGATTGATTGCGGTTGTGTGTCAACACGAATTGGATCATTTGAATTCTAAACTGTTTTTTGACTATGCAATTCCGAAGAAGCCAAAGGTTGAAAAGGTAGGCCCCAACGAGCAATGCCCTTGTAAATCGGGCCGTAAATACAAGAAATGTTGTGCGAGGTAATATGAAAAAAAATGGGTGGCGACGCAACTAACCTTCTAATCGTAGAACTTACACTTCGTATATCGGCTATTAAATCTCTTATGGTAAAGAAGGGTATTTTTACTGAATCTGAATTCGATGCCGAGATTGATGAAATACAACTAAAAATTAAGGACATGTTTACTGGCTCTGAAAGCCTCACGTCGGAGTTTCCGACCAAAAACAAACCACCATCTAACTGATGATATCTATACTGGACGAATTAGATCTAAGGGATGTGCCTAACAATCACGTATTGTATTTTTATGCTAACTGGGTTCCTAAATCTATAGCTGGTCATATGCACCGTATGGCGGCAAAGGCAGAAGAATTTGGAGTTCCGGTCTATGCAATAGATGTTGAAGCATTCAAATCACAGGTTAAAAAGAACGATGTTATACGCGTCCCTACGCTTCTATTTTTTGTTGACGGATCTCTATCAAAGAAAATAGAAGGTTATATATTAACAGCAACGTACAAAGCTGTATTACGAGAATTGTACAAAAAAGAAATTGAAGGATTAGATGAAAAAAGAAGAAGCAGTTAAGCAGCCGCCGAGTGTAAGTGACCAAATTTGGGCAGAAATTCGAGGAGTTGAAGCACCAATGTATGCGCTTCCAGCTAAAACAGTTGAGACGTTTTGTACCCGTCTTGATGTAGAGCCTTCTAAGGTGTATCTGAAACTTAATGCCCCAGCATTACTTCCAATGCTAGAGCAACTTTTTGCCAACAAGTACGATATTCAAATGGGAAAAATGTACTGCGAAATTTCACGCAAAGAGGAATAAGATGGCGATTAAGCCTAAGCCGAAAACTCCGGCACCATTTGGTGACGACGAGGACGATATTGAAGACGAGCCAAGTACTAATCGGATAAAAATTAAAGGTAAAGAAGTACAAAGCCCTTTACGTCAGTCTCAAGAATTTCAGGGAGCCGCCGCTGAGGCGCATGAGCGTTCTATGGAATACAAAAATCGAGCCTATACATTGGGTAAGAATTTCATAGAATTGATTACGGATAAGACGCTCATCGAGAATAAAGGCTCGATTGCTCTGCATGCAGAGAATCAAGTTGTAAGCGACTTGGCTAAACTTGCCATCGATATGAACAACGATGAAACCCAGGATGAGGGAATGGGCTCGATCGGGCTGCTGGTCTTGATGTTTAAGACAGCACTTTCACAAAGAAACAGGATAAATGCGTTAGAGTATAAACTCCAAAAGCTGGAGAAAAATCCCTCAAGTGTACAGAGTCGAGATCCAGAAGTTGTAACTTCTCCTCAGAAATGATTCTTTCGATATGAAGACCGTAACGCGCGAGCAAGTTTTGGTTCTTCTGACTGAAGAATTGGAAAAATGGAACGAGTACTCAACACTATGCAGCCACTTCCTGATAGCACCGGATCCGATAGCGGCAGCCAGACACCGGGGGAAGGTGGAGGTTTTTCGGACCCTACTGGGCGAAAAGTAGATCTTCGCAGTCTGATCAATCAGGCTAACTCAATACCGATTTCTACAATCGTTACTTCGTATGGGCAGCGTGTTGACGACTATAATCGTCGCATTCGCTGCCCGTTTCATTCTGGCGGAAATGAACGCACGCCTTCTCTGTGGATCTACCCTGATACAAATACTTTTCATTGTTTTGGTTGTAAAGCTGGCGGTCGTCCTGTGGACTGGATCGCTCGGCATGAAGTAATGAATAAGGTCGATGCCGCACTTCATATCATAGAGAGATGGGGTGCACATATAAATACCACGCAAGAAACTGCGGAAATTAAAGGCGCCGGGTACGATAAAGCAATATTTGATTTTTCTAACTGTGTACGAATGTTTATTCGTAAACATGAAGCTTCTGTTGAAGCTATTACTTACGTTGAAAAACTTTGTTTTTCATTCGACAAGATGAACCATAAGTATCATCTTAATCATGATGGCCTTGTCGCATTGATTGATAAAATAAAGAAGCGACTGGAGATTTATTGAATGCCAGCAACTATTATTCTTGGGGATGTGCATCTTGGAAAAGGTTTATCTGTAGGAAAGACGAGCGTTGGTTCAGGGCTAAATAGCCGAGTCAATGATCAACTAGCTTTACTTGATTGGACCCTCGATCAAGCGATCGATAACGCTGCTAAACGAATCATCGTTACTGGAGATATTTTCGAAGATCCTAAGCCACACCCAACATTGATTAAGCTATTCGTTTCTTGGTTGAAGAAATGTCAAGCTTACAGTGTAGATGTGCTACTAATTTATGGCAATCACGATATTTTGCGGAGCGGTCAATTTTCAAGCTCAGTTCTAGATATCATAGCTGAAGCCGAGATTGATAATGTGTATGTATACAGTTCGATCGATACTGTATATTGTGATGGCGTGTGTTTTACACTTCTACCATTCCGCGATCGGCGTTCGTTTAATCTTGAAAAACATGATGAAGCAGTAGAGATTTTAAGGAATAAACTAGTGTTCGAAGCGGCGGACATTCCTTGTGAATACAAAAAAGTATTGATTGGCCACTTAGCAATAGACGGGTCGATCTATGTAGGGGATGAAATAGACGATGCATCCAACGAGATTTTCTGCCCAGTATCGATGTTCAAAGATTACGATTATGTTTGGATGGGACACGTTCATAAACCACAGGTTCTTTCCGAAAGCGGCCCGCGTGTAGCTCACATCGGAAGTATGGACCGATCTGATGTTGGTGAATCAGATCACAAGAAGATTATCGTTTTATTCGACCCTGATATGGCTGGTCATTTTAAGGAAATTGAACTTCCGGTAAGACCACTTGAACGTATAACGATCAAGGTCCCGGCAGATACGACCGATACTACTGCTTTCGTTTTAAAGGCTATTCAAGACGAAAAGATCAATCTGAAGAACGGTATAGTAAAGCTGGAAGTACAGCTACTAGCTCAAGACCTTCACTCAGTTGATAGAAAAAGTATCGAGGCTTTCCTACAAACTGAAGGTGTCTTTCATGTCGCTGCGTTCAGTGAGACTAAGAAGATTTCACTTCTGAAAAAGAAAGATGACTCAATGAGCAGAGTCATGAACGAGTCACTTGCAATTCGTGAGTGGAGCAAGAAATTCGTTGAAGAAAAAAATAGAGATAAATTCGTAGCCTTAGCGGAACAGATTCGCGCAGAGCTGAATTCGGATGATAAATCATGACACCAATACAACTGATTCTCAAAAACTTTACGTGTCACGTAAAGTCAATAATTGATTTTACACAATTTTCCTCTGCCGTAATCATTGGTCAGGGTGAGAACAATACTCGTCGCTCTAACGGAGTAGGAAAGAGTAAAATTTTCACTGGAATAAATTACGCTCTGTTCAACCAGTCTTCGTTCAATAACATTGAGAATGTTATTCGCGATGCCGCTGATAAATGTAAGGTTACGTTTACATTTGAAACTAACGGAGCAATCTATAAAGTAGAACGCTCCCGAGGTAGAAAGGCCAACTCGGCAGACGTTCGTTTGTACAAAAAGAACGATTTGAATTGGGAAGACCTTACCGAACGAACACCATCCGGAACCGAACGAGCACTGCTCAAGATTGTAAATCTGAATTACAAGACGTTCACTAATTCTGTGCATTTTGGACAGGGCGATTTGACAGGACTAGCCCTCTTAACAGCTGGTGATAGAAAAGCTCTGCTTAAAGAAGCCCTTCAGCTTCATGTATACTCGGCCCTTGAAAAGGTTACTAAGAAGCATCTTACGACTTTTACACAGGATATTTCCAAAACAAAGGCAGTGCTATCTACGTTCGAAGGTATCGAGGCACGTATATTTTCATTGAATGAAGAACTAAAGAATACTAACAACGAAGTGTTCGTTGCTGAGGCGAATTTAACCACAGATCAACAAGAAATTGATGTTTGTGATGCCAAGCTTCTTTCAATACTTGAAAGAGATAAGGTATTGAAATCTGAGTACGACACTATTAATCAAAAGGTGTCTGAACTAACGGCCGTGACAACCGGGTTGGTGACGAGCAAAGCGCAGTCATCGTCTATCAGGGCTGATCTAAAGAACGAGTTTTTGAAGAAGAAGCAAGATCTAATCACGTCTCATAATCAACTCAAAACTCACCTCGATAAGGAGGTTCCCAATACCGATTCTCTTCAAACAGAACAGGACTCGGTATCTAAGGACATCTTAGAGAAGACCTCATCTATTAAGGCGCTTCAAGCTAAGATAAAAGAGAAGAATACGCCGTTGCCGGACGGACCGCAGTGCGACCAGTGCCTTCAAACAATTTCCGAAGAACATAGAGACACGTGCAAGGCCAAACTTGAAGACCAAATATCTACATGGCAAAAGAGTATAATTAATCTAAATACGGAAGTACAATTTCTAAACGATAGACTTAAAGTTATCGTTCTTCAGATAAAAATAGGTGAACAGCATTTTAGAGATTTAGCAACGTTCCAGCGTGAAGTAACTACTAAAGAAAAAGAACTTGATGTTATCAAGGATAAATATCAGTCGTTTGACAAGAAATTTAAAGAGTTTGATGACCAGGTTAAAGAGAAAGAAACTGAGCTTGAACTTTGGAAATCGTCACATGCTGTTTTTATGTCAGAGAAATATGCTGAGTACAACGCTCTTTCATCACAAGTTACTGATGTTCAAAAGGAACGCGGCAAAGCGCTACTTAGCCTTAAAGTAAAGCAAGAAGTACTAGCTAAAGGCAAACTAACTTGCGGAGTACTACAGGATCGTCTGGCCAAGTGCGACGAAGAATTAGTTAAACGAGACGAGCACAGTAAGAAGCTTCTAAAGACTGAAGACGATTTCAATTTGCACGTCGCGGTAGCTCAGGCTTTCGGCTCCAAAGGAATACCAGCGCTCATCATCCATAACATGCTTGATGATTTACAAATCCATGCCAATAATATCATTGCCCAAATCAGACCAGGTCTTCAACTTGAATTCGAAATAGATAAAGAAAACAAGAAGGGTGAACAATCTGATACGCTTGATATTAAGTACACTTTAAATAGTCGAGAACGAGAATTCGATCAACTCTCTGGCGCTCAGAAATTGGTCGTTACCCTAGGTCTAAGATTGGGCCTTTCTCTAGTGATCCAAAAAAGTTTTGGAATCGATATTAAATTCTTGTTACTAGACGAAGTTGATGCCGCATTAGATGAAGAAAGTCTTGATGCCTTTATAGACCTAATAAGGGTAATTGAAAAAGATTTTAAAGTTCTTGTTATAACTCATAAAAACAATCTGAAAGACAAATTCAGTCACGCGATATTAGTTGAACAAGACCAAAACATGAACTCAACTGCTAAAGTAATGGATATGTAATGTTGGAAAAACTAGATTTTGGTAATTGTTTCAATATAGCAATAAGCGGTAAGGCTAATTCTGGAAAAAATACTGTCTTTAAGATTTTAGTAGAAGAGCTTGGTCTTGTTGACAGCGTTGTTAAGGATATTGCTTTTGCAGATCCTATCAAAGAGGGGCTGTTGAAGCTGTACCCTCGCGCTCGCCGAGATTATCTTTTTGGACCTTCCAAATTACGTGCTGAAATTATACCTGGAACAACCGTTACATATCGGCAGGTTCTTTGCGATCTGGGTGCCCAAGCTCGTAAATATGACGAGGATCACTGGGTAAAAATACTGATTGATGAGGTGCATGGGCTACAGAGTTGTAGTGAAAAATTCCCCCAGCCGCTGCAAACTAAAGCAATGGTAGTGACAGATCTTAGATTTCCAAATGAGTTTACAGCTCTTAGAGAACAGGGATTTTATGTCATACGGGTGAAAAGAGAAGAACAGTTGAATTTAACCGACATAAGCGAGACTAGTCAGGACGCCTTGACGGATGAAGTATTCAACTCAGTATTAAAGAATAACGGTACATTAGATGAGTTAAGGCTAAAGTGTAAAGCTATAGCTACCCATCTTAAGGAAATCAAATGTCGTTCATTGGGTTAAAAATACCACACGAATGTGCACGGTTACTTGGTTCAATTGAAGTTAGTGGAGAGCGGATACCTTTAGACCAGATGCATGTAACTCTGGTTTACATCGGAGATAATACTCCGATAACAACAATCGCTAAGGCGATTACAGCTACGTACAGGATAACTCAGAATAGAACGCCATTCACAATGAAGGTTAGTCGTATAAAATCTTTTCCGCATAATGGAAGAGGCTGTCCAGTAGTTGCAAAAATTACATGCCAGGATCTACTAGATTTTCATGATGAGATTTTAACTTCGCTGGACAAGGCTGGAATTGAGTATTCTAAATATTACCCAGAATATAAACCGCATGTAACACTAGCTATGGCGCCGGAGCCGATCAGCGCTTTGATATTGGAAAACCCAATCGAGTGGGCCGCGCACGAGGCCACACTTTGGGGTGGAGATACTGGAGACGATCGTATCAGCGCAACATTTCCATTCGTTGTTGGGCGTACAAAAGAATCTTGTAGAGCTTCCAAGTTAATAAAGAGGCCTAATCATTCTAGATAGAACAGCATATCATCTCATATATGTGAGATGTCAGGTAACATCAAGCGAGATTTGGTAGTAAAGTACACGTCGGTAGGACGAGATAAGTTCTACCGATTTTTGCTATCGTCTGCAATTTTCAAGATGGTTTCGTACCTCGAAACGAAAGACAAATCGATTCAGATGCCAGACGTTGAATTGATGGAATTGTATGACAAATTTCTTCTATATTACCGCCGTGAAAACGAGGAAGTGTATTTTGAAATAGCTAAACTGTGCAGAAAAGCGGCACATAAAGTGTATAGGGCATTATTACGGCAGAAGTTAGTAGAGAAGAATTCTAAATTCTTAAACCTAATTGAGTAATATATGGCAGTCATAAGCTTAACAATAACCGAATCAGCCGAGCAAATCGTATCCGGAATACCAGTAACGATATCGTTTTCCACTAACGTTCCGGCTACAATTTTTTATGTTCTTGATGGTTCAGTTCCGACGACTGCGTCGGAGGTTTATGTCACGACCATTATTTTATCAACAGCTTTACCAAGCCCTCGGCTGCGAGTATTTGCAACCAACGGAACAGATTCGTCTGCCATCATCGAGAAAGATTATGGACCGAACGTAACCAGGTCTCGTTTGCCTCACGCATCCGTGACTGGATTAAATATAAATGCTACTCATTCGCTAGGCCCATTTGGAACTAACAGCACTGCCACGTCAACTGCTAAGTTTACAAATCCTGCTGACGCAGGAATTACGGTACTGGCTCCGGATTTAACTACATATTCATCTGGTCATGTCGATGCTGATGGTTACGGCGCGGCTCTTATCAATGAACCAACGGTATTAAATTATCACATCATTCAAACAGATTTTAATTCTGGAGGTCATCGTGGACCAGGCATCGGAACGATAGTTCCGGTTACGACACTTCCAGAACGGAACAATGACGTTCCTCAGGAATCAAATCGCGCCAATAAGTTATTCAATCCTAGAGCGATGGTCATTTTCCAAGATGCATCCACAGAAGATACGTCCGCTCCACCTCAGTTGAATCGAGAATATTTCTCGATGGAAATTCCCGAGAAGGAAAAAGATGCCACGCTTCTTTCGAACTGCGGACCAGATACGGCCACCGCAACTGGTTCTTTTCTAAGAGCTTATCATAATCCGCGTGATAACACCATTACGTATTATTATAGAGATAGCGCAACTAATCGTTGGCTTATTTCTAAACAGCCATATCAGCTACGAGACCCAAATATTGCGAATTTATCCAATATGGTTTTTGGCCGAGAGCAGGGCCAGGGATTTGTATTCCGATGGGTTCCTTTCTCAAGAAGAGTGCTAACGTGAACTGCCTCGCCCTTTAGGGCGAGGTAGTTCACCAAGCTTGCCTAGAGTCAAAGCCTCTAACAAAAGAATATTTTACTCAAGGTAAAAATAGAGATAAGTATTTCTGCAAACATTAGGCAATGTATCAAAAAAGAATTACGAGCCATTTGCAATTTTCCTTCCGTATACAATTCAAGAGCTGAAAAAGCACTTAGAAGATCAATTTGAATCGTGGATGAATTGGGACAACTATGGAACGTATATGATAAATAGTTGGGACGACAAAGATTCGTCGAGTTGGACTTGGCAGATTGATCACATTATTCCGCATAGCAATTTGTTCACAGCTCAATGAGCGATAGCGAATTCAAAAATTGTTGGGCGCTAAATAATTTAAGACCGTATTCAGCCAAGCAAAACGTAATAGACGGAAACAGAAGTACATGACCGAAGAAAACAAAGACCTTAGATTATCAGTTAGCAAAACGAAAACATTCGCAGATTGTAAGAAGAAGTTCAAGTATAACTACATTGAGCGTCTTCCCAAAAAAGAATGGGATTTCCATATTTATGGAAAGTTTGTGCATCGTGTTCTTGAACTATACCACCTTCATTATTTGAAGGGCGGAACCTCTGAGCGTCACATATCAATGATGGATGCATTCAAAGAGTCTTGTGTAGAATTCAAGGGCAAGATGACCCCGGAACAAAGAGTAGAGGCTAAGCTAGCTTGTTCTGCTTATTTGAAAAAGTTATCTGAGGAACCACTGGATCAGGTTCCGAATATAACCGGAGTCGAAAAGGAATTCAGTATCAACATAGCAGATAAGATCTGTTTGTTAGGCGTCATCGACCGCGTACAAATAGACGCTGATGGTGTGCCTCATGTCTGTGACTACAAGACTACGAAGAACAAGAAGTATCTAAAAAATGATTGGTTCCAGTTATTGACGTACGCATACGTTATGTACATGCAGGATCCTACTATTACTAAAGTTCGTGGATCATACATTCTGATACGACACGGATTTGAATACATTACGGCAACGTTTGATCTTCCTCAAATTTTAGCCATCAAAGACAAATTCCTTAAGTATGCAGAAGACATGGAAGCAGAAAAGCTTTTCCGAGCCAATCCAACGCCACTTTGTAAATACTGTGACTTCCTAGAAAATTGTGATGAAGGACGCCAGTTTACTCAGAGAGATACTTATTTCGGTAAAACGTCCTGGTGAGTTGTCGATATATGGTTTGCGTTACTAGAAGTAGTTCTACTACGGAGTAAGAAAAATGAATTTTGAAGTCAAAGAATTAGAATATTGTCGCGTCTCAGTTCATGCCGAGATCGAATCAGACCGCATCAATGAAAAACGCATTGAAGTAATCTCTGAGTTTAAGAAACTTCCGGTGCCAGGTTTTCGTCCAGGTCGAGCATCTCTTGATGCAATTAAGCACAAGTACAAGGCACAAATTGAAGCGCGACTTCGCGAAGCTCTTGCAGAAGATGCATTCCACGGAGCTTTGAACGAGAAGGGCCTTCGCCCGTTGGGAAACCCAGAATTTTCGTCTGTGACGCTTGGTAAGCGTCAGATGATTGTCCTGGAATCTACCTCAGTACCAAACAACGAAGATGTATTTACTTGTGACTTCGTATTGAATACGAAACCTGAAATTACGTTGACCGAGTATAGGGATTTTTCTTTACCAAAGCCATCCGCTGGAATCGGTGTAAGTGAATTTGCCGAAAGCATTCTTCAAGATTTACGTGAACGCAACGGAGATACCGTGCCGTTTGGAGATGACGATTTTATTTCGAATGGTGATTCAGCAATTATCGATTATACCGGAACGATCGATTGTCTGGTTCGTCCAGAACTAACGGCAAAGAAAGAGGTAATCACAATCGGAAGTTCTCCATTCCCTCAGTTTGATGAAAACCTTTTGGGAATGAAACTAGGTGATGTAAGGCAATTTGATATCGTCGCCCCTGAGAAAGCCGCGAAAGAATATATTGGAAAGACAATATCGTTCAACGTTTCTTTGGCGATGGGTTCAAAGAAAAATCCAGCTCCATTGGATGACGAGCTTGCAAAGCGCATGAGTTTCGAGAATCTCGAAGCATTGCGGACGCACGTAAATACCGTCGCCGCTGCTCGTGTAGATAAGCATGAGAAGGCCGCCCTCGCTCAGCAGGTGGCAGCTCGTCTAGTTGAGAAGCATGAATTTAAGATTCCTACGTGGATCACTACGGCGGAAGCTCAGATGAACGCGAAGCGTGCCAAGCTTACCTGGGATGAGCTTACAGACGAACGTAAAGAAGAGATTATCGCAACGGCAGATAAAAGCGTGAGGCTTTCACTTGTTCTTGAAAAGATCCGGGATAAAGAAGCCGAGGCGCAATTGTCTGATGAAGAACTTGAGTTTCATCTTCAACAAGAATTGGTGAAGATTTCAAAAGCCACATCTCAGGAAGATGTCGACAGGATGCTTCAGCAGCTGACTCAGAGCGGAATGCTACCGATATTGGTAGGCAAAATTCGTGATGAATATACTTTGAGTTTTCTAGTGAAAACTTGCACAGTTGTTGAATAAGGAAGAAATAACATGAGCGACGAAAAGGGTTTTCCGAAGAAGCATGAGAAGTGGCTCCCGACCGGATTTTCGGAAGGCATCGAGTCTATGGATACTGAAGAGATCAAGTCCAAGATCTATGAGTGTCAGGCTCATTCATATGAAATCGATAAGGCGAAGGATGCAGATGAAAAGCTCAACGCGGCTCGCGAGACCGTAAAGGAGTTTTCTGCACCGTACACGGAAGCCCAAAAGACCGAGACTGCAAAAGCAAAATATTGCTTTTATGTTCTTGAAGGACGCGGTGTAAAAATTACACCATAAGAAATGTCAGCTTTTAATAAAGCCCGAGTCCCGAGTTGTTGCGGCAGTTTTGCGACTGTCTACGAACTGAATTTCCCGCTCAAGCGAGAACAGGTCGAACAATTCAAGGACGCGGGTTTTGTTATTTCTAAAGCTTTTTTTGCAGCCGGAATGCTATACGCAGAGAACGATAAGCTAGTTGCAATCGGAACGTTCGGCAAGAACAAGATTGATTTGAAATGTAAAGTGCCGAAGTGTGATACGGTGTCGACGGACCTAGATGCAGTTCTCACTAGGATTCATGCCCTTAGACAAAAGCGACCTACGTAAGCTTAAGCAAAACAACATAGACTATAATTTAATCGTGACCTGTTATCACGAAGCTGGACATATTGTTTTAGCTATGCGTAACTCTATTTTACCAAAAGCATGTCAAGTCATGCAAGGTAAACGTATAATTGCTAATACGACTCTTGTTTATTTTAACAAGATAAAGAAACCGGCATTACGTAAAAACATAATGCTTGGAACAGCTAAAACCTATGCAGCAGGAATAGCTGCTGAAGAAATTTTTTTCGATAAAATCGTAGGTAAACGTTTACCTGTAAATCTTCGTGAGGGCTGGTCATCAGATCGGTACTTACTTCAAAAAATACTAACTTCATTAGAAAAACGCACACACGCGCGCGCCCGGCTGCGTGAAAAAATTCATAAACTTGCGCGTCAACAAGTAATTGAGGATTGGCATATTGTCACTAATTTAGCGCATGCCTTATATGATAAGAAAGCGTTGAGCTATAAACAAATTTCAGACGTTGTTATAAGATCAGTGCCGAGCGCATCTAGAATAGATATGCGCAATTATCTTCGGCAACTAGAACAAGCTTACATCCCCAAGACTCTACCATAAGTCGCCAGGGTTGCTGCAAAACAGGAGACTTTCATGAGTAATTACGTATCGCTGCATAATCATACCTTTTTTTCCCTTCTCGATTCTTTACTTTCACCCAAAGACCTCTTCGCCAAAGCGAAAGAGCTTGGCCAATCAGCAGTAGCAATTACTGATCACGGCACACTGGCAAACGCTTGGGATGCGCTCAAAGCGGCCAAAGAAGTCGGTATCAAATACATCGCAGGTTGCGAATGCTACTTCGTAAACGACGTAGCCAAGAAAGACGAAAAAGTACGTCACGTTATTCTTCTAGCAAAGAATGCTATTGGATATCGTAACCTATTGTTGTTAAACCGACACGGTTTCGACAACTCTTTGTTTTTTGCTAAGCGCGTTTACCCGCTTATTGATTGGAATCTATTGCGGACTCATTCGGAAGGTATCATCTGCCTTACGGCGTGTGGTCAGGGTATAGTCAGTCAGCTCTTAAACAATAAGAAGTTTCAAGAAGCGGAAGAGACTGTACAAAAGCTGAAGGAGATCTTCGGAGAAGATCTGGGACTTGAGATCCAACCAAACAATCTAAAACGATATGCCTCCGCTTACAATGACAGTATAGAACAATACTTTACAAATTTTCACACCATTCGTTTAGCTAAAAAAATGGGTGTTCGTATCGTTCCGACATCTAACGCACATTATCTATGTAAGGATGACGCTAGCACGCACGACGTGCTTTTAGCCATCGGAGCTGGTCAGTCGACATACTCAAATGCTCGCATCAAGTATGATGTTCCTGAGTTCTATTTGCATTCTGAACAAGAGGTACGAGAGTTTTTTGAACGCACCAACACAGCAGAGGAAGTTGATGAGTGGATTAAAAACACCACACACTTCGCAAGCCAGTGTGAAGATCCAATTTGGATCGATCCAAAATTCTCCAATCCAACCGGCAAAGAGTTGCCGATTTTTCCAGTAAAGTCAGAACCTGAGTACGATCAATTTATAACATGGTTGAATCAGCCGGAAAATGATAAACTAAAATTACTAGATCCTGACCAGTCCTATTTGCGATATCTTTGTTTTAAAGACGCAGATAGTAGAATGCCTCAGGACGCTCGAAAAGAGGAATACTTGGCCCGCCTTCAAGAAGAACTTGAAGTTATTGAGTATCATGGATTCTCTAGTTACATGCTTATCGTAGCTGACTACATTCGCTGGGCACGTAAGAACAATATCCTTGTAGGATATGGTCGTGGCTCGGTAGGAGGATCTCTCATTGCTTATCTTCTAGATATTCATCGAGCTGACCCGATTCAGTATAAACTCATTTTCGCACGCTTCCACAACAAAGAGAAGACAAGTTTTCCTGACATAGATACCGATTTTGCGCCATCTGGACGCAATCTAGTTCAAGATTATGTACGTCAAAAGTATGGAGCAGATCATGTTGCGCACGTTTCAAATGTCAATACGATCACACCAAAGGTCTATGCCAGAGATATTTCTCGCGCATGTGAACTTGGTGGTTCAAGAGCAACGGCCGTGGATGTCGGAAACACAGTAGCTGATACACTTCCGGCAGATATCAAGAGTATCGAGAAGGCTTTACAAGAAGCTCCGTTGTTTGTGGAGTACACGAAGCGCTACCCTCAGTTTATTAAGTACCAGGACATATGTGGCAAGTACCGCGCATGGTCTACTCATGCTGGTGGTCTCGTTATCTCAAATCGACCGTTGGCTGGTCTCATCCCTTTACGTAAGGATAAGGACGGAGCCGTAGCAATCGAGTACGATAAGGATCGCGCAGAAGAAAATGGTCTTGTCAAGATGGACATGCTTGGACTCGAAACACTTGACATTATCAAAGACACATTTGAAATCATCAAGGCTCAAGGTAAAGCCGCACCACCTGATTTGATGACGGTTCCGCTCGATGACCAGGCAACCTACGACCTATTATCTCGCGGAGATACATTCTGTGTTTTCCAACTAGGTACATCTAGCGGTACGATCGATCTTTGCAAGAAGGTCAAGCCAAAGAACATCGAAGACATCAGTGCCATCAACTCATTGGCACGGCCTTCCGCTCGTGACATTCGAGAAGACTTCATTAAAACAAAAGAAGGCCAGAAGCCTGTAAACATCCTTCATCCTTCATTGAATCGAGCGTTTGGCGGAACGTACGGATTCGGACTTTATGAAGAGTGCCTTATGTATCTTGCACAGGACGTTGCAGGGTGGAGCCTTCATGAATCTGACCGACTTCGTAAGCTCACGAAGGAAAAGGGAAAGAATCCCAAGAAGGCCGCACAGTGGCGTAAAGACTTTATTGCAGATGCGATGAAGAACAAGCAGATACCTGAAAATATTGCCACCAGAATCTGGGACGAGGTTGTAGATAAGTTTCAAGGTTACGGTTTCAACCTATCTCACTCTATTTTGTATTCAATGATGTCGTACTATACGGCGTATTTAAAGGCACACTATCCGGTTGAATTTTTGATGGCGAATCTCAAATCTGAAATTCAGTCAAACGTAAAGTCTGCTAAGAACGACATCGAAAAAATAAAGTCAGAAATCAAAAAACACAACGTCAAAATTCTGCCGCCAGATATCAATCGTTCTTCGTACAGCTACACACTTCTAAATTCTGGAATGTTGATCACTGGATTTGAAGCATTAAAGTTCGTCGGAGAAGAAGCTATTAGCGATCTAGTATCTAAGCGGCCATTTAAAGATTTTACCGATCTGATGGTGCGTTGCGATTCTAAAGCTTTGAGGTCCAGCACCATTCAAGCCTTGGCCGCAACTGGATGCCTCGATGGTTTTGGGCTGACTAGAAAGCAAATCTACCTTTACTGCTCTGATTTCAGAAAGAAGCTTCAGTCATGGTCTAAGAAACACGATCCTGCCAAGGAAACGTTTAATTACCCGTGGCTTGAAGAAACAGATTGGCTCATTAGTGAGAAATACGCACTGGAGAAGATGTACCTTGGCGAGGCCTTTATTTGTAGCAAGAGACAGGGTTATGCACCATTTTTCAACGATTCCAATCAAGTTTTCGTTAGCTACGTGAGAAACTGCATCGAAAAGAAGCCGCTTCCATCTATGCGAGTGGAGGTCAAGAGTATTTTTGAATTCAAAGTGAAAAAGGAAGGTTCAAAATCGTTTGGTCAGGAAATGGCCAAGTTGACCGTAGAAGATGCCAATGGAGATCAATGTTCCTTGACGGTTTTTCCGGAAAAATACCGTCTCGTAAAAGAACGTATGAAGGGCCTATCTAAAGGGAAACACAAACTGGAAGAGGGTATTTGCATTCATTTTTCAGGGGTTACCAACTTCTACGAAGATGAAACAGGGATCCTATTGGATAATTTTTACAACTATGCGGCTCCTCCTGCCGTACCAGCAGACCTGAAGGCCAAGAAGGTGTCGTTACGTGCCGCCAAAGGGTCGAAAACAGCCCCGAAGCCGGAGGCTGAAAAGAACGAACATTTTGAAGATTTAGAAGATGAAATGTTTGACGAAGGCCTAATAGAATTCAATGATAAGGACGAAGATAACGACTACGACGATTAGTATACGCTACTAGTGAACTACGTGGATGAATTGGTTAAATTTTTTTTTTGGGGGGGGTATATAATTCAGCAACGTGGAATGATGATGATTGTAAAACGTGGAGTTGGCAAATCGATCACATCATGCCACAGATGAAGTTGTTATATGACTAAAAGTTGGGGGCTAGAAAATCTGAGACCTCGCAGTTCAAAAGAAAACATAATACACGGCGCAAATTTAAGGAATAGAAATGAAATGTAATAGTTGTGCAGCTGATATCCCGCCTCAGTGGGTTCATAGTATAAACACCAATACTTGTCCCGGCTGCGGTAGCGAGTTAATGGATACCAAGGCTCAGAACATCTTAGCAGAAGTTCGTGAGGCCATGAACCAAATGCCTGCCAATCCTGAAGGGTTAGCAGGTTGGTTGCTATCTAATTACAAATTAACAAAGGTAGGCGCCGCCGAACCTAGTGATTTTCATCAGCGAGTTAGTGGTCCAGATGATTCAGGATCTACTCGTCAGCCAGGACAACCTAAAGCAGCTACACCAGACGAAGGGACTCTTCTTTTCCAGAAGTTTCTCAAGCGTACTGGCGTCAAGATGCCGGATGTCGGAGCTTTGAAAAAGACTGCCAGAACTACAGCCATAATGGATATCGATAACGATATTGATGACATGGATGATTCAGGAGATGTCGAAATAGAAGGTAATGAACTTCCATTTACAATGCCTGGGACTGCGGCTGGCGATCCTCATGCTGCTATGAAGGCAAAACAAAAGGGAGCCCGTAACGCGATTCTTTCAGGTGCAGGTGGATTCAGGAGAAGCTAATGTTTAAGGTCATAGATTATAAGAAGATTGACCTTACAGAAGATGAATGGGGAATGTATCAAAACATTTGCCGCTCCTATGACCGCCCCAATTCAAAAGGTGAAGATCTGTTCAAAGATTTATTTGAAACGGATGAGGATGGAATCATTATATTTTTGAAACCGCCATCGAAGGTATTTACTTCTATGGAAGTGTTTTTGTTTATCATGAGCATCATGCAACACCAGCATTTACGGCGTATGGAAAAGAGAATAGACGACAGCATCCAAAAAATGGAAAAGCTGGCAACATCTAATTCGTGCCGTTGTCGAGAGACTGAATAGTACATACTCAATATCCGTATGGATAATACGGAAGCAAAAGTTGAAGACATGTCCTTGAACGGACCGGAGGAAACTCCAGATCCACCAAAGATTACATTGGGCTCGATCATAGGTTCAAACCCTGTAGAAGAATTCAAAAAGTTCAATATGACCGAGGTACAATATGTACTGTCGAAGCTAAGTTTCGATCAGGTGATTGATGAGCAATCTGCGCTCGCATTAGCACAGCAAAGTCTTAATGCAGCTGATATATTAATAGAGTTCATAGCAAAGCTGACGAAGTCAGTATCGATCCTTGACAGCAAAGTTACTAATCTAAAAAACAAGGTCGCCCTTGCGTATAAGACCAGCGATGGTCGTACGACTGCCGAAATGAAGAAACAGGCAGGAGAGAGCGACCCTGGCGTTCTATTATTGCAAGAGCAGTTAGCGGAAGCTAAAGGAGCAAAAGTAGCGGTAGAGTATAAGTACGAAGTGGTCGTGAAAGCTCACCACCATTTTAAAGACCTGGCAGGCGGACATAGGAAGTTACATACGAACTCTCTGACGATTCAACCAAAAGAAACTGGATGGGGTTGATTCTAGAGTTCTCACAACAAAGAAAATAATAAGGGTAAAATATGGCAAAAGAAGATACATTTTTTGATAGTTGGGCGAAGGCGGAAGAAGGACTTGAGATTGGTACTGCTGATGAGATTGAGGCTGCGGTTGATATAATTTCAACGGGTAGCCCAGGACTCGATGACATTTTATTTTGTGGTGGTATTCCGTGTGGTCGTTTAGTCCAGTATTATGGACCGGCGGGCTCTGGAAAAACTATGATGTCGATGATTGCTATCGCTGAGGCTCAACGCAAGAGCCCAACTGCCAAGCAGTTATTTCTAGACGCTGAAGGTACATTTAGACCTGACTGGGCACAGAAGCTTGGAGTTGATTTAAAGCGTGTTATGCACGTTGCCGGACCTTCTGCTTCGAATGGAAGAAAAATCTTCGAGCTAATGCTTGGAGTTCCAAAGAAAGACAAAAAGAATCTTCCAGACGGTAAGTCTAAGGAGGGATTTTTCGATAAGGTTGCATCTGGGGATCTGGATTTCAATCTTGTCGTTTTAGACTCACTCGGAGCAATTATTCCTCCTATGGAAGATACTGCCGAAGTTGGTAAACAAAACATGGCTTTGCTTTCTAGATTCTTAAGCACTGAGCTTAAGAAGGTCGCTTCAGAAGCGCAGAAGTCAAACGTTCCGGTAATATTCATCAATCACGTACGAGATGTAATGGATCCGTTCGCTGGTGGTAGTGGATACACGTTCGCTGGTGGAAATCAGCTGCGCCACTCGATGAGCGTCAACATTTTTTTCCAGCCTATGACGAAAAAGGAACTCGTCATTTTTGACGAAAATGAAAATAAAATTGGTCACACATTAAAAGCAAAAATAGAAAAAAATAAATTTGGACCTTGGCCTCGTGACTGTTTGTTCCGCGTAAAGTTCGACAACGGTGTTGTTGATCAAGAAGGTGAATGGTTTGATCTGGCAATACAGTACGGAATCATACAAAGACCAACTAATTCAACGTACACGATGAATGATTGGAAATGGGTTGGCCGTGAGAAAGCCATTACAGTTATCCAAGAGGGTAAGAACAACGAACTCGAAGTAATTAAAGCTGCGGTGATAAAAGCTCGCCAGGAAAAAGTCGAGAGCCGCGTTACCGTCAAGTCATAAGTTTTATGAGCAAAGAAGACATTACACTAACCCCGGCAGGGTCGGTGGGCGATATTAAAACAGCAGGAAAACCGATCTATCTAGTGATAGTTGAGGAAGGCCTGAAAACAAAAACACTAGCCTATTATCTTTGCCAGAAGCTCGATAAACAAGAAAACTGTGTCGAGTTCCGCGGCCTGTTATTTACAGGAGCAAGCAACCTACTCGATACGTCGGATCCTCAATCACTTTTTAATCCGGCAAAAGTACAGGAACTAACATTCCCTTGGCATCGAGTAGTTCAAATAAAAAACCTCTCATTCAAAGCTACTAAATAGGAGATTCAAAAATGGCAACTCGTAACGTAAAGCGCCCCACACGGCGCACAGTTCGTGCAGTAAATGTAACTCGTAAGACCGTACGACCGGGTCGTACACCGGTTCGTGGATCAGTATCGGCAGATATTGATACAGCAATCCTTGACGGGGTTGTGCGTCTGTCCAACCGCGCTGTTGGTAAGACTCCATGGAGCGGTTCTATGACGGAACTTGAAGTCGCTCTTCGGAAGATAATTCGTCGTTCAGTTTCAAACTGGCCGCAGAACCCGCGTGCCATGCGCGCAAGCCTTGACCGCGTTGTTACCAAGCTTCGTCGTCTCGGAGTCAAGACTCGTTTTGGTCGTACCAGCGATCATAGTCGTAAACGTTTTGTCGAGTTTACTAGATAAATAATCTGTCGAAAGACATCTTAATACACTTAATGTAAGTCAATCTAACTTAATACCTTCAATCAGTTGTTCGGAGTTTATAATGCAAAAATATGGCGAAGTGTCCTGGGGCGAAGTCCCTTCTGAGAGTATGCCAACCCGCGAAAATCGTGACTCGTTTCTCCGTTTAGAGAAGGGACCGAACGTTCTTCGTATCATAACTTCTCCTTTCCAGTATACGGTTCACCGTTACAAGAGAGAGAATGATCCTGGTTTTGGCCAGCGTGTAATGTGTTCTATGGCGAATGGTGGCTGTGCGCTTTGTGCGCTCGGCGATAAGCCCAAGCGTCGTTGGCTGTTAGGCGTAATCGATCGCAAGTCGAAGAGCTTCAAGATCCTTGATATTGGTATCTCGGTCTTTAAGTCAATTCAAGGCCTCACTCGTGATGACGAATGGGGAGAGCCAATCAAGTACGACGTCGATATCAAAGTCGACCCGAACGGTGGGGCTGCTAACTATTACGGTGTAATGCCGAAGATCCCGAAGCCACTCAGTGCAGATGATATTCAGATAAAGGATATGGTTGATGCTGAGGAGCTGAAGCGTCGTTGCCTTCCTCCAACACCTGACAAGGTGCAGGAGCGTCTCGACAAGATCCTCAACGGTACGCCAGCGCGGCCAGAAAGTGTTTCGGCACCGGCTCCTCGCCAAGTACAAGCTGTACAACCGGTAGTGGCTAACACAACGGTGGATATGTCTTCGGAAGAAGATGAAGATCTATCGTTCCCTAAGTACGGCTCCTGATACTAGTGTAAGTAATTGAGCGAATGGGCCTGGTGTAAACCAGGCCCATTTTCTTTATGCAGGTGAAGCGATATATGATTGTTTATGTCGCGTATTATTATTGGTATTGACGTTTCGAGTTCAACTATAGGTTGGGGTGTTTTAGAGAAAGACGGTGATGATATACGATTCATAGATGCCGGATTTATCAAACCTAACAAAACTACAAAGAAACCTAAAAAACTTACTAAGAAGGCAGCGGCAGCTAAGAAACCTTCCAAAAAGCCGGTCATTACAACTTCAATATTTAATAGTTTGCATCAGGTAAAAGCGGACATTTCCGATTTACTTAAAAAGTATAAACCTGATGAGATTGCTATCGAAGATTTGGTAATGTTCATGCCGAAGAAAAGTACCGCCAGAACTATTATAACGCTAGCTATCTATAATAGAACTGTAGGGCTGCTTTGCTACGAGGCACTAAGTAAGGAACCATCTCTTTACAATGTAATGAGTATTCGGCATAGATTAAAACTAGATAAACAGTTTCCGGCTAAAGAAGATATGCCAGCTCTTATAGAACAAAGACTTACGATTCAATTTCCATGGGTCACTAAAACGGTAAAGAAAAAGGGCGTTCAAACGATAATAATGTGCGAAGAAAGCTATGACGTCGCAGACGGTATAGCAGTCGCGTTATATCACGCATTGACCACATGAAACGTACAGAGGCCCTTAAGATACTTGGTTTGCCAGATACCGCCACCGATGAGGAGGCGAAGAAAAAGTTTCGTGAATTAAGTAGGTTGTATCACCCGGACATTAACAAGGAACCAGGAAACGAAGAGCATTTTAAGAAAATTTCTTCAGCTTTCACGGCTATCCAAAATCCAGAGCCAGAGCCGGAACAGCCTCAACATCATGATTTTCATACCTCTATTAATCTAGAGGATATGCTTAGAAATTTTCAAAGCGGTATACACTTTGGAGTTCGGCCAAGCAGACCTGTTAAACAAGTAAAAATAACGGTACCGATTTCTTTTGATGAATCGATCAAGGGGTGTCAAAAAGAAGTTACGATAGATCGAGATGAAGCCTGCTCATCGTGCAGAGGAATTGGAGCTACATTTATACCGAAATCAACACCATGCCCGACATGTAATGATAAAGGTAAAATTGAAACTCAACAAGGAAACACTAAATTCATTAGAGCGTGCCCTAACTGTCTTGGTCACAATAAAATTAAAATAGATTGTAAAGCGTGTAATGGTAAGGCTGTAAAGTCTGCAACAAGAGTTTGTAAGATTGAAATCCCAGAAGGTGTCGTTACAGGTAATTTGCTACGCTTGTCCAGAATGGGAAATTTTGTTCCATCAGGAATGGGTTCTAATTACTTAGATGCATTCGTAGAATTAAACGTAACGCCAAGAAAGAATATGTCTTTGGTTGGCAATGACGTTGTATCGACCATTGAGGTGACGCTGCTGGATTGTCTTCAAGGAGTAAAACGCAAGGAGCAAACCGTTTATGGCGAAGTAGAGGTACAGATCCCACCGAACACCAAGAACAAAGACGAGGTGTTGATCACCGGACACGGCGTGCGTTCTGCAAATGGAAATCATAAATTCACCATATTCACAAAATATCCGGACACGAACAAACTCGTAGAATTTCTAAAGAAGCTGGAGAACTGATGCCATTTCAAACGTTTTGTGACAACGTAGGTTGTAAAAAAGAACAAACGCCATTGCTCGACGTCGATACAAATAAAGTTGTTTGCGGAGAATGCAATCGACCAATATCGACAATCACTGATTTTGCCAAAAGACAAATGAAATCTTTAGGGCAGATAGTGCGTAAAAAGAAAACACAATCAGCTTACGTCGTTAAATGCCCAAAGTGTTCCGTGGAAAATACACCTAAGATATCAGGTGACGAGTTGGTGTGCGCCTCATGCTCTTCTAAGTTGAATCTTAGCAAAACCTTCGAGCGATTAGTTCGAGGTGCAATCAAAGGATAATTTATGGAAATAATTCCAGTAACGGAAAAGCTAACAAAGTTTGTAGCTTCTCAGGCGCCACGTTTCGATCTGGGTGGGTATTCAAACCTGAAAAAGGCAGACTTAGGAAAGTCTTCTAGACTTGGTTTCCAGTATACTGGATTGTACGGAGAGTCTGCTTGGTATATTTATCGATATGCCTCATTGAGAAAGTTAAAGGATTTGCTTGATTACAAATTCGATAATTACACCAAGACAGGCAAAGGCGATGGCGGCGAGGACGACAATCTTCGATTTGAAGGGCATGATCGTTTAGTAGATATCAAATCATCGCACATAACCGATTTTTCACAAGTCAGGTCTCTTAATTTAGTTATACCGCCTCGTGAGCTTCACGAGAACATGATCTACGTAGCAGCCTACACACTCGGTACAGATAAGACGAATCGTGAAAAGGTTGACCAAGTAATATTGGCTGGTTGGTGTCTTAATGAAGAAGTCACTGACCGTTGGGGTTACGATCCGGCAAAATACGCAGTGCAGGTCAATAAACTGCACCCAATGCATGAACTCAACAAGGCTCTCGGCCGCTCTGGCGAATACATTGAAGCTCCCTGATGAAAGATTTCGATCTAGTTATTGGCGCGTGTCAAAAGCTACTCAATGATTTTCCAGGGGCTTTTGAGGCAAGGAAATACCTTGATAGTCGCTCTACACGAGCAGTTCAATGTAAATTCAATTTAGGGTTTCACCCTAGTGCTAACGATTACGATTCTTTATTATCTATACTAGATGAGCATGTTTTGCTGCGCGCTCGGTTACGGTATGAGCATGCTGGAGCCTATCAGCGTGTTAAGACGAACACGTTTGAACATCATAACATAGTTTTGCCGTATCGAGACGTATACGGAAACATTGCCGCAATTGTGGGCAGAACATTGTTGTCTGATGAAGATATGCAGCTGAAGGAAATAGGAAAGTACAAGAACACTTCTTTTGAGAAGAAAAATCATTTGTTCGGTTTGTACGAGGGTAAGGCTGAAATTATCAAGCGTGATTGTGTGTGTATAGTAGAGGGACAGTTTGATGTTATCACGGCTCACGCGTCCGGAATTGAAAATGTAGTGGCGTTAGGTTGTTCCAGTTTGACGATGACGCAACTTGCTTTAGTGAAAAGATACACTGACAATATTTATTTATTGCTCGATAATGACGAAGCCGGAAGAATCGGTATGGAGAAAATCATGAAGAAGTTCTCCAGCGAAGCGAACCTGAAACCAATGAAAATACCCGATGGCTACAAAGATTTAGACGATCTTTTACGGGATCTCAAATGGATGGGTTTCGACGATTTGATTAATCTATAATCATTCATTACTAATTTAGTTACGTTATTTCAACTTACGTTATAGTAAGTTACGTGAATAACTTAACCTATAGTAGTGGAGTAGATGTGGAGAAACGCCGGAATAGATCGGACAAATATCAGTACATACTTTTAGAGACAGTATGCTCTAATGATATGATGGAGGCTTTTTCAAATGAAGAGAGCATCTATAAACGTCTAAATCCATTTGCTTATAATGAGGGTATTATGGAATTAGAAGACCAATTAAAAACTGAATTTTGGCGTATAGTAGAAACTCTTTTAACTCCAAGGCAACGAGAAGTTATACGCCTTTACTCAGATGGCTACACTCAAATGGAGATTGCCAAGATGCTCGACGTCAACCAATCTAGCATCACAAAAAGCCTCAACGGCAACGTAGATTACAAAAATGGCAAGAAGATTTACGGCGGCGCCAAAAAGAAGTTGAATAAGATTATCCAGAACGATATTAAAATTAAGGACATCCTGAAGCGGATTCAGGAGCTTAGGGACGAGGAATACTAGCCTCAGTCCCTTATTTAATGCGTTTATATATGGATAATATTTTATACTACTATTAGGAACGGCTGTTTTTGGCGCGAGCCCTAACTCCCGGAGAATCTACACATGAGCAAATTTACAGTAAATTACGATTCCCTTGACACCCAGATAGGTAAGAAAACCTATAAACTAGCAGATGTACAAGGTCGTATTGAAAAAGTAGCGTTCGATGTAGTGCGATTTAAGGATGGAGAGCCAGAACAGCTTTGGCAGATTCATAGCGCCGATGATGGCGATTATATCGTTTCTTTGTATGATGATGAGTCTCCTAAGAAAGAGGCTGCGTCTTGGTTGGTTGTATTAGGAAAAACTGCTGCTGATGTTCACCTTTTCTATAAGGGAGAGCCGGTCGTCCGTCTCGCGGCAGCGAAATTAGGCATTCCGGAATCTGAACTTGATCTTGTAAAAAGGTATTTGCCAGGCAAACTGGCCACTAACAAGAAATTGGTGGCTTCGTTCCTTAAGCAGGCTGATGCCAAAGTACGTGACCAGTTAATCAGAAAATATCCTGAACTAGCATAATTTTGCATCTTAAACAAGGTATGCAATGTCTTTTGAAAAAATAAACAAAATAGCTTCGTCGGTTTCTCAGTTCTTAACGGACAACGAGAAGATATCAGTACCCATCTTAGCGGTACGTGTACGCAAGGCATTGCAGGAGTTTCCTGAGGATCAGACCATCGTTGCGATGGCACAGGTTCTTACGCGAATGTCCAGTAATAAATCCTTCATTACACGTGGTGAATTAAAGAAGATGGCTCAAGGGTTTTATTCAAGGAACACCCGATTTAATGAGATTTTCGCTTCAGAACTTGGTCCTACGTCAGAGTTGGCGTCACCAACATACTACAAGCGTGACGAAGTAAACGAAGAGGCACTGCAAGATTTTGCTGACCCGGTCCTAGCAAATGCTTTAGCCAGCGCATTCGAAAAGAACCAACCTCTGAAAAACTACTCAGCGAAGGCAGCATTAGCTTCTGTTCGTAAGGTATCTCAGATGTTCGCAGCTTGCGGCATAGAGTGCAAAGCAACCGTCGCGACCGGCACACCAGACATTATCATCATAGAAGCTTCGTTCGAGAGTCCTAAGGGGCAGACGAACGTATTCGTTCCTGTTGAAATTCATGAAAACTCTGTATTGGAGCCATCTGTTTTTGTAAGCAATCGTGGTTCCGAGGAATTTACGAGTGAAAACGTTGTCAGCTATGCGAAGGGATACGCGGGAAATCGCCTTGTCCTTCGTGCCTCTGACCTACTTGCAGTAGTTGAAAAGATCAAGACCGGCGGAAAGCAATCTGTCAGCGGTGTTGAGCTAGCTATTACAAAAATGAAGGCAGCAAGTCAGACGCAATCAGATTTCTTTGCTAACCAAATTACCGGATTGAGCGTAGAAGATACAACTAATACGGTAACCGATGTAGCGCTTCCTAAGCTTCAGGACTCTGAACTCGACACGTTCGCAGCTAAGTTCGACACTGCTGTTGGACAGGCGAACTTCAAGTTTGGTGAGCGTAAAATGATAAGCGTTCGTTCTTCTGTGGAATTTGCTCTTCGTAGTTGTGGCATTAAAAGCGCACAACTTGCCGTAGCAGATTGTAATGAAGGCACCGTAACTTTTGCTATTAGCGTAGGTAAAACCGCATTTACAGTTCCGGTCAAGATGACAACTGCCAGTCCGGTTGCTGATGTTTTCATTTGCAACGGTCGCGTTCGCGCACTCGATCGATCCAACCTTGAAATGGTAATGGCCAAGCAGGAAACAGATTTCCGCGCAGCTGCCGTTGCATCTCCTCTATATAGCGTCAAACCATCTGAGTTGGTCGAAACGGTTCGTACGGCCATGAGCGAGCGTAACCTTGCTAAAGCAGAAGATGCATTGAATGTACTTGCTAGTTCGGGTGACGTAAAGGCTTACGGTATCGCTCTATCTGCGTACATGACCGGTCTTGGTCATACAAAGGTAGCAACGGCCTCGGCCAAAGCGGAATGCGCCTGTACCCGAATTATCAGCACTGCAAGCAGCAAACATCCTATTTGCGGACACACAGGTCTTCCCCTACACAAGGTCTATCAAGATCCAAACGGCGACTGCCATCCACTTTACCGCAAGGGAATGGATGAGTCTTACGAGGGCGCCGCATTTATGACCAACAAAATATTCCTTTGAGAAGGAGTTGGTTCAATGCGGTTAATAGAAGTCGCAAATAGGATTGCGTTAAAGCTAGCAGCTAGTGAGAACGATAACTCTTTCGGAGTTATGATTCCTGCTGCTACGGTAACGTTTTTGCGCGATCGTATGGCCAAAACATATAAACTGATGCTTGGAGATGGTGCATATGGCCAGCTCGTTAAGCTGTATGGCCCGTCATTGCCTGACCTGGCCGAAGCTGAAGATATGATGATTGCATTGGTCAATGCAATTGATGACCTTGATTTAAAGGATATTTTCAAAAGCGGTACAGCTATTGTACAGAGTTTAACTCGTATCAGGTCCAATTTGTATAATAGTATTCCTCATCAAGAAATGGCCAAGAAGGTTGACACTCTTCTGAAGCGTATCTCTGACCATATTTGGAAAGACACAAAACGTATTGTTTCTTGTACTGAGCTTAAGGGAACTCCGTATTATACTTGGAATGCTGGCCCAGGGGGCAATCCAACAAAGCCAGTCCCGGCTAAACCTAAGAGCCCGGATCGCCTTGAACGTGAAAGGATATTGGATCCGAGTGCAGATCAGATCGCTGCTGACGCATTTAATAGGCATAAAGAGAAAGAAAACTATGTCCCTACTTTCGATGAGTATGAGACAAATCCAGATAAGGACATGACATGAACATCTCTGAAATACTTAAAGCATTTGCTGAAGAGCTTGAAAACCCTGATAACATTGCACTGCGCAACGCAGAGGAGGATGACACGCTTGATATCGTTGCCACCGCCTGCTTGCAAGCCGCAACAATTTTTCGGGAAGCTGCCAGCAAAACAGCTGATCCATCAGTAATTACAACAGAACGCCTAGAAGAAATGGCTGCGCTCGCGGCCGAGTTCGACGCATCTGGCGATGAACTGCTTCAAAAGCAAGCATCCGTCCTGGATGAAATTCTGCTTACCATTGCCGCGCCTAAAGGAGTAAAGGCATTATCAACACGCTATGAAGACGAGAAGATCGAAGCACTGAAAAAAGAATATGCTAAGACAAAGGAAGCTCTTGATGAAAACATCAAGGTGAGCGATGCACGTAAAGACATTGAAAAGTCTGATTCGTACAAAGAATATCGTCCTCTAGAAGCAGCACTTAGTACACGGTACTGTCCCGATCATCCTGGAGTTCCTACTGCCCGTGTTGGTGAGCATGAATTTCAGTGTGCTTTAGACCAGAAGACATTTAATTTTGAGACCGGATACCGAACTTCTAAGGGTAATTCTGTTCCTGGTGGACGAGTAGAGTCACAGCCTATTCACAATGAGCCCCACTCAATGTTCGATACGCGCGAGTCCCGCCTCGCATCTGGAGATAAGTAAGTTATCATTCTCCAAAAAGAATACCCCTCCCTTTAGGGAGGGGATGAATTTTTGTTCCAGAAAAATATAATGCGTTATATAATAGTAACAATGGGGCTCGGGACGAGCCTTGCGATATCCGGCGAAATAAATTCGCCGGATTCTTTCAGAAGCCTCGCCCTTTAGGGCGAGGTAGTTCACATTGTAGGTATGAATAAAGCTTCACTAAAGAAGTTCTGGGAACACCCAGATAAAGATGAACTACTTGCAAAGTTAATTGAAGGCGTAAAGCCTAAAGAAATATATGAGTGGCTTCATGCTAAGTATGTTTCTGATGCCGAGAAGCGCTTTATATTATCAGAAGATCTACTGAGCGATTTTAAAGATGATCAGTTAGATTTCTATCTAATTATTCGTACCGATGCATTAGCTCTTAAAAGCAATACATCGATTGATAAAGCCGTTGATGTTCGGCTTAGTCGAAGCAAGAAGTATCGCGAGAAGCTACTAGAGCTAACCGAAAAAGAAGTAGATATCAAACAAATCGTCAGAGGTTTGGTTGCAAAGATTGAAATAAAGGTCGAGCAAGTATTTGAACAGATTCAGGAAAATAACGATCCTGATGACTTCAAAGACGATCATACATTGATTAAGTGGTTGACATTATTAATGGAGGCTGCTGAAAAGTGTAATAAAATGGTTAATGAGGCTCCCGATCATGTCGTACAGCACCAGCATACCATCCAGATAGCTGATCAGCAGATTAACATTATCATAGACACGATTAAGGATATTCTATCCAAAATCGATTATGAGGCGTCGTTATATTTCATTGAACAGTACAACGAACGCATTGGCGCGCTTAAAGCGCCAGAAGAATTTAAGCCAGCTCAAACCGAAGTAAGGCTCGCTGAAGCTAAATTACTAAGCGATAGGGTGGCTGAAAAGATTAAAGACTAACCTAATATTCTAGTATTATTTCGAATGACCGATAAAAATGCCTATCCTAATGAGGAAAACTATATTCCACGAACACATCCGTATAACACGGATAAGTGGTTAGGTGCGCTTCGTGACATAAAGACTCGTTGTAATGCTGGCGTTCAATATGAATCAGCATACGAAATGGCAACTAAAGGTTGGGAAAAGAAAGAATTACGTGACTTTCTTAGTTGGGTCAGTTTCTATGAAGAACAGGGACACATGAAATATAAGCAAGCGCGCCTCTACGGTTACGAAGGATACTGGCTACCAACCTCGTCGGTTGCACCTTCGCCAGTGCCAGCTCCGCCTAACCCTAAAGCAGATGAAAATGCTGCTGCCATGGCAAGTGCCGAGACTGCTATCAAGGCAGACGCAGAAGCCCGCGCGAAGGCTGAGGCGGCCGAAGCAGCTGCTGCCGCCGCAATCGCTTCAGCGGAACGCCAGGAACGACTAAAGGACCATCGCGGGAAGCTGCTGAGCAGGCTTCGTTCGTTGCGCAAACTCTGGACTGATGAAAAGGGCAAACAACTTGCCGGTCCTAGCTTTGGTAAATTCCTTGATGCTCTAAATGAGATTGAAAAACATATTCATGGTTTGCATATTTCGAATGCAACGCTTTCAAGCATTATCATTCGACAAGCAAATATTCTAGCCAAAGCCGGAGAGATTAGGGCATCTGAAGCGATTCGAAAAATTGCTGACCTTCCAGGTGGAGTTCCGGCCGCCAATCCATCAGCGTCGATTCCAAATGGCGGAGCGCTGGGTAACAACAACCCACCGCTGCCCGGAGCAGCTCCTCCAGCCGCAGCGATGCCGGATCCTGAAGATACAGGCGAGCCACCAAATGAAAGCCTATTAAAGTTTTTTAATGGTTTGAACGGTGAAGATCCGTTTGATGATCACGACACTCAGGATGATGAACTAGATGGCGACGATAATGAAGTGCATGATGCACCAGTTGTCGATCCAGTTGAAATCGACGAAACAGATCCCGACGCCGATTTAGAAGTTCGATTGGTTACTGAAGGCCAGGCCGCCCCAACAGCACCAGCTATTCCGAAGCCTGCCCCCGAAGCAAAGCTTGAAGAGCTGAACACTCCTAAGGAACCGGCGCGTACACCAAAAACAGAAAATGATCCGGCAGGCCTGAAGCCATCAACTGATGGCGTACATCCAAGCAAGGATTTCGACTCACTTATCGATGCAGCCTTTTCCAATTTGAAAGTTGGTGACATTGTTAAACGTCTTGATGACCTTAGTAGGATTTTCAAGAATCGCGAAATTGCACGTCAACTTTCGATTGTTGATATGATGATGGATAAACTTGGTTTGTCTTCGTTCTTCCCATCTCTCGCAGAGGCAACACGCTCTGCTCTTGAATCTAACCAATATTGTTTGGTTCGTATTGACGAAGTTAAGTCTCGTCTGTCCGGCGCGCTCGACACGACCGGCAAGTCACTTCACGACATGGGACAAGAACACTCGATTGGTAATCAGCAAGGAAAAAGCGATCTTATTGGTGAAGATGATTCGCCAGACGATCCGCTTCTTGATCAGGTTAAGAACAATCTTGATCAGACTCAAAAGAAAGATAAGCTGCGTAAAGAGCTTCGAAAGAACATTGAGGAAAACGCACTTGTTGAAACTGGTAACAAGCAAAAAGCAGAAATCGCAGATATGGGCGATGAACTAGCCGCAGCCAAGATCGTTGCCCCAACAGTCCCAGCAAAACCTCCAGTTCCACCACAAGTTTAAAGGTGAACGATGAGGTTACCGGAGCTATTACAGATACTGTACTCAATACATAAGAACCAACCAAACATTGGCGTTCCTTATATTTGTGGCGGTATCCCACGTGACAAGCTTATTGGTAATGCTAAAAGTAAATATAACGATTTAGATATCACTACCGGAAACGCCTCTGTCCGATTTTTGGCCGAAGAGTTTTCTAATTTGATGGATAAGCAGTTTCAAATCAAGAAGAAAGTAGCTCAAGATGGGCACGTCTCGGTAGAACTAGCAAACCTTAAAGTTGATTTTTCGTCAAATTTTATTGTGCCTGGCATCGACGATCTTCTTAAGGCAAGGGGCCTTGAAAACGTAACCGATCTACAAAGAGAGATGTTTAGCAGAGATTTTACATGCAACTCTCTTTTATTAAATCTCAATCTTAAAGATATATTCGACCCTACTCATTTGGGAGTAGAGGATATCGGTAAAAAAATTGTAAAGACTTGTCTAGACCCACAATCAACTTTTGCTCATAACGTTCAGAGAATACCGAGAGTTTATTATATCTCAGCTAAACTTGGTTTTGAAGTCGATGCAGAAATTATAGACTGGATAAAGAAGAACGGCGCGGTGTTCCGAACTGTTAAGCCTGAATACAGTCTAGAAAAAATATCAAAAGCTATGGAATACGACCAGGCTCGCACGATTGCTTTATTGGATGCAACGAACGGATGGGAATTCGTACCTGGCCTTAAGGCAGGGATTTAACATGTCGTTATTGAAAAAATCTTACGCTTTCTTTATACTATGTAACGAATATGCTGAAACTGGTTCTTTAGAGAAATACGCTCAATTATTTGAGAATTACGATTATATAGATATGCCATCTGGCCCCGGAACCTCTGTTTATCGGGACATGACCGATGGTAAAACGACATCTGTATCTGAGTGGCGTAAGAAGAAACGCAAACAACGTAGAAAGAACCTTAAGAGAATCAGAAACCAAAAAATGCTCTAAGAGCTAATATTAAGTTATATTAATTAGCTGTTACGCCGTTTTAGAGGATAAAATATGCCATCACCTTTTGAAGTAGAAATTGAAGAATCTGGGCCAGACAGCCAAGAAGTATCTGGCTATGATGAACCAAGTTATGTACACATCGACGATGACGTAGTCGCTTATGATGGAGTTCCATCTGAGGCTGTCGTACTCGATGCCCATGACGTAGTAGAGCCACATGAACATGGTGGACACGACGAGCATGAAGTATTCGTTGAAGGGGATGAAGAATATCACGATCCAGATCAAGAGTTCGAATTACCATTACTTCCAGGCTGTAAAGATGGAGACGATGCCCTAGAGGTATCAGATCAAAACTCAGTAGAGATTGAAGAAGCCCCAAAGAAGGCACCTAAAAATAAGTGGGACATGCCCAATTTTCCTGGCCTAGAGCAGTGGATGATTGAATTAACTCGTCCAGGCAGTATTCCTTCTTACGGAAGAAATAAGGAAGACCTCCTAAAACTTCGCCTGGCTATTCGTCACCTTGAACGGGTCGTTGAAATCTCTTCCAAAGAAGTAGAAAATGATACCGATCAAGTTCTCAACATCGATAAGATTTGTGGAATGATTGGGAAAATCGAAACCGCCATCGATGCCATGAAAGAACTTGAGTCTAAGATGACTAATGAAAAGAAGAAGCGTAAAAAGTCAGCATCTCTTGTCGCTGAAGGTCAGAAAGCGGCTCATGTTGGTGGAATTATAGTAACGGTACCGTTGCTCATTTCCCGTGTAGCCCGTGTATGTATCAATGGCGCTGTTAGCGCCGGTCACGATATTGAAGTAATTTTTGAGAAACAAGCTAAGCAGTATGATCTTTCGGAGCGTGAATGCGCAGAAGTAATGCAGCTTCTTTCTGATATGGGGTACCCGCTTCGCAGTGATCGTGGTTATTTGATTGACGAAAAACGCGATGATGATAAGGCAGCTGACTGGGCCAAAAATTTCAAAGGATAAAACCAATGAGCAGAGATCGCAAAGGGAGTTTCTCCCGTGACAATTACACTTCAGATGAACAGGCACCTTCTCAACCAGATTGGTTTAAGGAGTATTCTGCTAATCTTGAAAAGCTAAGCGTTCAGCCTGCTCGCAAAGATCGGGATATGTTCAATCAGATTTCCGATATCCTTGGAACAAAGTCTCGTTATTCTTCGGTAGAAGAAGCCGTTACAGATATGCATAGTCGGACAGGTCTCGCTACGTATCTTCAGATGTGTGAAGCAGATAAAGCGGCTGTCATGTCTAATGAAAAATTAGCTTCAGATGAGACGACCGAAGTTACTGAAACGACAGATGTTCTACCTGAACAGCATGATAGTGAAATAGAAAAGGCTATCGATCCAAATTCTGATGAAAGTCATTTTCCACAACTGTTGAAAGACCATCCAGAAATAGGTGAGTTCATCAAAAGTTTCGTTGGACCGAAGGGTCGCAGCGGATACATTCATGTACCCGCAGTTGTTGAGGCGATTCGAATCATGTTTAGAAATAAAGATTTCAGCTCCGATGAATTGGAAGACAAGCATCTTCGCAAGTTTATTAATGAAGAGATCATTAAAGAAAAAGCTAAACACAAAACCGACACTGCAAAAGATAATAAACATTTAGGCGAGCTAGATGCCCCAGGCGATTCATCTTCTTCGAATTATGAAAACAATGACGCGTTTAGTATATTGATGCCCGCCAAATTATGAAGGCGGTAACGCGTGAGTGCAGACTTATTTAATAAACTACGTTCGAATCTGCTTAGCTTAGACCCTGTCTATTTTTGTGAAAACTATCTAACGCTTGAAGGAAAGCCGTTCCGTCTAACCAACAATGGCTATAAACCTTTTGCAGATATTTATCGATACATAGCAATCAAGGCACTAGAAAGAGACTCTAAGCCGGTAGTTATTATCAAGGGCCGCCAGGTCGGAGCCACTACGATGTGCTCGGCTTTGGAAATGTATTTCATGGGTTGTGGATTGTTCGGAAACACCGACCGCCCAGCGATGAGAATCATTCACGCGTTCCCTCAATTGGACCTGGCATACGCCTATTCCAAAACCAAACTGAACCCGATGATTTCAGGTGCCCTTGCACTTGAGCCAGCGAAAAAGGGACAGAAGTCACGCTCGTATATGCAGGCGTTACTTGATCCTACCAGCCCTGCAAACGACTCTCTTAACTTCAAACAATTCGTCGGTGGTAATCACCTTTGGATTGAGTCGACCGGAGAAACAGCAGACAGGCTCCGTGGACGTTCGGCAGACGTTATTTTTTATGACGAATGCTTAACGTACGACACTTACATTGAAACTGTCGACGGTAAAATTGCGATAGGCAAGCTGGTGCAAAATTACGAGGCGGGCAAGTATGTTCCGCTCATCAAGACGTTTAACGAACAGCAGGAAAATTTTGAATACAAACAAGTTGTAAACGTATGGAGTAGAGGTGATCGAGACGTTCTACAAATTCAATGTGGAAAAAGAAAAGTTAAGTGCACGCCAAATCACCCGTTTTTAACGAATGACGGATGGAAACGCGCAGATGAATTGAGCGTCGGTAGTTTAATAAAAACATCTGTAGGCACTGATTTACATAATAGAGCGCTAAACGACGACCAGTACCAAGTTGTTTTAGGGTCATTTTTGGGGGACGGGAACGTCTCTTCTTATAAAGACAAGCGTTCACGATTGCGCATCATTCACGGAGAATCTCAAAAAGAGTATTGTGAGTGGAAAGCCTCTCTCTTTGGCCGCGATTGTGAAAGACTCGAAGAGAACGGTTTTAGTAAAAAACCAGCATACAGATTCGCGACGAAGAGTTTTGCGCTGCCGAAATCTTTCCCTAAGTCTAAAACAAACTGCCCGCAGTGGGTTCTTGATGATTTGGATGCACGAGGCATTGCCGTATGGTTTATGGACGATGGTAACGTAGTAAAAAAGTGGAACTCAGGAGTGGCGACGAGGCTATCTACGTGCTCTTTCGATCTAGATACGCAAGAGCGTATAGTAAGAAAATTTGCAACGCTAGGTATAGATTCGCATTACGCAAAGTACAACGGGTACACTTACATTCATTTTAATAAGGATGGCTCGAATAAGTTATTCGATCTTATAAGTCCGTATATTCATAAATCGATGACATACAAAACGACTAATTCTAGTTGTAGCTATGTATGGAATACATCGTTCAAACAGTTCGGTTATGAAGTGGTAGATTCGATTTCTTCGATGTCTAAGCCGGAAAATGTTTACGATATTGAAGTAATAGACAATCACAATTTTATTGTAACACCAGGGCGTAAGAGCAAAAACGTTGGCGGATTAATCACCCATAATTGCCAAGACATTCCGAAACAAGCAATTGGAAACGCATCCAAGATCTTGGCGAAGGCTCGGTACGGTCGTAACGGAGAAGGCGTTCAAGTATTTTTCGGCACACCAAAGCAGCGTGGTTCCGAATTTTTCGATATGTGGCAGCAGTCATCGCAGCAGTATTTCAATCTGCACTGCGAACAATGTGACAAGTACTATCCGCTGTATACGCCAGGTTCTGATCAATGGGAAGAGACTTGGGTTCATACCAATACAGTCCGCTGTCCATTCTGCAAACACGAGCAAGATAAGGTCCATGCTGCCGAGACTGGTAAGTGGGTCGCAACACGCGATCCCGATGAGTGTCCATTTATCGGATTTCATATGAGCCAGTTGTTCATACCGGATTTCACAAAAGAGAAGATCATCTCTGAAAAACCAGAGAACTCATTGGTTAACAGCGAGCGTGCTTATCAAAATGAAGTTTTAGGAGAGTTCTTCAGCGGCGAAACTGGAATCATGAATCCAGAAGATGTCCGCGAGAAGTGTGGAGACATTGGTCGCAAATTCCGGGCACACATAGCACCCAATCAAGAACACGGAGTATTCATCGGTGTAGACATTGGACAGAAGAGTGACCTTGAACAGCTGGTCGACTCTAAGAAAAAGAAAGTACAGGGCCAAAGCTATAGTTGCGCTGTAGTTCTTAGTTTAGTAGGACCGAACCTTCTTCAAATAGAGTTCGCTAGAAAATTCAAGCACAACGACTTCGCTAGCAAGAAGGCCGAAGTAGAACATTTGATGCGCATGTATAGCGCTAACGTAACGGTATGCGATATCGGATTCTCCAACGATTTTTGTGAATTGATGCACAACGAACACGGAGAAAAATTCATAGCTTCGAATGCCGTTGCTAGAATTACAGACCATATCAAATACAACAAAGAGGTGTATCCTAAAACAATATACTTCGAACGAGATTACTACATCGGCGAACTGTATGACCAAATGAAAAAGGGTCAAATACGATTCCCGTATGGAAGTTACGAGCTTATGAGTTGGCTGGTGCAGCATTGTACAAGCATGGAAATCAAACCATCCATTTCTCGAACCGGAGAAGTAACGCCGCACTATGCAAAAGGAAGTCAACCGAACGACGGATTCATGGCACTGTTGAATGCCTACATAGCTTATCGCTGGTATCAAACAAAGGGTTTCACAATAAAGAACCCATTACTTTTTAATAATCCGTTTGATAAGCATCGACCAAAGCAGAGGATTCCAGCGATCTTGGGCGTCGTCGGTAGAATGAAGTAATAAAATAGAATTTCTACGAGGTACTATGCTTTCAAAACTTTCTAAAATACACCTGTTAAGGTTGAAAAGGCTTTTAAAGCAAGCTCGTCAGACTATTAATCCGTCTGCATATTTTAAACAAGCTACTGAGTTCCTTGAATTTTTCAAGCAGTTCACGGCCGCGGCCAGTCATGAATTCACTGCCGATTTGGTCAAGCTGGCTTCTGAGATGAATAGTTACGTTCAATATTTATCCGCAACGGTTTCGGCATTTGATCAACAAAATTGGAAAGATGCCCATAACGGATTCACACATAGCAATGCTGACAGCCAAAACATTCTTATGGACATCAATCGACTACATGCCGAAGACTCAGATTTATTTGCTTTTTCACAAGGCGGACGTGAAGTAAACCTTGCAGACTTCTTAAATAAAATCATTGATGAAGGAAGAACAATAATCTCTGAGAAATTCCAAACATTTTTCGAGGAGATTGAAAAGGCTAAGAAGCAGAACCCGAACGATTTCACTGAGCGTGAGTTGGGTGATGACGAGCCTGATGAGGAGCTTCTCACCGAGAACGAACAAGAACAAGCAGAAATGGCTGAACAGCTTGGGTACGGCGGAGGAATGAGCCAGGACGAGATTGAGACTGATACTCATCAAAAGATAAAAGAGCGACATATGAATCGCGTCAAAAGACAAAAGGCCGATCCTCTCAAAGTAACAAGAATGCGCTTTCTTGCTGAACGCAAGAAGAACAATCTTAACTCTGATATGACCGACGCTCAGGTTATGGCTGAATACAATCAGTATCTTAAACTGTTTATTCAGGCTTTCAGAGCTGCTAAAGCTAAATGGGATAAGATTTATTACAACACCAAAATCAAAGGTCTTCCAGTTTATAATCAAAAACTAGCTCAGAACGCCATTGATCATCAGCGTCGTAAAAATAGTTATTATGGCATTAGTGCTCTAAAGATGACCCCAGAGGAACTTAAAATACTTCAAGCGACTTCGCCGGATGAGTATGCCCGCGTAATGCAAAGACGCGCAAATATGGCCAGAATAAAGTCTAATGACATTCAAATGTTCAATGTAATTGAAAGAGAAGCCGCCACTTATGAAAGAACGAAAGTTCGTACTTTAAATCATAGTAATAAGACAGAAGTCAAAACAAAACGAGTAATGGATAGAAACGAAAAGAAGTTCGAAGACCTTATGAAGAAGATGCGTTCGCAATTCTAATAGAATCGGTATATGGAAGATAGATGGCAAACCCTAAAAACAAGTCTCAAGCTCATATTACAAAGCGCGCCGTACCGCTCGTTTCGTCAACCATGGCAAAACAAGTATCGCAGTACCGCCGCGCTTCGTTAGAGGATGAGGTTAATGATGGTTTGTTTCGTGATGGTAACGGCCCAATTCCTGGTGGAACATCTAAACACGCACTTACTTCAGCGTCGAACGTAACGTTCTCTTCTAAGGCTCTTCGCAAGAATGCTACCGTATCCAGCGGGACTACGGGAAGCGGCTCACAATGGCGCGGAGGCTCCGGAGATGCCGCTCGTCAAGGACCAGAGGCTTACTCACCACTTTGGCTGAATTCCAATACCAGCCTTCCACGAGATAAGAATACAATTAATGCGTGGTGTCGAGCATTCTATGCTTTGAACCCAGTTGTACATAACGCGATCAATCTTCACAGCACTTATCCTATAGCTAAGTTGAACATTAGATGTCCAGATAAACGCGTCGAACAATTCTTCAATGAGATGATTGAAGAAACCGATTTGATGAACGTATGTGTTCAAATGGCTCAAGAGTTTTGGCTTCTAGGAGAAGCCATTGTATATGGTGAGCTTGATGATCGCAATCTGCGCTGGGGCCGATTTTTAATTCAGAACCCCGACTACATTGATATCAAACCATCGGTAATGTCAGCTGAGCCTACAATCATGCTTAGACCAGATGCTAATCTCAAACGCATCGTTAATTCTAATAGGTCTTCTGACCTTGAGCAAAAGCGCCAGCTCGGTCCACATATCATCGATTACGTAAAACGCGGACAAAACATTCCGCTCGATAACTTCTACGTATCGCACCTGTCTCGTAAGATCAATCCGTACGACGTACGTGGAACCGGATTACCAGTAAACATTTTCCGCCAGCTTATGCTTTTTGATAAACTTCGAGAATCAAAATTCGCTCAGGCTGACAACATGATTAACCCTTTGACTTTGGTTAAAGTCGGTTCTGCCGATTATAAGCCAGGTCCAGCAGATTTGGAAACGTGGAGAAATATCTTCGAAGAAGCGCAGTACGATAAGGATTTCAAAATCTTTACCCACGAAGCCGTGACGGTCGAACGAGTTGGTGCTGGTGGCGGAATATACGATATCTCTGGAGATATTACCCAACTTCTAAAAGAAATATATATCGGATTAATGGTGCCGCAGGTTCTAATGGATGGCGGAGCAGATACGACGTACGCAAACGGCGGCGTTGCTCTTGACGTTCTTCGTCAGCGTTACATGCAATTCAGAAATATGATCTCGGCATGGTTGAAGAGAAAGGTCTTCGCGCCAATATCTAAGCTGAACGATTTCTATACGTGGCACGAAAAAACAAAGCAACTGATCGTTCCTGAGGTTGACTGGAACCACATGTCTTTGTTCGACGCCGGAGATTACATTCAAAAGCTTGCAGAAATGACGCAAGACCCAGCCGCGAAGCGCGTTTCGCTACAAACGTTGTACCGTTCTCTTGGATTGGAATACGAAGAAGAAGTTCGTAAGATGCGCCGTGAAGATATTCAAACAACCATTCGTGAAAAAGAATTGGCAAGTCTTAAGCAGATGCCACTCAACGAGCTTCGTACAATCA